CTACCTTGAATGTACCGTCTGCAATTGACGGATCTGCAATATCTGAAGCTGATACATCTGTAACACCAGTGTTTGTAATTTCTCCAGCATTGCTAATATTAATACCAGTACCGGAAGAATACTCAGTGTTAGGCGGAGTTGCCCATGTTCCGTCTGCCTTTAAGAATCTTGTTTCTGTTCCTGAAGTTGTACTTGGAGCTGGAACTAAACCCTTCTTAGGATTAACGCCTACTGTCCCTGTACCCTGAAATGTTGCACTTGCTACTGTTGATGCAAGAACGTGTGTAGCATCCGGGTTAACAGGGAAGTCGCTATCAATATTGTCTGTAGGAATACGATTATCAGCCTTGTATTCTATCTTTGCTACTGCATCATTAACACTGTCTGTTGCAGCTACATCTTCTTCAGCACCGCTTGATATTGGTGCGTATCCAGTAAGATCAACATCATCGCCATCGAGCGTATAAGAATCATTAGTGCTGTCATAAGACACACCATTGATTGTGAGTGTATTATCAAGCTTATCGTCAAGCTTTCCCTTTACAAGTTTAGATGACGGTACATGATCGTTATCATCTGTAAAAGCTGTAGTATCAAGGTCGGCTTCTAACTTCTTTTCGAGTTCATCATATACTGCCTTTGTAGTCGGGACATTAGTTGATGTTGCCTTGGTATCATTAATTACATCATCAACGTCCTTGAAAGCTGCATTATTAATACCTTTAACCTTGACATAATGAACTCTGTCTGCGCTGTTTTCTGCGCCCGGATTAGCTACCTTGATAGTACCATCTTCAGCGAGCGTATCATTATCGCCCGGAGTTGTAACAGCAGTAACACCAGTGTTGATTATGGTAATAGGATCTGTCCCGGTAAAGCGAATACCAGTACCGGCATCAATACCAACATCAACACCGCCACCTCCGCCACCAGCTCCGGCAGCCATACCTCTTGCTATTGGATCTATAGCCATATTATCACCCCTTATCCCATGAGAACTGCGGTTATACTATCAAGACCGTCTGCCTCGACCGTAACCTGTGAATAGCCTGATACATCAGCAGAGTAAACCGCTGTGTCTGTAATCTCGGACTTCTTGCTAAAATCAGAAACCTTGATTGTGCAGATAGTATCAAATGATGCTGTTGTACTAAGTCTGCCCTTCAGTGTGTACGAACCCGAACCAACGCCCTGAATCTTACACTGTTCTGCACCGACTACATCAACAACCTTTGCTGTTGTGCCATCGTATATCTCATCATTCCAAATAATTCTTGTCATGTTCTTTCTCAGTCCTTTCATAACAAATGTTTCTTCATCCATAAAATCACCATTATGAGAATATTTGTGGGAACACCACTTTCAGTAAATACATCAGGATTCCACCGCCAATAGCAGACACTACAGCAATTACTGCCTTATCAAACATCTTAGCCTTGGATTGTGTAGGCAGACTTTTTAATGCCGCCACTTCATCCTTAAACTCATCCTGATCTTTCTTTATGTCAACGACTGTTTGTTTTACGTCCTTTAAATTTTCAGCAAGAGTTTTAATTGATATTGACAGTTCTGTGAGCAAACTTGTCTTAGCATACAGATCCTTAATGTCAATCTTAATCTCTTTTATATCTTCATCATGTTTCTCGACCTTTGAGCCGATTTCATAAATCCTTGTTTCATCCACAACTAATCACCATCCTGAGTAGTTTCAGAATTTTCTTCCGGTTCTACTGTCTTACCTTTAAAGGATTTTAAATCATGCATAATCCCATCTGCAATAATAGCTTCCTGTGTGAATGAATTGTTCTTCCAAAAACCGACAAGTGATGTAGCGATTGTGATTACAAGTGTCACAAGTTCACTAATCTGATCATCGGTAATAGGAATAATTCTCTTGCCCATTGTTTCAAGAGTAAGATTTACAAGTGCAAGAATTAAACATAATGCTCTTATAATTGTGCCAGCAGTAATCTTTTCTTTGTTCATAAAATCACCTCTCAATGTTTTGATACGATAACTCTTTGTTTATATTCATCAAGTAATACCTTTGCATAGTATTCATGCACTTCAGTTTCAGTTGGAGTCTTTTCTTCAGCTTCTCCAAAGATAACTCCATAGACCTTACTAAAGCCTTCGTTCTGCAAAGTAATATATTTATACCCTGATATGTCTGCGTAGTAAACATCATCGGTCAGCAACTTCTTTCTTTTTGCTAAGTCATTGCAGCGTATCAGTCCTATGTTTACCGGGGAAGTATTATCAGATAGTATTCCTTTTAAGGTTGCCGTTCCGTTTCCCGTTCCCTGAAGTTTGATTGCCGTCCCGTTTTCGACAGCGATGTATGGTGATTTCTTTCCGTCATAAAGCCAGCCACGCCAAATTATTTTAATCATGTATTATCACCCCGATTGTGGATCTGCCGGGCTATCATCACCTCTTAGGATTTTGCCTACGGGGATAGTCTGTTTGTAAATCGGGATGATGACTTTAGAGTGTTTGCCTTTGTAATTCTTAACCCATCGTGGTGGTTTTGGCATTGGTGGAAAAGTAAGTCTAAATGGATCATCACCGTCAATAATCCTCCAAAAAGAATCAGGAACGTCATTAACCGTATACATCTGAGGATAACCGGACGGTCTGAATGGTATTGCTCCATCTATTATCTGCCAAAACAATACCGGAGTTTCGTCAATAGTGTATGATTCTGAAAATGCATTATCAATAAACTCGTTTTCATAAGGCAAATCACCGTCAACTATATACCATGCCATAGCTAACCACCTACCACATTCGTAACCTCAAATCCTTTTGCTCTTAATGCAGCACCATTTATAATTTCCTGAGAAGTTACTTTTGTTAATCCGCATACATTAAACCCGGACGGTATTTTATCCTCATTAACTATGCCATTTGAATTTTGGTCATAACACAGTCTGTATGAAGTAGATATGTCAAGGTCAAGGTCAACAACACAGTTCATTAATTTACCGCCTAAAACACCATTATATTTAGCACCGCCAATACAAGAACCTCTAAATCTGCATCGTTCTGTAGTACCATTACCTTTATCAAAACAAATTGTGCCAAGATTTACGTCAACTAAGAAATCAGAATCAACGATGAATCCGCCTACGTCCGAACCACGATGCCAAAGTAATCCATTATCCTGATGATCACTTGTCCAGCTACCTTCGATATATATCGAACTATTTTTAATAGCTGCGTCTATTGCAACATTAGCATCCATCAGTCCGGTTTCCAAAGACATTGATATGCTTACATTATCTAAGATACTCTGTTTATACACACCAGTCGTATAAGCAAATAATCCTCTTGACCGACCAGCAAACACATTTAGTATCTTGCCATTCTTTATAGTTGATTCGTAACCATTTCCACCATGTACACCAAACATTGCATTGTTTTCACGGAGTTTAAAAGTTTTTATAGCATAACCGCCCAAGTCTAAGGTGAAACCGATATTATAATTACCCGGAAAGTTTAACTGTTGCCATTCAAATGTAGATCCGTAAGTGTTACAATCTATATCATTATCAAGTAACATATATACATGAGCAGATGAAAGATAGTTAGTCATAACATAAGCTATTTCATCATAACTATGCACTACGTATGGATTTGATTCTGTGCCCCCACCTGTTACTGCCATTCCTCATCACACTCCTTCCTATAGTTCTATATCATCAATAACAATCTTCTGATTATACCCGGACAAAATAACTGTTTGATGGTAGTCTGATAATAGCACAATTTCACGTTCGCCTTCATAAAGTTTCTCCATGACCGGAGCTTTTGGCATTTTAGGGAACACAATCTTGTAAGGCAGTCCGTCCGGTTCTTTAACCCATAATGCCATTGGTGCTTCATCAATAGGATACCGAGTAGCAAATGAAGTCTTATAAGGTAAGTCATCTGAGATTTTCCACATTGCTTCCGGTGCATCGTCAATCGCATACCGAGTAGGGAACATCACCTTGTAAGGAAGTTCATTTACTACCTTGTGCCATATCCAGTCCGGGTAGTCATCAAAAGAAGTAGGACGAGTAGGGAAGTCATCTTTAAATGGTAAGTTGCCGTTGATAATTTTCCAATCAGCCATTATGATCAACTCCCTACGACTTCAACTACCGTAAAGCCTTGATCGTTTAAGTATGTTCCGTTTCTGATGTGTTCATGATCCATGTAGTTCCAAACAGATGGGAAATGATAGCTGTCCGGTAATCCATGCGAATTACAAAATACATTAGTATTATATGTTGCTGAATTACGCACCGTATAAAATGCAATTTCAGACCCACCCCAATAAGCCACAACACCGGAAGCATCCATATCAAAAACACTGTTTGTCACTTCACATTGGTCACCGCTAAATCCATCTCCATAATTATATGCAAGAATAACAAAAACATGTCCTCCGACATCGTAGACTTGTCCGGCTATTTTACCTTGGAAACGACAATCTACTATTTTACAACCCGATATAATAAGCTGTTGATTCATATTAGCCACGTGCAATTCTACATCTGTATCAGACATAGACGTGTATCGTATTAACTTCGTATATAGTGTAGAAGCCACAAGATATAATGCACAATTATCTATATAGCAAGGTTTACCTGTAGCAATTCCCGATATAGGTATTTCCGTAGTCCCTGCTACATTCATACTAACTGACACATCACGCAAAGTAACCTCGCCATAGATTAACTTGCTACTTGCAGATGCCATAAATACATTTCTTATTGATCCATTTGATACTTCAATTTTTGCAGCGTGCCACCTTGGCATTGTATCATTGAAACCCACCGCATAAAACATGGTACAATCACTATCTATTAAAAAGTTTTTGATTGTACAACCATTAAGATTGATATATGTTGTAACATCTGCCTTGCCAACAAATTGTCCCCACTTAAATTCCGAGCCGTATGTATTACAGTCGATAGTTTGATTAGGGTGTTCATCGTCAAAGAACTGTATATACACACTTGAATCTTCAACTGCGACATGATTTGAAAGCGACATAAATTCAGTATAGTTATGCACTATAAACGGATCTGCCTGTGTGCCTGTTCCTGTTACTGCCATTACCCAACACCTACCCCATCTGTATCCTTCACAACATTGAACACTCCTCTTGCCTTCTTGAAGTAGTTAGTTCCGTCACTAAGAACAATCTTTGCTGTGTATGTGCCCGGTTCTAAATCTGCCGTGGTTTCAGAATCAAGTGTTACGCTAAATACGTTCGTTGTGTCCTGTTTCAGAATCATGCTCTCTGATAGAATATTAGAATCCTCAAACCCGTACTGACTGAGAACATAGTAGGCGGTATATGTTGAATAGTCCGGGACGCTGCCATCTTTAAGGACAAATTCGTATTCCATCGCTACTGTATCGCCAGCCGGGATAGTAATTGGTTCTAACTGAAATAAGGTCATGAGTCATCAACCTCACTTTCTTCTTTATCTTTTGATTCAATCTCGTTCCGGACAGCATTGAGAGCTTTGAGAACTTCGGCAAGTTTAAAGCACTGTTTGCCTTTTATCTCCATATCCATTAAAGCTACTCCTACGTTATCCAAAGTCTGAACCATATCTTTATATGTCATTATGAAATCGTCCTTTCATTTATATTAATAATCCGTCCTTGAAGTGTAATGTTACACCATCAATTGTTATGTCAGTTGTTTGTCCGTGCCAATAATTATTGCCTTGCTTTACAGCAGTTCCGCCTGTGATCCAAAGTCTACCGCCAATAGTTGCATCAATACGCTCATCTGTAGCAAAGTAGTCCGACACAACAACCCTGTTTATTTTCTGATTTACTCGCAGCCATTCAGCTATAAGCGTATGGTTAAAAGTAGATGTGCCGTTTTGATCTGTAGTTGTTATACTTGCCGCAGATAATTTACCGCTACACAGAACCCCACCAGCATCAGTGTTTAAATGGATGTTACCCGCAGTTTCAAGAAAGATTGAATACTGATTCTGAATCTGCGCTGAAATATCTTCCTGTTTGCCGTACATTGTTGCACGGTTGTAAGGATTTGTAGCAGAGCCTACGTAGAATTTGCCGCCAAAAAGAAGGTCTGTGGTTTGGATTTTGCCGGCTTGAAGATTATCTGCAGTGATCATAACAGCGAATAGTTCTTCACAGTAAATCTTATTAGCATACAGCTCATCCCACTGAGCTGCGTTACGTCTGTCGGTACCAACACTGCCTGCCGTAAGCCATGATCCAGCCATACCCGGAATACCTCCAGTTACAGTAAAGACATTGCCGTAACTACCTCCGCCATAATTCCACTGAAGATTATTTGCGTAGATATTACCGTCGAAATATGCAGCTGAGTTATTATATCTCAGCAATGAAAGCTTTCCGGTGCCATCAGATTTAATATAATCTCCAGTAGGAGAGTAGAGGCCGTCACTTCTGATTTCCCATCCGCCTATATCGCCGGATTCGACCTTGATTGATCGCGCAATAATATTACCGCTATTATCTTCTGATAGCACATCGTCCCAGATGCTTGGATTAGTTGCGTTCTTTTTCTGAATTTTAAATCCGTCAGTAGGATTAATTGAGATTCTTGAACTGTTGTTATATACAGTAAACGGCGCGTTCTCAAGACTCGCACCGGCTGAATCAATTCTGAATGTTGAGTTAGCATCACGAATAACGAGCTGACTACCAGCGATAAGTTCACCGACAATAGCTTCACCTACTACGCCGTAATATTCATCCTGACCGATAGTCACCCTACCAATAGCCATCTTACAATGTTGCCAGTTATCATCCGTAAAGGCGAGTACATTATTTGTCATTGCGACCTGATGCGGATCATAATCATCTTCTTCTTCATCCCACTTTTTACCGCGAAGGCCGTATGACCCAAGTTTGAACTCTTGATTATTTGCATTAATGATTTCCTGATTTGCAAGATTCAAGGCATTATTTATATATTCAGTTACTGTTCCATAAAAGCCGTTCTTGTTTGGTTCATCCCACAAAGGAGCTGCTGTAGATGTTTTTCTTGAAGCTTTGATAGCCTGATTAAATCCACTTGAAAATCTGTAAATATTATCTGCCAGAACAAAACTATCAGATAGTACCATCGTCGTATTCTGAGGTTCGTCGTAATCAATTACCACCTGAAGTATTTTGGGTTCAACCCACAACCCACTTTCCAGTTCAAGATTTGCTATGCCGCCAAGTTTGATATTGTCTGCGAATTTCTTATATTCTTTATTGAACATGAATGGCTCAATAGTACAAGTATATTCGTATTGCGGAGATGAGAGCTTTTTGAATTGTTTGAGACCAAATTCATACAGACTTTGTGCGGTTTTAAGCTTATCTTCTTCAGGCATATCCTGTGTAAAGATAAAGTTTGCATTTTCATAAACGGACCCATTGATATAATACTGAAGTTGCTCCAATTGAGTTGTTGTGAAGTTGTTCTCAAATGACAAGGACTGCACTATAGTTTCAATATGATGTTTGTATGCTACTTTTTCTTCTTCTGCAAAATCATAATTGATCTGCATACCCTTAACCGCACTCTCTTTAGCTACAATCTGTGGGTATATATCTTGCAATCCCTGTTCATTATTAGCGGCAATATCGACTGATTGTACATCGAGTAAAGCTTGAAGCTCAGACTTAAGAACTCTAAGTTCTCCATCACATGTTGTTGATTCTATACACGCCTCTCTATAATTAGAAACCGCTTCTTCGTAATCAGCCTTCTGTGATTCTATCTTTTCCTGCCACTCAACAATCGCATCCTGTAAATCTTGAGGCATACCCCATTCTTCATTATTCATGTAGTATGAAAAATCATAAAGTACATCATTACCAATAGGATTAACCATACTGATACCGACACCTTCAGCGCCTTTAACAGTAAGAGCGGTAATGATTTCTTCAGAGCTTGAAGATATTTTTCTTTCCCGGATGACGTTCCTGAATGAAAGGTTAATGCCGGTATTAACCGGGTCATAAACTTCTTCATCCGCGTCATAGCAGTAGATCCATTTGTTTGTTGTATCAAATTCAAAATAACACTTAAATGTTTCTGCCACTGTATCCATCAGAAATCCATAAACCTGTTCTTTGTCAATATCCATCGTTCTATATGAGTTTAAAAGAGTAGCATCGACATGTTTAATCGTCCAGCCTGTTTGCTGTTGTATTATATAAAGCAGGGTAGGGTACTGTGCCATTGTTCCATCAGGTTGTCTTACTATAGAGCCGTGAGCCGGATCAATCGCATCCCAGAGTTTAAACACAGTATTCTCTGTATATGAAATTGTTACACGGTTCATGGTAACCTCATAACTTTGAGCTTCTACTTCTGCGTACTTTGTCTGTCCGTCATTGTTTTCTGAAACATCAGTAATAATAAATCTTCCGAAACCATCGCCTTCCAGAACCATGTCCTTTCGTAAACAATTAAAATGATTACTATCCTTATTACATTTAAAAGTCAGTTCTGATACATTACAAAACGCCGGTTTGATTACAATGTTATATGCGTTCAGATATCCGATCATTTGAAGGTCGAGTCTGCATATCGCTATCTTCGGAGGTTTTGCTAAATCCAGAGAATTGAATTTAAATTCCATTAGCAGCCCACCTCTCTCACCATCTTATAGTTAATCGTTAATGTACATTGTCCAGTAATAGAAATTGTATTTCTACCCCATACAAAATTAGGGAAAGTTTTATTAAACCGGTTCTCGACATACAGGTTATCGCCCTCGCTTGAAGTAGCGATAAGTGTGCTAGAATCAATTGTAATTCTACTTCCGGCTGTCAAAGACTGAAGGACAATACTTTCACCATTAACGTTAATGGTCGCTCCAGTTCCACCGAGATCAATTATGTACTTCGGCTGCACTTCATATATTCCGTCCTGAAGTATCTGAAGATTAAATGTGAGCGAACCGCTTGATGTTTTCTTTATTGTCTTTTCTTCGTAGGCACCTACAGTATCGCATACTACAGTTACCTTGAATCCGCATACGTCACCCCCGGCCTCAAAGTATTCGATATCTTTGAAAACCGCCATGAAGTATAAATCCCTTAGGTCGTCAGACAGTATCTGAAACTTTTTAAAGTCAGTAGTATCAAAAAGCCAGTGTGCTATATTCGATATTCTGTTTCTTTCCAGAACAGGGCCACCGTCTGCGTATAGATCATTATCATCGCTATAAATCATAATCTGCATAGGAAAGCTAAGTGGTTCGGGAGTTGTTACTCCGGCTATACGCCACTTACCTGATTGATTTGTTTTAAACATATTGAACTCTTTATCTGGTACGCTCTTAACAAATTCAAATGTGTTGTTTTCAGTGGACAGTATCTTTACATTTTCGGATATACTTGATTTGCCGTTATATATAAAATCATATCCGTTGAACATTGTAATCACCGCCTTTTATTAAAATAGGGGAGAGTGTGGAACTCTCCCCGAAAATTATTAAATATTTATTCCGGTATATAAACGTCTCTGATTATTAATAACCTTAAAGACGTTATCTACTATTTCTTTCTGAGCCTGCTTGATCTTTGTCACAGTAGTCTCGGTTGCGTCGCCAGCAATATTAATATCACCGATAGAAACTACCGGTGCATTATTATTGTTGATTGAGTTTGATGTTATCATCTTCGGAAGTGTATCGCCGATAAACTTGTTTGCCTGATCAGGAGTTACTACAACTTCTCCAGTCATAAGCTTAGCAAGGATTTCTGATCCGTCAAGCTTACCGTTATTCTTTACGAGTCCACCGTCGTGGTACTTCGTATTAACAAGTGATTTAAGCTTGTCTGACATCGGCCAGTAAGCATGGCTGCTGCTACTACTACTGCTATTGCCCATGTACGAGTTGGTATAACCTGTATCGTAGTAACGTGGGTCTTTAGCTTGTGCAGACCATGAAGTGTTTTCCAGATTAACATTCTGAAGCTCTCCCATCTTTTTGATGGCTTCTTCAGTTACTTTGACAACGCCTTCCATACCGTCGGTGAAGCCGTCGGTAAATGACTGTGCTGCATTCTTGGTATTGTTAATCTGATTCTCCAGAGCTTCCATTTCGGCATCCATCTGAGCGATGCGTCCGGCGAGATATGCCAATGTGTAATCCACATCTATCGCGCCGTTGCCGTATTTCATAAGAGCTTCGTATGCTGAGTTCCAGAGATTTTGGAATTCCCACTGTGCCATATCAGTATAGTTCTGAGTATAGTTCAGCAGGTTATCGTAAAATTCCTGGCTTTTGCTGTTGATTAAATCAATAGCCTCGGCTCTGATCCAGCCCTCGTGAGCAAGGTAATCTTCAATCGCCTTGGTCTGCGTGTTGATATTTTCTTCGAACGCCTTCTCCTCACGGTCGAGGGCATCCTTGCGTAAATCAACTTCATGGTCGTATAAGAAGTCTGTTCTCTTTTCGGACTGCTCGTTAAACTTCTGCTGAAGTTCAGCTTTGCGTTTCATGTCTTCGAGAGAGTAATCGGCTCCCTCTACTGATAATGCATCAAGTTCCTGCTGTATTGCAAGGAGGTCACGGTTTTGCTCTTTGAGATTCTTCTCAAATTCGTATTGATCTTTTTCTAAATCGATTAATTCCTTGCGTTTTTCTATAAGCTTTTTGAAATTGTCAAGCTGTTCTTTAAGGGCCTCTTTTTCGAGATTCTTTTGTTTCTTAATCATATCCATTGTCAGCTTGATTAAATCTTCTATAGCTTTCTGAGCATCTTTATACTCATCAGCTAAATCTTTCAGCTTATTTTTCTGGTCACTTAAAGCCTTGCTGACATCCTTGCTTTTATCTTCGACATCATCAAATACTTTACCAAGAACAGTATACTGCATCTTAGATTTCTTTAACGATTCATTGAGCTTATCAAGTTCTTCCGCAGTACCGACCCAGCCTGCGAGAGCCTTCCTTCTTGCTTCCAGAGACTTCTGTGTGTTTTCCAGACCGGTAGCGAACGGTGTTGCGCTATTAATACTGTTAAGCTTTGCAACCGCTGCATCGATCTTTGCAAGTTCTACCTTTGCTTCAGCAAGCGACTTAACTCCTTTTACCTCGGCAGTATATGCGTCAATTCGTTTCTGAACTGATTCAATTGCACTTTCTGTTTCAGCAATCTGAGCGGCAAGCGCATCTTTCTGTTCAGCGAGTTTTGCCTGACGTAACTGTTCAAGAGCTTCTGTTTCTATCTTATAGCCGTATGAGGTTTCAAGAATTGCGTTTGAGAGTTCCGGATATTTATCCAGAAGGTCGATGATCTCTGTAGATGTAAAGAACTTATCAGCATCATTATTTGATTTGATAGTCTTTGCGAGATCCTCAAAAATATCCTTCGCTGTCTGCATGGACTCGTCAAGAGAATCAAGCATACTCTGAATACGCTCCATCTCTTTATAAGCTTCAGCTAAAACATCAACAGTTTCTTCAACCGCATCGTTAGCCCCGGTCATTCCGTCTATAAGTTCTTTGAGCTTTTCGATTACATACTCGTCGCCGTCGGCTAAACGAATAAGCTCCTCGCGCCATTCTTCGATAGACATAGACCCTTGTTCGGTTGCAGCAATAATATCTTCTGCTTTTTGCTGAGCGTATTCCATGATAGAGTCATAACCCCATCCGTCTTCGCCTGTATCGCTCTTAAGTTCTTCATAATAATCTTTGATTCGGTTGTATAAAGTCATTTCCTGGTCAGTCAAATCCCGACCAACCTTTGCTCTGTCACTACGAATCTTAGAAATTTTCAACAGAATTTCTTCGTATTCTTTAAGAAGCTCGATTTCGTTCTTAGCGTTCTGACCAATGGTAAGTCTACCCCTATCATCAGTCGGGAATAAACTAAGGAACGCGTCAGATATTCCTTTAGGCTTTCCTCTTTCAGCGCCAAACTTTTCTATAGCATTATTAATGCTTCCGAATGGATTTTTATAATCAAGATACCCACCTGCTGAGAAGTTATACTTCTCAGATTTAAAATCACGGCTTCTTGCTACCGCTTTGTTATATTCATCTTCAGTTTCTAATAAATAAAGCTCTCTACGGCGTGCTATCTCTCCGTCGAGTTCCTTGTTAAGAGCTGCAATAGTATCTTTTTCATTATTATGCTTTTCAATATTCGAATCATAAGTATTATTTAAGGTTTCACGAATTTCGTTAAGTTTCTGAAGTTTTTCAGTTTCAGTTTCAGTTGAAGCTGAAATTTCTTCAATAGACTTCTTATAATTCTTAAGAGCATTAACCTCCTCGGTGATAGTGCTTGAACTTTCAACAAACGCCTGATGTGATGCCTGGGCCGCCTGAGCGAGTTTTCCCATAGCTGCTGTAACTAAAGTAACTGATATGAGAACCCAACCCCATCCAGGAATGGCGGCCTTGATTGCGTTGTAACTTGTAGCTACGATATTGTTGCTTGCCGCAAGTTCAGCGTTAGCCATTGTCTGTTGGATAGTCGTATTTAATTGCTGATATTCTGTGATGCTTAATTTACCTAAGTTATAAGCTTCCAGAACGTCAGCTTCAACCTTCTGTAACTGCTGCATGGTTAATGCAGCAATTGAAGTAGAAAGCTGATCATTAACTGCTTTGTTCTTAATTAATTCTGCTGACAACTTCGCAACTTGCTGCCGGCTAGCTATTGCTGCGTTAGTTGTTTTAGCAAGCTGCGGAAGTAATATTGCACCTATACCTAATGTAGGTATAAGAGCCTTCGCCTTTACCAAAGCATTGACGAATCCTGTAAACGCAGTTCCTAGATCAACCATGTTCGATAAGAACTCGCTCTTAAATGTATTCGCACCGAGCTCTTCAAATGCTGCTTTAAACTGGTTGATGTGAGCTGTTGTGCTGTCGAGATATGTACCGTAGGCTTCTTCGAGAGTTCCGGCTGAGTTCGCCATCGCATCCATTGCGCCGGATGCTTCCTGGAAGTTGGATATGATTGAATAGAAAGCAGCTTGCTGCCTAGTTTTTAACGTTTAGTAGGTTCACAGGACCTACTGGATTGTAACGATAATTTTTATAAATTCATTATATAGTCAAGTCGTTCTGGGGCAACTTTCTTGACAAAATCATAAAACTGTTCCGGGGTATTACCACCATACCCATACATCTTATGAAACATCATATGATATTCCTCCGTTAAACACACCCCTAAGGGATGCTTATTTTGCTCAGTCAAAAAGCAATCAAAAATTTCTGCCTTTTCAACAGTGGACAATAGGTTAAAATTCACACCTACATACTCCGGATGAGATGTAAGCATTTTATCAATTATCAAATTCCTTGCATACAGATGATGTATATCATCAAAAGGCTTTCCAGTAATTACACACTTATAATTACTGCTTTAGCAGAGTCCATCTTCCATTTATTGTTGTGACGATGAGTGTATCTATTTAAATCATACATGACATTTTCAGGTGTTGGCTTTCTCAAACCAAGCTTACGTCTTAACTCCTTGATCGAGTTCTTCTGCCTATGTAATACCTTTCCAATCTCTTCATCGCTCATTTTTAAATAGTTATCTCTAACAAACCTTTTATCATCTTCTGTATAAACTGACATTGGAGCACCTTGCAGTCCGAGCTTTTGAACTATATGATAAACAGCATATTCAGTTCTGCATAAAACTTCTGCCATTTGTTTTGTCGAAAGGTCGTAGTAATTTGATTCAATAAATTCTACCTCTTCTTGAGTCCAGTGTTTTCGTAACTTTATCCCAAGTTTACACGCGCGGGCATATACACTGCGTAAAGTCCTATGCGGCATTTTTTCTGCTATCAGTATTTTTAAATTATTTTCCAGAGTATGTTCGAGAGATATATTATATACTCCTCTTATAAGGTTATCCTCTTCCTCTGTGTAATTGCTATTACTAACGCCATCTCTTTTTATGCCAAGAGATGATGCCTTACAAATGAGAGCTTGTTTATTACGTTTGACCGGGCTTATCTTATTAAACTCTGTTAATAAAAAATCCCATGATTGCGTTGGATAATTCTCAATTAAAAATTGTTTTTCTTCATCTGTATAAGTATCTGGTCTTGCCATATGTGCTACTCCTTCTTTTTTATTTATAATCGTTTCTCTGGCGCATCTCTTTATAAAATTTAACCGATAATAATAAATCATCAGTCTTTTTAAAACGCCACCGTTCTACATTATTTTTGTCATAATAACTTTCTTTATCAAACCCCAGAGCATAAAGAAAGCGCATCATCCTAATGGATGATACGTTGTAATAATCATTCATTATTAAATTTACAATCCCTCATACTTTCGCATGAGAACAGACTATTTCTTCACCCTCAGCATTACCTGGTAGGGGCATACCTTTTCCGTTTAAGGGATTTTCACCCACGCCTTTGTTTGCGCCGTACTCCTATTGGTGCTTCTCACCCAAGGGATAGTCGTTGAACGTTCCTCATATCTTTCGACTTAGAGGTTTCGCTGCATGAGCATCCATTATAAAGTAACTTAGCGATTTCTCGCATATTACATCCTTACGTTATTTCTACTTTCGTCCCGTCATAACGTGGTTTCCCCGTTATTGTGGTGTAAGGCTTTAGGAATTACCTGCAATTAAATATGTTCTTATGTACACATTACTGTATACCCTGGCACTATTTTGCCAGCAATTGTCTCTGCTAAAGCAGCCTGTTCCATCGTGGTCATTGAATCCCACTTACCGGCGATATCCGCCATTATATCGTAGGTGCTACGATATTCGTTGTTTACGTCTACTAACGCAATGTCCAAATCAGTAAGACTCTTGATGAGTTTGTCATACTTGGACGATTCCATAGACTCTCCAAGTTCATCAAGCTCACTGTCGGTCCTTCTAAGTCTTGCTGTAATTGTTCTTAACGCTGTTGATGATTTAGCGGCGTCTTGTAGTGTGGTATTTGCCGCTGTAAGTAATGCAACTGATTGATCAAAAGTATTTCCCGCAGCTGCTAAAGCTGATGAGGCGTTGGTCATGCCCTCAGCGATTTGTGAAACTGAGATTGGGAAATTGTTACCTGTCGTAATCAATTTGTTCATTACTTCTTCAATATGGTCAGCATCAACTTCATCATATGCTTTCAATATTGAAGTAATTGCATCTTGCGCTTCTTGTGTTTCGATATCACCAACGTTCTGAAGCTTAGCAGTGTATTCTGCAAGCTTGGCTGCTTCGTCAAGATTATAACCTAACCTTGCGAATGTTGTTGCAGCATCAGTGATATCCTTCATAGATACCGCAGTTTCCCTAGCGATCTTCGCTACAGTACTGCCGAAGCTTTCATATGAAGCCTCTGTGTCTTTTGTTACTATCTGTAACTGAGTGAACGCATCGTCAAGTTCGATAGATGTTGAAATCATCTGTTTAAGAGAAGTGATAACCCTCATAATGATTCTTGTCGCACCGAACCATGCTCCAAATCTTTGAGCTATATTATTAAGCCTAAAAGAAAGTGACGCAGCATTTTCTCCTGCAGCCTGAATCGTTGTTATACCTTGTTTAAGTCCGGCATCAATTGTCGCAATCTGTCTTGAGAAATCTGCGCTTGAAATTGAACCAGCTTTAAACTGACTTATTAAATTACCGAGCGCATTAGCATAACCCTGAATGTCTCTATAAGAGCTTGCCGATTTACCCGTCGCTGCCATTGTCCAGTTAGTGGTTATCTTCTGTGACTTAGACATTAAGCTGTACGCTTTTGCGATGAGATTCTGACGATTCTTCTCTTCCTGGTTGTTTGCCTTCGCACCGGTTGTTGCTTCTTTATACGCACGAGTTACCTGGTCGATAGCGCCCTTCATTCTTACAGAATTTAATTCTATATTACTGAAGAGTTCTGTGCCTGTGGTGCCGAGCTGCGCAAGAGCTTCGTCAGCACTTAGGCCACTGTTGCGCATAAGTTCTAATGCTCTAGCTACAGTCTGAATCTGAGCCTGAAGTTTTGTGTACTGTTCGGTTTGCTCAATTACTGCAGGAGAGCCGTTAAGATTAAAGCTATAACCCTGATACTTACCAGCATCTGTCTGAAGCTTTTTCAGACTATTCATAGCTCGCTCAAGCTTAACTTCAGTTGTGGTTCCTGAAACGCCTACTCCATCCATAGCGGCTTTGAGGTCCAGAGCACCAAGCCTGATATTATCAAGGGCCTGTTTGCCATCTCTACCTAACTGCTGTAACTGAACATCAAGAGTTGTGTTATTCTTACGCGCCTCTTCAATTGCTTTTGCCATGAGCTCAACATCAGACTTAAGCTTCTGATATGTTGTATCTCCGGCCATTGATTGATTATTATTTAATAATCTTGTTGCCGACTGAACTTCCTGCCATGCGGTTTTCATATCAGTAACCTGAGTACTATCAAGAAGAATCTTCATCTTTTCTGCAGCCAGGTTCATTTGACCTAAAGCGTCTTTACTTGTTACGCCCATCTGCTCAAACGCCTGATTCATCGAAATCTGCTGTGATTCAGCCTTTGCAATAGCTGTAGTAAGCTGGTTTACAGAATTCAGAACTGCATTGTATTCGTCAGTTCCGATAAGAGTTTTACCCTTTTTGCCATTGAGAAGATTCTGAAGACTTCCGAGTTTCTTATAAGCTGCGTCTAAGGTGATGCTCTTTTCCGTCTTAGCGATTTCATTATTGAATCTTGAAGCAGACACACGAAGGTTTTTAAAAAGCTGTTCGCCGTCAACATTTAACTGCTGGAATACATCATCGAGTGAAGTGTACTGCCGTCTATAACCACCGACAGTTTTAACACCATTTTCCAGAAGGTCAACAATATGCTGCATTTCATCTCTGTTTCTTACGAGGGATGTGTATTCTGCTGTATTCTTAAGATTCTGGTTATTGTTAATTAATCTGTTGGCACGAGCAAGAGCGTCATACGCCTTTGCTAACGATGTCACTTTGGCTTCTGCGTCCTTCGTTTCCTTAGCGGTTTCACCGGTAACAATCTTGAGCTGAGCCATTGCCTCGTTCGCTCTTAATACAGCGTTCTCGAAGTTTCCTCCTATACTTGTAAAAGCATCAAATATATTTAAATTCTCCGATGCCATTGCAGCGGTGGCACTCTTAAACTGATTAAGATAATTCTGCACAGCCTGATATTCGTTACTACCTGTAAGAGCTGAATTCTTATTACCAGCAGAATTCAGAGATGTAACCATTGACGATTGCATTCTGAGAACCTGTAAATAAGCTTCCTTTAACCGCTTAGCATTTGCCAGTGCTTCAGCCTGCGTCTGATTAAGTTTCTTCTGTTCTGCTTCAGCTTCTTTGGCCGCCTGAGCCTGAGCCTTAGCTGCGTTGTTAGACTTAATTGTTTCATTCGCAGTCTTCTTCAGAACAATATTAAATGCATCAACTACAGTTGTAAGATCCCTTACATACTCAGTTCCGTTAGTGCCATACTGAGCTAATGCCTGTTCAGCTGTAAGTTCATTCTGCTTTAATGCTTCAAATGCCTGATTTGCAAGGCTAAGATGGTTAGCCAGGTCGAGGTATTCCTTGGTCTTTTTAGCATTAGGGTCTCTAAGAGCCTGATTTGCAAGACCCTGCATTTTAGCTATAGATTTTTCTAACGCACTTGCGTCAAAGATTTTTGCAGCACCTTCTTTAGCCGGTTTGGCTGTTTCGTTAAGAACTGTTCTAAGGTCGCTTGCATAAATTTTCGCCTGGTCAAAAGCTTGTTTAGTTGTTGTCTTCAAATCTGCAAATGCTTGGTTTACAGATTTACCCTTATTTTCAACCTGATCAAGAACATTCTTAAACACGCCCATAGTATTAACTATGTTTTTATACTGATCGGTGTCCAGAACATTTTTATTGTTCTTTGCTTGTTTAATCACTCCGGAAAGAGAAGCTATCTGTTCGTGAAGTTTAAGGATCGGAGTTTCGCCTGTTACCTGAGCGTTGAACTCTTTGATCAAAGCATTTATTTCTTCAAAGAATCCTTTTGCACTCGACATACCCAGTTCATTAAATGCCTCGTTTAAATTCAAACCGTTCTCTGTGACTAATTCTTCTGCAATTCTAAGTTCATTAAGCTTATGAAGAATCTCATCATATACCTGTATGCCTTTCTTTTCAGGATACGACGTTTCGATTTTCTTTAACGAGCCCATAGCACTATAGAACTGCGTAGGTGTTACAACTCCGCCGATTTCGAATTTCTTAAGCTCGGCTTTATAAGCAGCTATTTCAGTTCTTACTCTAGATAAGTATGTAGTTGTTTTGTCTGCCTTATCTTTAAAAACTACATCTACCTGATTTATATCTTCTCTGACTATATCTGCTGCTTCTGAAACTGATAATAGAGCCTCTCTAAGACTATCATACTCCAGTCTCTCATCCATAGCGTTCTTAGCAACCAGAGTAGCAAGCTGTTCTTCTGTGTTAAATAAAACACGTGCTATAGCTAATTTTTTAGTTTCAGCCATTTCTTGCTGATTAGCAGCCTTTGCAGCTTGTGTTTCAGCCTGACCCAATTCAACATGTGCCTGTGCAAGGTCACGTACAGCTGTAGCCTGTCGCACCTTCTGAGCGTCCTGTGAAGCAGGGATTGCAGAGTCCGCAACCTTCTGAACTACCGGATTATTAGCCGCCTTATCAATCTGAACAAGAAGGTTAGCATACGCACCAGTTACCTCATTGATATACGCCTTGATACCATCGAGTGAACTCTTGACACTTGTTCTGATTTCATCAAATCCGCTCTTGATTCTTCCAGTAAATGCATCAAACTGTGTATAGTCAAATGTTACACCGGACAAATCAAATATCGTAGCAATCTCAGCTTTGACTTCAGCAATCTGACGTTTGACTTCTGTAGTAAAATCTCCGACCTTTGCTGTATCAACAACGAGTCTTGCACCGTTAAATGTTTCTCTTAACTGATTCTGAATACGAACAAGCTCGCCACTAACATGTCTGAGGAAATCATCAACCTTCGCCGTATCGATTACGAGATTAGCTGTATTAAATGTTGTGCGGAGCTGATTCTGAATCCGGGTGAGTTGCTGAGTTATTTCAGCTGTAAATCTTGTGAATTTAGAGCTATCAAGATTCGCACCAGATAAATCAAAGGCATTCTTTGTTGCTGCTGCAATTTGCTCAATACTCTTTGGGTCAAATATCATTTTTGAAGGATCAAAAATTCCATTTACCTGAACCTGAATTTCTGAAAGTTGATTCTTAATACCAGCAACTCCAGAAGTAATTTTTGTTGTATCAAAAGGTATAGTTGACAGGTCGAACGTGCTTCTGATTTGCGACTGTATTTCGGTAAGCTGTTGTTTAACCCCTAATAAAGTTTGTGTTATTTTTTCTGTATTAGGGGTTACCTTTGATAAATCAAATGTTTCAGCAATTTTAGTCTGAAGTTCAGATAACTGTTGCTGCGGGGCAGCTAATGACTGCTCTACTATTGCCGCCATTTGTTTAGCAGTTTCCAGGCGTTCAGTAGTTTGTTTGGAGCTTACCTGCTGCATTGCAGCATCTGCAGCTGCAGTCTTGATCTCGGTTATCTTGTTCAGATATTTATCAAGTGCCTCGTTTGCCTTTTGAAAACCTGATGTATCTGGCATCTTGATTTCAAAGCCTGTTTTTGCTAACGCACTTTTAGATTCTGCCTGCTGATATTTCTGTACTTCCTGAAAAAGAGTTTCATATATACTCTTTAATTCATTAAGTCTACCCATTTTAGCTTCAATAGACTTCATATTGCTCATTGAGTAAATAGACCGCTCTGATACTCCGAGTTCATCGAGCTGGTTCAGCATTTCAAAAACATTTGAAATTCCTGTTCCCGGAATCTGCTGGAATAATCTATTAACTTCGCCATTTACATATCTCGTTGAAGCCATACGTTCCGCTTCGGAATTATAATCACGAACGACTTTGTAAAGTTCAAGGAGCCTATCTCTATACAGTCTTGTTTCTTGGGCTTTATCTTTAAAGTTTTCAAGATTACCCGTGAAAGTATTTGTAATGCTAAATTCCTTTTTGCTTATTGTATCTACGAGAGCAACGATTTGCGTAAGAATTTCCGGGATCTTAGATAATTGTTCAGTTAAGGTTCTTAAATCCACATTCATTACTTCAAGGCGTTTCGCTTCATCGTAACCGAACCAGCTACTGCCAGCATAAACCTCTGTTTTGCTATTCTTTATTGTATCTCTGATTCTATTTAACTCAATATCGAAATTTACAAGGCCTTGGTTTCCATCTGAAAAGGCGATTGCAAGGTTCGTTTTAAGACCAGATATTGCATCCGTAACAGAGTGGATACCATTATTGAGTTTAATAAACTGTTCAGTAAGACTGATCATCTGCTGACCCGCGCTGTCCAGTGTCCCAAATTCAGCGAACGAGCTCCAGATATCAGTTATGGCCTGATTTACACTTCGAAGCTGGACAAGAATATCGTTAATATTATTTGTTAAACCTTGAGGTAATGTAAAAGTTCTTACGCTTTGAAGAGAATTTTCAATTAATGTTATAGAATTTACTAAACCTTCAAATTGAGATTTAATAGAACTATCAAGCTTAATCCTCCCCATATCTTTAATCGTATCGTCAATAGTCAATATAGCATTTTCTATATTATCGAGCAGAGTTGATATGCTTATAATATCTCCAGTACCTACACCTTTAATTGCCGAACTTAATGACCTTAGCGACATTTTTATAGCTTCAATGTCTGTAGCTATACCCTTAAATGCGGTTGAAAAAGATATTACCTCATCACCGAAATCTATTGGTATTGTGTTAAAGGATTTGAGCTGAGTTAAGATATCTTTTATTGTTGAGTCAAGTTCCCCCGCAGTTTGAATTGCTACATTCGCACCACCGAGATTTAACTGAAAATCCTTTAATCCGTTTATCTGTTCTTTTGTGCTTTCAAGTTGAGCTTTAAACTCTTGTAATGATTCAGCGTTTACACCTACCTTAATTCCAAAGGTAGGTAATTGGTTCACTATGTCAGTAAGGTCTTTTTCTATATTTATTTTTGAAACACCTTTATCAACGCCAAAATCAAGCCTAATATCTGCCATTTATATTCACCTTCCTTTGTTATTAAAGTAATGTATTTATTAATCACTAATTCTCATATAATATTCATCAGGAGCAACTATAGAAGCATAACAAAAATATTCCTGTCCGTATACAGCGTTAAACTCATTAACTGAATCAGACATAAAATGATCGCCTGCTCTTTCGAGAGGCGTTTTTATATTAACCCATCTAGACCTCCAGTAGCCACGTACTGACTTCATCTGGGCTCCATCTTCATAAGGATATCCTGTATCGAGCAACGACATGATATTATCTATTCCATCAATACTTGTATGACCTACTACTCGGCCCTTTCGTCTAATTTCCAAGGAGTCACGATGTAACATACTTGGGTCAAAGCTTATATCTATTGCCCAGGTATTTCGTCCTTTATATTTACCGGTCCTGACAGGGCGTGATATTATAATACCGCTATCAACGATTTTATTTATTGAATTCCCATAAAGTCCTGAATGAACGTTTCTTCTGATAATATCAGCTAATTTCTGTGCAGCTTCTATCATCATTCCTTCCGGGATGGCGATACTGCTTACAAATTCCTGACCTTCATCTGATTCTATGAATTTTTGAGTTTTGCTTTTAATGATATCAAAGTTTATCTGCATAGTATCACCATCCTTTTAATTTATTTTTCTTTCTTAATTTTCTCAGCGACTGCCTCTGCTATTTTATCAGTGTCGATTTTTCTATTCTTAACAACACCCTTTGCAAGCTTTTCTTCGTCGATCTTTCCAGAAGATAAAGCCTGAGCTATACCGTTCATCCATTCCGGATCAATTCCGCCGAACGTATCTTCTATCTTCTTTACGAGAACATCAACAGCGCTGATGACATCCGCAGCCTGCTTTCTTATAGCATCTGTATTTGCCTGAGTTAAGTTCTGAATTCTTTCAAGAGCAGAGTGAACTGCAGATGAATACTGGTCTGCGTCAACCATGTCTGTGATCTGACTATAAAGGTCCGTGAATGTAAGAAGCTTATACTGTGCTTCGACATCCTTAGGTAACTGAAGGTCTGTGTACATCATTACTGTAGCAACGCCTACTGCGTATTCGTATACTTCCGGAATGTATATTCCGTCATCGCCGAAAGATAAGCTGACAATAATAGCTGTAAATCTAGAAACTTCTTTCATCGTTAATCTTGGCTTAACAGTAATTTCAAAACCATTCCATGAAAGTTTGCCGTTTTCGGTAGTGATACTGTCTGCAAACTCGTCAATTGAAATTGCCTTTGTTTCTGTTGCCTTTGTTTCTGCTTCCTTAGCAGGTGTCTTTTTTGTTCTTGCCATAATTAAAATCCTTTCATTCTAAAACTCTTATCATTATTTCAGTGCGTGGATTATCGACATCCACGCCGCATGTTAAAGTTAACTTTGATATATGCAGATGGTCGTCATCGACGATCATACCGCTTTCAACCAATCCATCCAAGATAAACTTCGGGACCGAATTGTCTATGTCGTGTCTTCTATTATTAGGATAGTAGACACATTGTGTTATCTCACATTTTTCAACGTGCAGGTTAGTATAACCTTTTGTATCTACCAGCCACTTTATAAAATCTTTCCATTTCTGCTTTAAAGCATTCATCATCGGTCTGCGCATAATCATCCATACGTTTATCGACTCATGATAAGGGTGGGGGATAGGGATCTTATGTGCTCTCGGATGTAACTTGAAATAACATGATGAATATAAAAGCAACGTTTCATTGTCTATTGTAAACGAAATTTTCTTTTGTTTCATATAAATCCTTATTAAAAATGGCGGATGTCCGTTCTCCCCGGACAGGGCGCGATGACCTTCCGAACATCAAATAGTGTGCGACATAATGTCACACTTAGCATCCGCCGTATATCATAGTTGAAAAAATAGCCGCACCCAAAATGGATGCAGCTATAGCTACTAACACGGCTAACCGTGCGTTATTATTTCTTTTTATTAAATCTAAGGAAGCTGAAAGAATCAGAATCTTCCTTAGCTTCTTCAGCAGGTTCGTCGTCAAAACCCCTGGTAATATCAAATGAGTCGAATTCGTCAGAAGCCCCATCATCAACCTCAACAGTTTCCGGTTCTTCGACTTCGATCTCAACCTTGTTATCTTCGACGATAACTTCAGCCACCTTCGGATCTGCCTTAGGTGAATTTGATGCCTTAGGTTCTGCAGCTGCCGCATCGAAAGTTTCGCCACGGGAAGCAGCGACCTTAGCAAAATACTCAGTACCATGCTCTATGCAGCAAGCAACGTCCTGCCAGCGAAATACTGTATTGCTTCGGAGAGTATGACAGTATTCATACTCTTTTCCGCAAATTTTACATTTTCTGATTCCTGGCATAATTTTACCTCATCATGGAGCGTCAGGTGCTGTTTCGCCGAATACTGTGTATGTCCAGAGAAGACCTGCACCGACTGAACCTGAACCGCAACCGCCTGCGAGTGACTGAGATTCAAATGAATGAACTGCCTGGTCGCCGCCAAGTTCGATAGAGAATTCGCCTGAGAAGTCAACCTTAGGGAAGAAGAACTGTACACGATATACTCTTGCACACTTATCTTCAGCAAATGCGTCAACATAAAGTGTACACTTGCCTGAATAGTTGTCAGACATATTAGAGAGAACATCAGCTGTGATCTTTCTCTTGTATGTTGCTACGATTTCTGTACCTTCTGCGATATCTGTATAGAAGCTGAGTTTCTTTGTAGATGGATCATATGCAAACTTGCCTTCAGCTGCAGTTGTGTCCTGAACGAGTTCTGTTGTTGGGATACCATTAGCATCCTTAACAATAAGACCGATAATTTCAGCACCAGCTGTACCGATAGCCTTATATGATGTTGTAGCTTCGTGGCTTGCGTCAACTACGAGGTAATCTGTCCAGAGTACTTCTGTAGCCTTGTTCTCAAATGTGCCGCCTGTCTGTACTTCGAGAAGACCGCCTGAGATAACGCCGTTTGAACCGCTGATTGTTACACTCTTGTTCTTCTTGAGTGTGTTAAGCTTTCTACCACCCTTACCGGTGATATCAGTTGTTTCCTGACCCTGAGCAATTGTTGCGTTCTGAAGTTCGTCGAGTGTGAACTTGTAGTCACCTGTAGCAACGTCAAACGCTGTAATTGTTTCAAGGGAAGTAATAGTAAGGTCATTAACGTTTACCATTATATATTCCTCCTTCTTTTATTTTGATTTTGTAGTGAGCCAGTTCAAATCATCCTGGCTCATATCTTTTGGATTTATGTTACCAGTGTAGATGCCGACCATGCGGTTGTTATAATCTACACGATTAACTATCTGATATAAGCTCTTATTGAATTGGTAAATTGTCAGATCCCGGACGGACTGATAATCATACTTAAACTCAGGAGCATTTACCAAAGCCACGATTAAAGATTCAGTCTGAGATTCTGTTTTGCGATTTTTCGCACGCTTCATTTTTTCACGTGCTCGCTTAAGCATATAATCTCTCGCATCTTTATTGCCCGGCTTTCGAATATTCTTTTTTATATTATGAATTTTCCTCAGGACCGCAGAAATCTGCAAGTAGACAGACCGGTCGATCTTTATATCGTTCTCCTCGTCTATCAAGAATAGTTCCTGTTTTTCTTCATCGATATCCAGAATAAATTTGCTGAAGTCAATATCCTTCAGGATCAAACCAACGTTCTGTAATCGCAGCCCGTTGAATAGTATAATGAATAAATCATAGTCGGTGATTTGCTCGAAGTCTATCTTCATATCGTCGAGCTGTACCATCAGGTCTATAGGCATAGCGGTAAAGGCCGTAACCATAGAATAATATTCATCCTCGTTATCAAGTACCTGACCGACGGTCGGTATCACGACTTTGATTTTATCATTTATAACATACTCATGTTCGTAAAGCAGATTTAATGTTGCCATTCAATCTCCTTACGCTCTGCGATTTTCAGGAACCGGTTTAAGCGGAGTATGATATCTGTTTACTTCAGTAATATTAAATGTCAGACACTTGCCCTGAAAGTCTGTCATAGGTGCGAACCTTCGCATCGAAGCGAAATTCATTTCACCCATGCCGTACATTCGGCTGCCATTAAGCACCTCGCAAATTTCAGAACATAATGTATCTATAAGCAGACCGCCTTGCTTAAGCCTTAAATTACTTCTGTGTGTAAATATCCAGACATATAAGACCGGGGCAAGAAAAGTTTTGTTATAAACATTTGTTACATCAACATCGAAGCAAATGAATGTATCGCCGTTCTTTGCTGTGTCCGGCAAATATTCATAAGGGAAAACTTTTTTGTAGGCAAGCTTTGAAGCCTCGCTTATAGGAACTGTATCGTCAATAAGCTTCACTATTTTTTCGTTGGTCAGGAGGTCTTTCATGAGCTGGTTCTTATAATTAAATAATTCACGTAACTGCATCAGATCCATATCTCCTTTCCAGATGGTGTAGTGTGGCTTGTGTCAACCGGATCGTCGAAGTCCGGAACTGTATCTTCCTTAGGAAAATGTTTGTAATAATCTGCAATATTAAGTTCAAGATTGTCGTTATCTGTTGTAACAACTTCTTGAAGTACGAAAAGGTAGATTCCTTTATCGTTATATGTGTGTCCGATTTTCAACGGTTTTGTGAGAAGGAAAGCAAGCTTCGTTCCAGAAATCAAATCGTCTACGATAAAACGACTGTTCCTGTTGAACTTAGCAGTATCTTCGTTCTTACCAATGTGTAATGCAATTCTCGCATCTCCACGAGTGGTCACGAAGGTACGATCTTCTAGCTCGCCGGTTAAGTCCTTAGCTATGTTTATTATGTCTCACTGGTTCTGTTAATATTCTGCTATCGTCCCATCCGAGACGTTTTCTTTGATATAATAATTTCGGGGATAATCCAGTTATGTCAGACCATTCTGCTATTGTATGAGTCTCACCGTTATGTGTTATATATGCATTGCTCGTTCTGTTGTTAGCTTGAACCTTTTGAGATGCCCATCTGCAATTTTCCGGGCAATAATTACCATTAACATTTATTCTATCAAGGGTAAGCCCATCAGTATAACCAGTAGCAATAGCCCATTCAAAAAAGCTATCAATATTATTTCGCCATTCATTACAAACAATGATCCCTCTATCACCATAGTTATTATACCTTTCGTTATTAGGAGAATAACATCTTCTAATCATATTGTTATAAACATAATACAATTTTGTATTACTCATGCCATGCCTTGTCTTCGCTTTGCTAATATTCTCAGCGCGTTCGGTACTCTTTCTTAATTCGGCCTGATAACAACCACATGACATTATTTCATTATGACGTAACTTATCACCTCTGATAAGTTTTATGTTTCCGCATTCACAAAGGCATAGCCATCTAGCCGTACCATGCGAATCATTTTCTCCTCTTGATATAACTGTTAGTCTACCAAATTTCTGACCAGTTAAGTCTATACATCTTGTTGACAATGTTTACAACTCCTTATTTGACATAATATAAGAATTTATTATTCTTACTTTGTATTTCTACAAAGAGCAGATCATATCTTCATCCTTCCGGATGTCTGCTATTTCGAATGATGATTATCACCCTACTCCCATAAAGGGATGATCGTTGAACCTTCCTCTGTTCAAGGCTTGGCTGCTGATTATCCATTCCATAACACTTAGGATTTAACCCTATGCCATCAATATATTTCTTTCTACTTTCGTAACATTCGCACCTGCATATCTTTCATTGCTATGCTGTAGTATATATTGCTTTAGGATGTTCCAGCAATTAAACAGATGTTTTAACATACAGCTCACGCTGTACGGAAACTGATTTCTCAATTTCGTTCCGTCTTCAATCACACAATACTGCTCGTGAATAACATCATCTTCGTCCACCCACTTAAGCAAGTAGTTACACTGAAGAAGTTTAACACGAGTATATAATTCATTATGAGCATCTTTCTCCTCGATAAGCCAATGGTTATCCATCCACTCAACAAGTCCGCCGCAGTCGAAATCTTCACCCGGCATCGAAAGCATTTTTTTCTCGTTTAGGTTGTCAGAGTCTATGATACAAACCTGACGTTCCACTCCGTCAACAAGTACGTTGAAATACGACAGGCTTTCTCTTGTTTTCTTAAGGAGTCTCCTGGACTCTTTAATTAACTCCGCAGACCTTCTTGTTTCGCCGTGAATTGAGGCACGACTTTCATATATATCCCATGCGCCCATTTCAATCAGCCCCCTTCGAGTACTGTCCTTTAAGTTTATTACAAACAGCGATAGCTTTAAAAACTTCTCTGCGAGTTTCTTCGACAGGACAGTCGGGGTTATCAGCCTGATACTGAAGTATCGAGACGAGCTGCAAGATCATTGCATCGTCCTTAGCTACTTCAACAACACTGGCAAGACCAGTAATCTCAGACTGTAAACTCTTTAAGTAAACCGGAAGTGTGCTTTCACCACTTTCTTTCATAGGCAGTATCTTAAAGATAGAGTTGACTAATCTTGTGAAGTAATTCTTCATAAGCTTTTCATCAACTACAGTATTTTCAATAGCCAGAGCAATCATATGTGTAATTCCTCCAGCTTCATGTGGTTATAGGAATACTCTCGGATCAATTGAGTGTACTCCTTATTCACATCATTATATGTTGTGCGAACCTGTTTTAAAAGTTCAGCAGGAGAGTACATCGTAAAGTCACGAGTGTTAAGAACGTTCTCAAGAATTTCCTGATTATTCTTGTATGGCTTTAACCATTCGAGTATCATCCCATCCGTAACGATGCTCACGATTTCATCAAGGTCGGCCTCAAGCTGCTCCTTAAAACTATCGGTCTGACTTGAGAAGTCAAACTGTCTCAATGTATCATCAGCCGTAGTATAGAAATCGTATCTAAGATTCTTACGAAATTTTGTTAACGCTCTCTTCATATAACCATCAATTATTTTATCTCTGCTATCTTCAGTCATCTGCAGAAATTCATATTCCTTTATCTTATCAAGAAATACTGCCAGAAAGTCATCGTATGATACTACCTCGATAGCCATCTCCGTTCACCTTACTTTTCGATAAGCTGAACGCCGAGAAGGTCTTCGAGTGTAGCAATACACTTCCTTGAGTCGATTTCGCCATCAACGATAAGCTGATATGCTCTATGTGCAACCGAGTCCTTCTGGCCCTTTGACATAGCCTTGATCTGCTCTGTCATTTCGTCGAGCGGGAGCTTGAAGAGATCATCAAACTTGCCGCAGCCAATTGCATTGGCATAGTAACGACGCATACCGAGATAATCAACTACCCACTGGTTATCATCATCAAAGATAAACCAGTTGCTCTCAAAGAATTTTCTGCTTGAATTCTTAGCATCCTTCAGTTCACGTAACTGCATTTCCTGTTCTGAACAGTATCCGTCCCACTTGAATGTTTCGCCAGTTCTCTTGCTTTTGTAAACAAGAACGCCGTGGCATCCATTCTTTACAGTCACATACTGACTATCGTCGATGCTCTTTGGGATAATAGGTTTGTTAGATTCAGCGACAGCAGATACCGGAGCTGACTTAGCAGCCGGTTCAGTATTCTTATTCTGAGTTCTGCCACGCTTCTGTGTCTTTTCTTCCATAAGTTAAAAATCCTTTCTTTCAAAAAGCCAGACAGTATAAACTGCCCGGCTTAGTTATTATTACGCGATATCGTAGAGGCCAAGACCTGTATTCTGGTTGCCAGCGAATACGAAACCTACGCCGTACTTTTCAGCATAGAAGTATTCCTGTGTAAGATCCTGATTCTGTGTTGGATCTACTGGGATGATAAGCGGATCGCCTTCACGAACGAGCTTGATTGGCTTGCCTGCGTCGCCTACGATTACTGTAAGAATATCGTCAGGAAGTACAAAGTTTGTTGTACCTGTCTGGTGACGCTGCGGAAGAGCCATAACCGGTGAGCCGAAGAACTTGCCATAGTAACCCATGTTGTAGATATCCTGCTTGTTAATATCGGAAATGATAGAAGGAGCAAGATTTCTAAGAGCCTTCTTTGTACCGAGGATCATTGCCTGACCGCCGTTACCTGCAGCTTCTACGTGTGCGATGAGGTCGAGAAGTGTAGCTTCGTCATAAGAACCTCTCATCTGGTAATATGTTGCACCGATCTGATTAGCTGTGATGCCAGCCCATACCTTATAGATATCTTCGAGAATTCTCTTCTGGTAAGATTCGCTTACCTTAGCGATAAGGTCGTTAAAGTCAACACGGCCAGCGAGAACTCTTGAAAGTTCTTCGTAAACTCTGATTGACTTAACTGATGTAGGAATTGTGATCTCAGATGTGCCACCGAGTCTCTGTCTGCGGATAGCCTGTGTGCCGTCTGCTGATTCATCAACTGTAAAGAGTGTTGTATCTGGGAGAATAAATGTTGGCTTGTCACCAGCAGCTACGTCAACATACTCAACGAGTGACGTGAAGAAGTCGTTCTGCTGAAGGCCTTCGATTGTTGTTCTCTTAAGGATCTGTTCGAGGAGAGTGAACACACCCTTGCATTCGCCGTCTCTCATCTTTCTATAATCGAGCTTTGTTGAACCGCCGTTAGCTTCGATAAGAGCTTCACGAACGAGATCATTTGACTGAGCTACTGAGTACTTTTCCACACAACCTTTGTAGCCGTCAACTGCAGCTTTAACTACATTGTTCATTTCTTCATTTGTAATAGGCATTCTAAATTCCTCCTTTCAAAAAGTTTTATCAGCCTGTAACTCTTACTACGTAGTAAGTGTACTTGCCTGCTGTTTCAACAGCGTCGATAACGCCGACCTTTGTTGAACCTGATGTGATAGATGTTACTGCATTAAACTTGTGACCAGCCTTGAGTTCAACGAGCTTGCCCTTTGCAGGTGTGCCGTCAAATGCATTAGCTGTGAGGCTGAACATAGCATTAACTGGGAGTGTGTATGCTCTTGCAATTGTATCTGCTTCGTTTGTGAAGTCATCAAGATCACGGAGTCTTTCGTCGTAGCATACTTCTGGTGAAGCGATAAGTACTACCTCTGAGAGTGGTGTGTCTGCTGCAACGTCGTTTGCTTCGTATACTTCTCTTGCTGTGTATGCTGGTGTTACTGTTGATACAAGTGCGCCGAGCTTAACAACAGAGCCGTTTGTAATTGCTGTAGGTGTCTTTACTGTAGAACCGCTTTCAGTTGTTTCAACAATGTACTTTACTGAGTAAAGTCCAGTGCGGTTATCAGTACCGAACATCTTATCTGTTCTAACTACTGGATAATTTTTCATTCTATTGTTCCTCCTTCTTATTTTTATTTGATATTAAATCTTTCGAAGATGCCGCCGTAAGGTTCAGCGTTCTTCTTATTATCTTCCGGTCTATCAATCTTGATAGTCGGTACCTTTGCTTCTGGCTGTACTGAGAACTTTGCAGATGTTACTCTTCCAAGGATTGAATAGCATTTATCTTCAAGTTCTTCGACTGTATATTTTTCAGCATCCTTTACAAGAGCTTCAAACATTTCGTTGCCGTTAAGGGCAGAGAACTTACCAAGCATTTCTGCCTTCTCTTCAGCCGCCTTAGAAGATTCAACCTCAGCCTTGAATTTTCTGAGCTCTTCAACTTCGGCCTCAAGTGTGCTAAACTTAGCAAGGGCCTCAGCATCATCATTGATCTTCTTATCGATATTTGCAAATACTGCTGTCATACCTTCAAGCTGAGATGCGCCGCCATCTTCAAATGGAGCGATTGTGTACTTCATTCTTGCTCTTGAATTAACATCAACTTCTACTGCATCACCATTTACTGAGTATTTAAATCCAACCAGTGTCCAGTGTTCTTTCATATCGTTTGCGTAAACTTCGCTCTTTTCTGCGTCGTAGTCTACAAACATATAGCGCGGATCAGCGCCCCAGCTATACTGGACTGTTTCGAGTTCAGCTACTGCTATACGAAGTTCCTTTTCTGTCTGTGAATTGAGTGAATAATTTTCACTTGTCTTTGGTTCGGATGTTGGTTCGCCCTCAACCTTTGAATAGCTTGACTCTGGATTTGTCTCTGGCTCAGAAGCGCTTGCAGCCTCCGGTTTTCCAGTAGGTTCTGTTCCTTCTGATTCAGCACCCTTGCTGTATGTCTTAAGCTTTGCTTCCAGATCTTCAAGTGTCATATCTTCAATGCTGAAATCAAGTGTTTCAACAGTAAGACCATACTTTTCAACTAAAGATTTCTTTTCGTCCAACTTATTGTCTCCTCCTTCCGTCGAGAAATTATTTTTTATGTCATCCTCGTTAGAGGAATTAACCGGTAAAATTTCACTGAGTTCATTAAGCATGAGTTCAAACTTTGCTCTGAATGCTTCTGTATCTCCAGCAACTGAATAGAGTGTGAGATTGCTGCCTTCAAAACACGGAGCATCTCTTTCAAGTAAACAAAGAGCTGTGAACTGAAAATCTATAATATCTGAGTAGCCATCGTCCATCTTCTGTTTGCTGAATATATCAACTTCCATTGAATGGTCTACCTTGCCATCAAGATCGTCTTTAATATGCGAATAAACCTCCTGGCGTTTCCATAAGATCACACCATCGGCAATAAGATAATCATGTTCATTACCATCGTCGTCAGTTTCAGTTGCTATGCTGAATTCAGCACTTTCAGGAACTACACCGCATGGTTCTGTAATGTTTACAATTTTAATATTACCCTTTTCATCTTTAGCGATTCCCATATCATGTCCGCCTATTGTATTATCGATAATGCTGTAATTACAAACAATCGGAACATTATAAAGAGTAGGTAACGCACGCTCTACGTTTTTCTGAGTGAAATTTGTCTTGTTCTGGTTCTTTCCCAGATACATAACTCTTAATTTACCTTTTGCAAAGGAGGAGTTTATATCCTCGACATCGAAGATAGCCGACGAAGAAAAGGTATATCGGATAGAAAGTCTTTCTGATTCTTTTCCCATCATAGCACCCCCTTCCCTTAAAAAGTTAATTTGTTTGAATAAGTGAAATCAATTCCTAAATCTTCAAGAGAAACGATCTCGTCGTTATCAAACACATATATGTTATTGGCTTCGTTATTCTTATGTAAACTATAGCCAAGTCTTAATAGCAGATCTCTGTCTTCCTTTTTGAAAACATATACGAACATTAGGTCTTACCCCCAATCGTCCTGATCTTCACGGTTCTGCTCGCCGCTATCCGTAAGCTCTGAATTATCCTTCATAGGTCTGCCACCTTCCGAGTTATCGTCAGCGGAACCCATTGATGTAGATGTTCTGAGCGGGATGAGTACTTCCTTGAGCTTGAGAATATCGTTTTCGAGGAAGTTCATAGTATCAAATTCTGACTGCCCAAGTCCCTGTGATGCACCATACATCATAACAGTAGGGAGGCCATACTGAGCGGCCTTGAGATACTGGTCGCCGACTTCCTTACGGTTGAATGGGCTTGAGTCAATGAATGTTACTTTGAAGTATTTGCCATACCCCTGACCCTGGATAAATCTATTTACAACATCTTCTATGCTCTTTACAATGCCATATGTAATACACTGGTCTGCTTTAATAGAAAGCAGGAGAGCATTGGCTGATGTACCGCCATTAAAGATCAACGAGCTTACGCCCGCCGCAGTAAAGAGATTCTTTTCCGCATCGGCGATATAGTTAGTATCGCCAACGTTAGAACGCTCGAATGAAATCTTGTCGATATCCATAGGGCTAAGCACTGAACCTACTTCCTCCGGAAGGACCGCGTCAAGGTTCTGCCAGAACTCTTTAGCCTTATCGCCATCGAGCAGCCAGTTACCTTCCTTATCCATTGGTATCTTCATGTTAAGCATTGCGTAGTTCTCAAGAACAGTCTTCGCAAGCTTCATCTGCTTGTAATCTTCGAGATCATAAATATCACGAAGCAGACCGATGAAAGGCGGCAGCGGATAATCGAGAATATCATTATTGCACTTTATACAGAACGAGTTAGGGGAGTCGAGTTCGATCCATCTGTTCGCCCTGTCCTTCTTATACATTTCATACTTGATGCGGAATTCGTCCGGGTAGTAATCAAGCTGTTCCGGTTTCGCATCAAAGTACGAGAAGTTGAAAGTAACATTTAAAACATTACCGACTATTGTTGAGATAGCACAGTAATCACTTGGTAATCTCTGAATTGTTATGCAGTCCGGAGTTACCCAGAACGTACCATAGAATACGTCCTCTCTCAAACACACAGTAAGTATCTTCGGAAACTGCGACTTGATACTCATAGCTGAGAGAGCATTAAGCACTCGTCTGTAGTTTCTGTTAATAAACTTCGCTGACTGTGCGTTCGGATCAGTTCTGTATGGAGATACGAAGTACGATAAGTCCGTCAGTCCTACAAAATACTGAATGAGTCTGTAGAAATGCGGAGAAGCGCCGTACATATATATCATTGCTTTTCTGATTTCTTTTTCGTATCTGTAAGGATTGCCGATGAACCTTGTAATATCGTCCTTGGTATATAAGGTGAATACAGGAGCTGAAGTATTTTTGTTCAAGTTCCTGGTAATAATTTTGTTAAGAATCGCAAACGCCTCCGAAGACATAATCGGGGGAGTGGTTTTATCTTTCGCAACAATCTTTGATTTATTTCTGTTATAGTTGCGTCTATTACCAGAATGTTTGTTTTCTGTTTGTGCCGTGTCTGTTCACCGCCTTTCCAATGCTCGGAGGTTTAACAACGAAGAAACTTTCTTCTATACTGTTATTTGCCTTCTTGCTGAGTTTGTTTTCTATCTGAATAGCTACGTAGTAGTTATATGATAATGATGAGTATCTATCCTTACGCATACCCGGCTTCTCGAAGATACGAACCTTGCCGCCCGATGTTTCGTGTTGCAGTTTTGTAAGTTCGTCTATCAACAGTGTGGTATGAATATAAGGAAGTTTTATCGAAAGCTTCTCTGATGGTGACAGGGAAGCATAACCCTTTATTTCCATTAGATATTCGTCAGCATCGTATTCTGTTGCAAGCAATCTAACACGACCGCTCTTAAATGCTTCACGCAATAAAAATGCGCAGTCTGAGTTGAACTGCGCTGAAGCTTTAACTGAATATATAACTTTGTCGGCACCGGGTACTGTACATCTTTCTGCCATCGTCTTGTCGTTATAGCAAGAGAGGGCAGGGTAGATTTCTCCAGTGTCTGCATCAATAATATCGTGGGCGAGTTCATCGAACACACCAAGACCGATCAGGTCATTGTTATCCTATGAGCTTTTTATCTCATAGCTCTTGTAGTTGATTTCCTACAAGTTCAGCATATCTTTTCATCTGAATTGTTCAGATGGTGAAGCCTCGTGGGTGATTATATTCTATAACTAGTTTCACACCTATGCGTTGCCCCTGACTATCGTATTACCAATAGCCTTCGGTTCGGGTTAGCATCTCAGCCTTCCCGCTTGATTCTTCACTTTTTCAATGCATATTACTATGCAAAGCGGCATCAGTCTACCGTTAGTATCAAGTACAATGTAATCGCAATCATACTCTTCATATAGTTTGCGTATTATTAACGCTTGTTCATTTGTTCGCAGGCCTTCGTATGTGTCTGCATAAACAATGTTGCTCACATACCTGCCAATTTTAGTAGCACTCATCTGATTAATAAATATCGCAGTCGCGTCGTTATTATGTTTCTTCGACGACATGAGCGCAATATCGGCAGAAAGTATTCTTACCTCACCGTGAGCCTTCTGAGGTATCTTAACCTGATTAGAGTTGCCGAGCTTGTTTGCAAGTTTCTCCGGCAACATTGGGTATTTTATTCTGCGGTTCTTTGAAATAGAAGAGAAATCAAAGAACGCGTCTTCGCCACTTCCGTAGAAGAGCGCATCCATTTCCTATTTATTTGTTAGCTATTACTTTCATAATAGATCAGACCATATCATAACGACTACTCGTTCTCACCGCTTCCACCAGTACCTGTCTCTGATGTACTCCATATAGGATGGTCGTTGCACCTTACATATAATTATGTCTTGGCACAGGATTGCCATATGCTTATGCACTTAGGGTTTCCCTGTTAGCACTACATTGTAGTACCCTCATTAGGTTAATGAGTTCAATGAGTTTAAGGAGCACAGAAATGTTTATGCTCCACTTTACTTCGCTAAAGTCAGACTCAGACATTTCATCCGCAACCGCTTCAGCATCAAGTAAACCTTCTGAAATTGAAAGCTGATATGGAAATCCACAGACGAACTGTCTGCGTGTATCATCCATCATAGCTTTAAATGTATCAACACATTTTTGGTATGACCAATGGTCCTTAAAATATGCAGAACTCATATAGAGTGTCAAGTTCTTTTCCTTGTCATACTCAGCTCTTCGCTCTACTTCGGTAAGCTCTTCGTATCTTGGCATACGCCTAAGTGTTAAGAACTTTCTGAGGATTGTGTCAATTATATCTTTGTGAATTAATCTAAATTCATCCAAAAGTAAAACGTTACATCTATTACCACGAGAACTATCGCTCGCTGTAACAACCTTAATAACGCTTGTGTTTTTAAAAACTATCTGAGCCTGAGTACCATTGATCTTTGTTTGTTTGTAATCAATCTCGTTTCTAAGTTCTGGAGAATTCGGAACCAGTTCGAGCATTATCTTTTCAAGAACTGCGCCTGCCTGGTTACGTGTTCCTGAGGCTATGCATATTTTCGTGCCGGGCCACAGGATACAGCGAACACAACAATACACGCCACTGAGATATGTCTTACCTAAACCACGGCAAGCTATCAGTACAAATACAGTGACGTAAACCATCATGCTTAAAATAACTCTCTGGAATCGTTTGAGCCTTATGTGTAAGTAATCCTCAACGAATTTATCAATATTGTGACGATAGAAGCTGCCCCAGTAGGCAGCTCCCTCCATGATAGCTTCACGCCTATTCATGGCTATCACCATCGCTATACGAATCAATCAGCAATGACTCATCATCTTCGTCCTCATATTCAGGACGCTCCACTCTTAGCCGCTCAATTTCCTCTTCATACAACTTTGTGTAAGAGTTCTTTAATCCGAGCATTTTTCCTAAATGCCCCATCCAAGTGAACACGTATTTCTTTATTCCGTTCACATCTTTCAAGTCCGGATCTATCTCCGGTAGAGGTCTTTTATTCTCATACTTCCAGAGCCATACGCCCAGCGGAGTGCTCATCAGTTCATTCTCCGCATCCGCCTCTGTTTTCCTCTGAGCTGGCTTCAAGTTCGCGCTGCCAAGTAAAGTATTCAATGCATTAACCGATTTATCTATCGGTCTGCCCGCAGCACGATCTCTGTTTATATCAAGTTCGAGTGAGCAAATCTGTTTGATGATTGCCTTGGTACCGATATCAAGTTCACTGTTCTCCGGAAACTCTGACATCCAGTACTGATACCTACAGTCAAGTTCGTGATACATTTCGTCTGTGTATCCCGGACCCCAGAAAATTTTTGTCTGTTCCGAAATGTCATAAACCGGTTCTTCTTCATATATCTCTTCCGGTTCTTCTATTATCTCCGGTTCCGGTTCTTTCTCCTCCGGTTTGCCGAATGTAAAAAGCATATCTTCTTCGCGAAGAGTATCATCATACGTCTTATGCAAATTCTTTGCTTTTCTGATATTGGACACATATGCTCTCATTGTATTCTTGATAGCAGTCTGCTTCGTCGCAAGAATGAACTCCTGCTCGTTCCAATAAAGGTTTAAAGCTCGGCAGGTCAATCTTACTGCCGTCCTGCTATCCTGACACTCCGCATAGTATTTATTAAATATATCTTCGAGGCACGTATTGCAAATATGAAGCGTGCCCGTGCCTCTGTATAAATCCGAGAAGTTAGCAGGGAAGTTTCCCTTTCTCTTAGAATATTTAATTCCGCATCTCGAACAGATTACGCATTCCGAGAACGCTTCCATTGCCATCAGCCATCACCTACTCTTCGCTGGTTTCTTTAGCTGCCTCGGCAAACAGATCCACAAGCTGGAGATCATCTTCCTCGTTGTTGTTACTGTCTTCAAACAGATTGGTGTTATACCACTCATCATCAAGACAGTTATTATCAATACGAGTTTCGATTGAACTTTCTGTAAGCGAGTTCTCGTACAACTGTGCCATTGTCTTCAGGTCACGACCGCAGACGAACTTCGGAATACATCTGCCCGGAATATGTACTGGCTCACCAGTCTGAATATTTCTTGAGACACGCGGATTATAGTATTTAATTTCAAATCTGCCAAAGCCACGAATAGCTACGGCTTCGCCACGCTGCATACAAGCTTCTATTACCTGGATGAGCGTCATTAAGATTTCCTTAACGTCGTCTGAGTTAAACGGCGATTCTCTTTCTTTCATGTTAAATATGAAGTCGGCGTTGTTGCCTTCCTCATCCTTAATATGCAGAACATGCTTTGATGTCTTAACCACCTTACCAACATTAGCTTCCTTGAGCGTATTGGTAACGGCACGGACTAAACCGTTAAAATCCAAAACCTTTCATTCCTTTCATTTAAATTTCATCGAGGCCTTTAGCCTTCGGTGCTACCATACCATTCTCAGTGAAATACATACCGAGCTGTTCATCAGCCTTGAGGTCTGAATATACCGACACCATCGAGAGGTCGGACCAGCCTATGTAAGACTGAATAACAGAGTCAGGTATTCCTGCACGCTTGAAGTTTGTAACCGTCATATGACGTAATGCGTGCCAGTAGAAGTCTATACCCATCATTCGTGAAAATACTTCAGCCCAACTATTGAGCGTTACTATAGTCATCGTCAGCCCTGGCTGCTCTGAATCAGGGAACAACCATTCGCTATGAATATTGTTTTCTTCTCTGTATCTCATCCAGTTGTCAAGGTATGGTTTAAATTGTTTGGCAAGTGTATAACACTCAAGCATCTTACCCTGAGCACCCCTGCCTTTAGTTTTAATCGGATCGCTTCTGTATAAGGATCCGCCGCATGTTAAATGACTGTCATCAAAATCAGAAACCTTAAATCTTAACAGTTCTGATTTTCTTCTTCCAGAATATAAAGCAAGTGCAACCGCACAAGCCTTATCATACTTCTTCTTTTCAGTAAGAGTATTCAGCAGAGTTTCAATTTGTTCCTCCGTGAAGACAGTCTTTTCTCTTACTGGAGTTATTACCGGACTCTCGACCTTATTGATAATATTCCTGAATCCTGGGTATTCGTCATCAAGAACATTCTCGATATAGTTACTTAAAGAAGAAAGTGAAGCTTTAAGCCTTCTTACTCTGGCTGGGGAGTTGCCGTTATTATTTAACAGCCAATTCTGATACGCTACCACATTTCTCTTTGTCCAGTTATAAAATTCCTTATTGCCGTTAAACTTTAAATTCCACACGAACGCAATCTGTATATCGTTCTCGTAGGCGGCAATAGTTGTTTCGCTCCTCTGAATCGAGCGAAGATAATCCATGAAATCTTTCAGTAATATTCTGTTCTCCGGAAGGATCTGACTTATAAGTTCCGGGGAGGTGATTTCATTCATCTGTGTTTTCCTCGGCATTATAATCATCTCCTTTATAAATTGGTGTTACTTATTCTCGCTTCTCATCTTCTGGAGAGCTTCGACAACACCGCATTCCTCAGCACAATAATAACGATGTCTCTTTGACTTCTGCTTCATTGTGCGAACAATATGTACGTCAGGAAAAAGTTTAAGGATCTGTTCTTTTTCCTGCTTTGTTACCATAACCAACTGGCAACCTTCCTTTCGTTATAAAATTATAGATGCGCGTGTCGCACCCTAACAAACGTTTTGTTTATATACATAAATAGAAATATTTTACGCCCCTGACAACTCACGCATTTACGCAAGTCGAGGGGCGTAGTTATTTCCAACAATTACAAATTAACTGCTACTTTTTCTACTTCTCATAACAGATTCAACGCTCTGTTTCAGCTTCATTCTAGCTGCACACTCAGGGCAATACTTCGGATTCCTACCGGTTTTAGACTTCTTTTTTATAATTCGACCGCAAGTCTCACACTTGTAGTACGGCTGACCGCAAAACATCAGATATTGATTTCCGAGATCAAGGAAGTTATCTACCTTCATAACAACTTCACCCTCGGCCTCGAAGCAAACCCTAACGTTATTGTTATCAACTTTTCTGGAGAACTGAATCATTTCATTCTTATTTAGTTCTGCGAACATTGCGCTCTGTCTGCGGACTGAAGTATTGATATTAGCGAGTTTCATAATATCTGAGTCTTTGTTTGATACCCAGCCATCAGCTTTCTCGTTAATAGTCCTCCAGTACTTAGACAAGCAGAGCAATGTAAACGCTAATCTCCTTATCGGCTTACCATCAAGCTGCCCTATGCGTTCAAGTTCCTTATCTGTAATCGGTATATAGTCAATCTCGACAAGTCCATACTTCTGAGCACGCTTTACGGCGAAGTCGATTGTATCACCCCATTTAGGAATAGATGCTGATGAGTCACAGGCTCGAAGAAAATCTTCAAGACGTTTGCGAACCTGGTTCTTCGTTTCACCTTTGGATACATAATATTTCGCAACCCTGTATAATGTTTCAGATGGTTTATTACCAAGTGAGTGTTCACGGATAGCTTCTTCAGCCCACTCGTATTCATTCAGCACTATCATTTTCTTCTCCCTCAACTTTCTTTTCCTTTATCGTAAAACGTTTGCCACCATATTCAAATTCACCCTCGGCACAGAGTTCCGGGAAGCGTAGCGTGTTGTCGTTGTTCTTAAGAAGATTATCAACAACGATATTACCGCATGAGCTCCAGATATATCTCTTGGTGGATGCGTTTGAATAACAAATATCAATAAGGATGTCTGTGAGTGTTCTTCTACACGGACAAACCTTGTCACATTCTTCCTCAAACTCAGCTTTGATTCTGTCGAGCTGTTCATTGAATTCATCACCATCAACACGCTCATAGCACGCTCTGGTTTTATAATTCTTGAGTCTGTTAAGATAATCATTATGCAGATTCCTAACGGCCTTATAATCCTTGTCAGTATAAGTTATGCCACTCTTCAGGATCTCCGGATCAAATTCAGCATTTGTACCGGACTTGTTCTTGATGAAGTCATCAAACTCTCTCTCGAAGATTCTGCAGATTCTGTTCATTACACAGTCATTTAAGCCAACCGGCATCATCTTATCGTAATAATGCAGGAACTCAATCTGTCTCGGTGTGAGTTCATCATATCTCTTTTCTTTAAGTTCTCCTACTGTCATACCAAACTCTCTCAACGCGTTCTTGTTTGTACTGGATAGAAAGTCCTTATAATCTCTCGCCAGAGAAGGGTAGATGTAGGTCATGAACATTGGCTTTTTGTCTGCGATGATCGTGCGGTAGAAATCACGCTTCTCATCATCTTCGATCTTAGCTACCGCATGACGATCGTACCACTCTCTCGGAGCCGGAAGAGATATAATACCCTTTGCTTTATCAATTGCCCTTTCCTTTTGGCTAAACTATTTAAGTTATAATAGGACGCTACTCCTTGCCGACTTTCGTCCTCAGCCATTTCGACTGAGAGAAGACTATATCATCATCCCTAAGGATGCCCACCACTTCGAAATACCAATAGCTTGTATCCCTACACTCATAAGAGTTAGTCGTTGAACTTTCTCCTGTTCGGAACTTAGCTGCTAGATTGCCTATTGCTTAATACTTAGGATTTAACCATATACCATCTTACAGTTTCTTTCTGCTTTCGCCGCATTCACGTTTGGAACTGTTCGCTCCTCCGTTGTAGCACTGTAAGCTTTAAGGGATTCCAGCAATTCAATGAGTCGTTTTTCAAGCACATTTCTGTACAAGCGGACTAGTCGATAATTGATAATCCTGTTGTAGGAGCTGACCACACCTTATGCGGTATGTAAGCTCTTCATATTCTCTGCTTCCTTTTTCATAGTTATACCTAACCTCATACATTGAAGTAGTTCTGTTTGTAATACTGCCAATATCATTACCGAAAGCATTCATATCAGATACAACGAAGTCTTCTTCCGAAGCTATTTTCTTTTCTGCCTTCTTCTGGATACAAACAATAGCCGGAAGCTTTTCATGTCTGCGGAGTAGAACTTCGTTATCTGTTATAAACGTGAGATCTCCGTCGAAGTCTAATCCATTTAATGAGGGCATTGTTTCATCCCACGCATTAAGTATTGTGCAGGTCTTCATATACTGATACCAGTACCGAACCTCATCGGACTTACAAACTTTCATTTTCCTTATATTTTCATGACAAGACATCGGGGCTCTGAAGCACACTACTTCATCAGAGCTGTTATCAGCCCAATACTGATTATATATCTCCCCGGCCTTAAGTAATCCGGTTTCCTCCAGACCAAATACTTTCTGGCACAGAATATATGGATCTCCAGATACAATCGAATAATTTGCGTGAACCTTGAGCACGCCTATCTTCGCAGCGTTAATTCTGTTCCTGATAAGCTGATAAATACTATTCTGGACATATGGATCATCGAACACTCTCTGGTCCGCCATTATAGCCTTAGCGATATCATCAGCTGAGCGGCCAATGTTTTCTTCCGTCATACCTACGCCTCTGAGGAATACGAGAGCACGCCGCCAGTCGCCTTGCAGCACATCCCATATCTCGTTAAGGGTAGGGGAGATAAGTTCCTGTATATCATCCTCATCGAGGTTAAATGGCTGTACAAACTGATAGTTTAAACATCGTTCATCCTCAAGTACCTCCGGGCACGCTTTGGTTATAGCGAATGTATAGTGATTCTCCTCAGATAATCTGATAAACTCCTCACAGCTTGGATAGCTGTCCCATAACTTTAACATAGATGTGGTCAGTATCAGTTCTACATTCCTGATATCCACCTCGTTGCCCCATACGTCCTTGACAAGATATTTGCCGCCTGCGACCTTATCAGCAAAGTCCAGAAAGTCAAACGTAAAAACCATACCCTTAGTAAAGCTGTACCTACAGCACATACCGCTTGCCGTATAGTCAAGACCTATCTCCTCACTCCACCTCTGTGCCAGAGAGGGAAGCATCAGTCCGAAGCCGTCAGTGGCATCAAGCTTCATAAGATAATCCTTCTTGTATTCCATCACCGGTTCGCCCTCATCCTGACTGGAGAGATAAATGATATCTGAGAGGAACTCAGTCTCTACATCATCCACAACCAGGATCCCTTTCGGTAGTGATACCGGAACTGAAGCACTACAGGTCAGCGCCATGTATGCATTCAGCTTGGCGGGCACCATAGCCTTGGTCATATCCCTACCGTTGTTGATACGCCTGTGCAGCTCGTCCGAGAGCCTTTCCGAGACAAACACTATGGTGGAGTTCTTAATACCACCAGTAGTTCCAAGCAAACGTTTATACTTTATTCCGTTTACTTTAAATCCCTTTACTGCTCGCAGATAATCTTTACCTTTGTCTATAATTAAACAAAGATAGTCCGGTTTAAACTGAAGTGCATCCAGATCAGAATAGAGCCTGCGCATTTCACGGCGTATTTGTAAAGACGGTTCGCACTTACGCAGTTCCCTTATCTGCTTTTTGATTGACTTTGCCTTTCTGTCAGCGTCCGTTACTCCATTCAGCTCGTCGATCCACCTGAGCATCTGACTGTCCGCCAGTGAGATGATCTCGTCATTGTTCCTGGCTTCGTCAAGTGAGACGTTAAGATTCCACTTCTCTCTGCGAAGCCTTGAGCTGTTAATCTTCAGAATGTACTTCTGACATGTCAACTGCTTGCTAATAGTAACCACATCCTATTCATCATAAATTATATATATTAAACTGGATACTTCACCGACCAGGTTGTTATCCAGTCGATGAAGTATTTTACCAGTTATTTACTCTTAAAATGCTACTTCATAGGATCAAAATTTTTCAGGCTCAGAAAGCCTGTTTTATCCTCTTCGGTAATCCTATTAAATTCTTTTCTGAATTCGTATCTGTTTTCCTCAATCAGTATGTCCGCTTCTTCATCGTCGATGTATTCGTCGATAGGAGAGTAGGAACAGCCTATACCGCCATATCCCTTGTCACACTGATTGGAATCATGCCATTGGCAGTTCCAACACTTAAACATCTATTTTCTTCACCCCTCCCGATATCTCATTCATCCAGTTAATAAGTATTCTTCTCATACGGCTGCTCGGCAGGTATAAGTACACTGGCTTACCGTCTCTTATAGCTGAACGCCAGATCCACTGAATCATCGTAGACAGAGCGTAAAGTTCGTCGTTTATCTCTATCCCCAGAGCATTATACATAAACTTTACCGGAAGGAAGTAATACAGATTCACTGCATAAACCAGATACTCTGCATTTCGGTAATCGTTAGTTGCCTTTGTATTAAAGGAGAGGAAATTCTGCGAGTATCCCGCACCCGCCAACTTCTCCTGGAACATCTTATAGGTAGACCAAAGTCTCTTCTCATTTAAATGTTTTCCAGAAATAGAACCTGCACCACCGCTTGATTCTGGCCACTTATGCCTGTAACAGTTACCTATATTGTTCTTTAATTTCTTTATCTTATCTCCTTTGCCCTCTGTAGCCTTTCCATCCTCACGGATAAACCAGCTAACCGATAATGCATTTTCCTCATTACCTATCTCGTTAAGAGCTTCATCATCCAGTATATGAATCATATTATATATATGCTTCGTGTAGTCTGGTATGTACTTACTAACCCCTCCGGAGAAGTCGAAAAAGAAACCTTTCTGAGTTTTGTTAATTGATATATACTGATACTCCAGTTCAAATAATTTAAAGATGTTGTACAATCCCTGCCCCTCAAATCTGTAGGTCATGACAATTACGTCTTTAAATACTGTGAAGAGTTCCGGGCGGACCATCCAGTAGAATGAGGCTCCGGTTCTTTTGCCATCACTTTTAAAGATATACGCCCTGAGTATCCTTTCGTCTACCTGTTTATAAAACTCACTAAATTTCCCGTCTGCGCTCAAATCCTTAGCAGCCTCACTTCTTCTGTACGTTGCTATCTCAACAGACTCACTTGAGTAATCAATGGTTTCAATTAAATCTCCAGCACGAACAAATACAGCTATATCCGAAATAGTGAACCCGTTGACGGTATCCGTCTCTTCTTCACTGTCTCCGCTCATCTGTATCTCCTCAAGGTTTTCGTCTACTATAAGTGTATACCCCTGCTCCTTAATAACATCTGTAATCTCAGGAGCCAGCTCCCGGAACAGGGAGTGGGTAGTCACCACACTTTTGCCCTGACGGACCAAACGTTCAAAGTCTTTGCGTTTTGCATATTCACCACATTCTCTTTTGGCAGTTGCAGCTGAAGGAGTATGAAGGGCGATGCCGTGGCACTGAGTCAGGATCCTGTCAACTTCATCCAGAAAAGGAGTGACATATATCGTTTTGTCGGCCCTGTGAGCTTTCAGGTAATTTATGGCAGCAGAAGTCTTGCCACTACCCATTATCGCATCACATATATAAATCATTCCCTCACCACCCTATAGATTGTAATTCCAAATTTCAATGGCTTCTTCTGGACTGACAGCAAACCGTGGCGGATCCCCGGTGCATTCAGGATTCTCACACTCAACCCTGAATTTATACCCTGCCCACTGCCCAAAATTAGCGTATCGTAAAATTCCTTTGGATCCGCAATGTCTACAGGATCTAGGTTTGAAATTCTTCCATTCTTTTGCTTCCGACGCAGGTTTAAATGCGTTATCCCACGCATCCTTGTTTTTATACATTACCATATTAAAATCTTTATCCAGAACAACAGCCATTAGGGAGGACTCGAAATTGGACTCAAGTTCTACTATTTTATCCTTAGCTTTTTTGAGAGAGCTCACCTCTTCAGTGGTAACTCTACCTTTTTGTTTTATTACTATTGTGTACATAAATACATCTCCTTAAAGAAAAAATCTCTGCAATTTGAGTACTTTTTTGCAAAAATCCTACATTGCGATTTTTTTGCAGCTTCACTCCCGCCGGGAAAGTTACACTTGCAGGATACTGGATACCTATGTCATTCGATTTGGATATTTCCTATATAAATATATTTAAAGGGGAATACTGTCCAAACGAGGAAAATACGTGGGTTGTGAGAAGATTTGCGAGGCAAATGCAAGGACCGCCTCGCAAACCCATAGATACGTGGGTTATGCCTACCTGTTTTCCTATGTTAAATATTTTAAAGGGGAGTACCCCTCAATCGACGTAGATACGCCAGTTAAAAATTATTTTGCGAGGCAAAACATGATAGTGCCTCGCAAGCTCGAAACTGCGTGGTTTATTTCTTTCCCTTATTCCTTTTCTTGTTTCTCGCTTTCTGTTCGAGTAACCTAGGATCGTTTTCTTCGCACATTTCAAAACCTTCGTACTTTTCATTGTACTGGTCTATGATATATCCTTTGGTTCCAGTCGGAGATTCTTCGGTCAGGTCTATGAGTATTTGCTTAGCCAGTTCGTAAGGGCCTACCATTCCGGCTACTGGGTTCTTACCTGGTTCTTTAAAATAGAATCCAAATATTAAATCACTCATCTGCATCCTCCTCATTTATCTTGTCCAGTAAGGAAACCGGGTAGGTTTCTTCTCTGGATAAACAACTTTTAATATTCTACTTATATTATATCATATTTATTCTATTCCGTCAAGTAGTCTTTTAAGAGTTTAAGTTTTCGGGTATAGATGATTTGTTAAGTTAATCTACATATGCTCACTATTTTGGATACTGGTGGGTATGGACACGATCCAGTCAGAATTAACACTCGTAAAAAATTTCTACTCGTCATTTTCCGGGTCAGAGAAAAAATCGATATCGGTAAATCGCTTATTTGCGGGGGTGGATGGGGTTAGAGGATTTGGAGGTGAGGCTTGGGAGGAGAAGTGACCTGTCTTCCGGTTGTCCGGTCTGCCTTCGGTAATACTAAAACCTATATCCACAAGTGAGAAAATCGGAAATAGAATAATTTTGTATCAGATTTTAAAAAAACACTTGACAAACCACGTATTTAGGCGTATAATAAAACCATAGAGAAAAGAAATTTTCTCTATATCATAAACTTTTAAACCTTGTCACAAAAAGTGACACAACATCTTAGGAGGATGATTTTTATGAAAAAGTACGCAAACACAACCGCAACCACAAACGACGCAAACAACACATTTTCCGGCATGACATTCACAGAACGTCAAGAAATGCTGAACCGTAAAAACGCTTTAAAAGCCCGTGAAAACGTGACTTTCAAGCCTTTAAACATCAACTGGAAAGACGATAAACATTTTGACGTTCCGGTAGACATTCTGTCAACTGAATCATGGAAAAATTTCATGATAATCATTGAATCATGGAAGGCTGAAAGTGCTGAAAAACACGTATTTTCCGACCTTGTAAGTGACGCTGAAAAGAATCCGTGTGAGTCGACTTTTAGAGCTTTAAGTCCTGCTATGGTACTCTGTGTACTTAGACGCATGCTTGACGTAACACCGGACAACGAAAAGGTACGTGAAATGTATTATGACTGTATCAAAAATCCATGGAGTGGAAGCGCTTCAGATCACGTAAACACGGCATTTATTGAACTTTGGAGCGCTATGAAAACTGAGAATAAATTCCAGTTTGAACTGCTCAAAACTCCGAATATTTGTCATAGATATTGGTTAACCCGTAAAATCATGGTAAATAAACCAACAAAACAGGTCGTAATATCTGACACACTAGACACTGTTGCAACATATCGTGAAGTTGAGACGTCTGTTCTTCGTGAAATATTCCACAAAATCAGACAGAACATCGCTTCTTACGACAGCTTCAAGTCTTACGACGGGCGCTACAGCTATATTGAGTTAGATAATGCGACAGAAGGCACTAAAATCTATCAGCGACTCGTGTATAATATTGATACGTTAGAGGACGAAAACAGACTCAGAGTATCGACAGCCGACCTTAAGCTGTCGGAATCAGAAACAAAAGTGCTCGCATTTAGACTTAAAATGCCGTTTGCCGGATACAAAGTCATTGCTAAAAGTTTAAAAATGAGTCAAGAAACTGTAAAAAGTGCTTTAAAGCGTATCCGTAATAAGGCTTTAAGCATTGAATCACTGAAAAATGTACTTGACTTTAACAATGCAAGTGCCCACGAGATACTTGCCAATTCCTGGAACGAAAAGGATTCAAGCCCTATTTCACGCGGTTCATACGATACTGAAACTGCAAACAAGCTGTCAGAAATGAGTAACATTCCGATACACGTTGACCCACAGAGTGACGCAGAGTTTACAGGTGCTGATATTAGCATAGTAGCTAATGAATACAAAGTCAATCTTCACAAGTCAACAGACTATTTAAACCCGCCTATTTTCGAGCACTACGGCAAACTGGAAAATATTTCATATGCTACGTGGATGTTTGCAAATAGTCATAAAGGCGCAATTGTTATCAGATAATATAACACTCTAATCCCCTTAGCAAGTCCCTCAAATGACGTAAATACGTTGTCTGAGGGACTTTTTTTTGTTTGCTTTGGACTTTTGCACCCCCCTTGCGTTGACGGTCGGGGGGCTTGCACCCCCCTTGCGTTGACGGTCGGGGGGCTTGCACCCCCCTTGCGTTGACGGTCGGGGGGCTTGCACCCCCCTTGCGTTGACGGTCGGGGGGCTTGCACCCCCCTTGCGTTGACGGTCGGGGGGCTTGCACCCCCCTTGCGTTGACCCCTTGCTACTATGGATTTTTTCCAAATAGCAAAAATCTATAAGCCAACGAGTTTGAACACCTACGGTGTGCTCTTGAGCTTCTCTACGAGAATCGAACAAATTGGACGGTTTTTACTTGATGGAAAATTGACGGTGTAGCAGGCGCTCAAGCCCGATAGAGTGAATAAATGACGGTTGCCGACGGTTGCCCAGTAGGTGAAAATGGGTGAAACGTGCAAATGGAGGCTTGCCCGTTTGCATGGATACAGTTTCGGGTTCTCTGATACATGGCTTTGACCCATGAGATAAACCCGCGGATAAATGTAAATTCAGCCCTTACATAAGCGTGTACAGGGCTTTACATATTACCCCGTTTCCTAAAAGCGGATTGTGTGCTTGCACACAGGCAGTTGCGACACTGCCACGGGGTTTAGTGCTGTAAAGGGCAGCACATAAACCACAGTCAATTTACACAGGAGGTAATTTATCATGACTGAAAAAATGAAAAATGCTCTTGCCAACATGGAAGAGGAAAAGATCAATCTTGAAGAACTCGTAAAAGAGTGGAACACAGAATCAAACAAGGAAGCCCCTTCAATCAAGGTTCTTAACGACACAAAGGACGCAATCGACAAGTCAATCAAAAACTACGGCACAGCTGTAAAGGTTGCGACTTTTGAAGCAATCCTTGAAAAGGACGGTAACATTATCGTAAATGCGGCATCGCTCCACCACTTCGACGCTTTAAGCGTCAAGGACGTAAAGGATGAATTTGGGCATATCTCCAAAGAAATATCCACCCGCATGACACAGATTGACCCGTTAGAGCTTCAGAAATACGCCGGAAAAACTATCGGTGAAGACAAGAACTGGGTGTGGACGTGTGAACGACTCAATTTCCGCCTTACTCTTGCGGTAGGCAAAAATTTAGGGTTGACCGAAAATCAGCTGAAAAGCATCAATGACAGCTATTCGTTCTCAAAACTTTGTGAAGACCTCAGAAATGCGGGTAACCTTGAAGACATTAACAAAACTGCCGACCCGACTTCTAAGACGCAGCTCCTCAAATCACTCAATGTGCTTGTCGCACAAATGGTCGGAAAAGATTTCAAGGGCTCATCACACGACGTTTCATACCTGCTTGCAACTCAGACAAAGAAGGGTAAAGCTGCCCTTAGCGTAACAGCAGCCACACACAAGGCGTTCCGCATGATAATCATGGATATTCTCTGCAATATCATCAAGGTAAAAGAGTCGAAATCTGAGGGCTCAATGTACACAGTCGAGTACAAGGCAAAGAAGTAATCATCTTACCCCAATAAATCCCCTAAACCCCGCCGTAAAAGCGGCTTTCCGGTGCAATGCCGGAACGGGGTTATCGCAAACCCATAAACCAAAACCAAACCTTTAGGAGGAATCAATATGTTTAAAATTGCAAAAGACGCTTTAAACTTTGAAATTATGGCAGCACGGGCTCGTGCTCGTGCAATAGAAACACAGGAAGCTAAAGAATCTGAGTCAAGCTCAGATGAGTGGAACGTAGAAGACGAACCGATTTGTATATAAGGGGGAATTTCAAATGACAGGAACAGGAATTTTAGATGCAAAAATCACAGCTCAGGAAATTAACGAGCTTCTCGACATAAACGACTTTGCAGGAATCGTGTACCGCCTTTGGGACGGCGACGGACTCCGTGTAATCGAGGAATGCGAAAAAGCAGCGCCATTCGCATACGGAATCAAGGAATTCCTTGGGAAATACTGCACTGCGTGCGGTGGTGACTGGGGAAATATGCTTCTGTCCGGAGTAAAAGAACTTTACCCAGGTGTTTGGGAAGCTATTCCGGAAAAAATGGGGAATTTCAGCTTTGTGGGAATTACAGCTGTGCTGAATCTCCTTGGAATCGATACCTCCAAAGAAAATTGATATAAAGGTTTATGGTTTATCTCCGTCCGGAAAAGCCGGCTTGCCTGCCTGCAATGGCAGGGCGGGGAATCACGCCTAAACAGGCGGAATTTCAAAACAAACCTAAACCATAAACAGGAGGAATTTCAAATGAAAATCACAATCAAAATCACTCATAAGGAGTTCCGTCAGCTTTGCAAGGATTTTCTTGCAGACTGCGAGGAATTCAAGAAGTCATGCAAAACCACAGAGGAATACAAGGCAAAAGTCAAGGAAAATGAAAAGGATCCGTATTACTCGAAGCTCTTCACAGCTACCGAAGTTGTAGATGATGAAAACGACGAGGAAATCGAAGGGTTCACAGAAGAACTCGACGAGGAACTTGACGAGGAGGAATTTTAAAATGGCATACAAAGACGTAAACAGAACATTCCATGCCCTGCCACTTATCGCAGGGCTTTGTTTTTACGGCATTACTGGACAGTATATAAACGCCGAGGAAGCTGAAGAAGCTCAGGAATTTGAACATCGTGTAATGTACGGAATCTCAGAACACTGCATGGTTGATGAATCCGGAAATGTGTTTGACCTTGGCGCAAACGTAGAAGTAGTAAAAGGCGAGGAATATGAAACACAAGTTTGGTTAGGAAACAACGATTTCTCCGAGGAAATTGTAGATTTCTGTCCAATAGAAGAAGTTCTCTATTCCACCGAGGCAGTAGCACTCGGAGGCGGGCAGTTCTTCTGCCTTACAGGAATTTACGCAGGGGAAATTTACTGCGTAAAGGAAGACCTGCAGGAATATGAAACCTACAAACTCAGACTTAACACTCACTGGACAGAGGAAATTGAAGATGATTCAATTTACTCATACATGGATTTGGAAACTTGGGAACTTACCAAAATGGAAGCAGCAGAAACGGGGGAATTTTAAATGAAACCGTATGTTAAAAAGCTCAGCGTGCAGGGAAGAAGAATCTATGACAGCTATGTTTCCGCAATACGTAAAAGGGCGAGGAATATGATTACCGATGGAATGTCAGATTTGGATTTCTCAAACGACGAGTACTTCCACATAAAAGGATATTGCTCAGGTCTTACATATGCATTTGCGACCTACGAGGAATACAAACCTCTTGAGGACGCGCTTTTCGAGGAATACAGGAAAGCTGTAAAGAATTACGAAAGAAAATGGGAGGAAATAAACACATGGGAATCTTAACAAATCCAGTTCTGACTGTAATGAAAACAAACTGGGAATCTGTGAAAAGGGTTTACCCTAAGGACACGGAACTCGCAAACACAGACTTCGAGGAATACCGCAGGAACTGCGAGTACCAGTATGGATATGAGGACGGAATCAGAAGCCTCCTCAATGCACTGGGAATAAACCCTCAGGAACTTTCTAGGGAAGCCAAGAAGGCACTCCTCAACTGGTAGGGGTAAAGTTGTCAATTAAAATCAGCAACGCCCTTGTGGGGCATTACAGAAGGTCTGAGAGGTGTTTAATCATGTATGAACTTCATAGAGTATACACGGGAATCGTAAACAAATACGTCGAGGGAATCGGCTGGGTAAGCAAAGACGCAGACATAAAAGGAAACAAGGTTGCTATGTATGAAATAGAATACATGGATCTTGATGATGAAGGGAAAATCCACTATACAGGAACCGAGGATTTCTCAATCAGAAGGTACAGGGAATTAAACAGAAGGTTCGTCACAGTTAAGGAGGGATACGAGAAAAACAATCCGGCATTAAAGACTAAGTACGGCTGGAAAACTATCTACGAGAAGACGGTATTCGTAAGAAAACTCAACGATGTAAGGGCATACTACAAGCAGCTCTTCAAGAAGTTCGAGGCTTACGATACTCTGAAAATAGGAAGCGTATAAGAAAGGTGGTGATAATCACATGAGGAATTCTAAAAGCTGCTATAGCTTGCTCATGTGGGGAACGGCAATTGCTGTCCTCATCGCAGGGCTCGGAATTTAATTTGATACTTGCTCCTCTCGTAGGAGCTACAGCTCACAAGGTTCAGCCTCCACGCGGCGTGAGTGGATAACCAACCAATGAACCACTGTAGGAAAGTAACAAACCATAAACAAGAAAGGACGGATTTTGGTCAGGGTAAGAAAAGAGCTTTTAAAAATATACTTGACAAACAGACAACGCTGTGATATAGTTAAGTAAGGAATTAAAAGTTCCAGTAAGAATTAGTAAGAATTTAAACGAAAAACTTAGGAGGAATTTCAAATGATCAAGGTAATCTCAGGAACATCACTCAACAAGACAGAACTCGTTATCGACCCATCAACAACACTCATGGAAGCTGCAGAGCAGGCAGGACTCAACGTTCCTGCGGGCGGAATCACACTCAACGGCTCAATGGTTTCCGGTGGGGATTTCAACAAGACTTTCAACGACTACGGAGTAACAGATAAATGTTACTTACTCCAGGTAGTTAAGGCAGACAACGCTTAAGCTACTGGAAAAACAATCTGATGTTACCTCCTAAGCGGAACGGTTATCGCCCCCAATTTCGGGCTTGCGGAATTCAACCCAACCGTTTAGGAGTTTAACATAATAGACACACAATTTCACATCTCTCAAAACACAAGTAAGAAAATTCTAGGAGGAATTTAAAATGAAAATTACTGTAATCAGCGGAATCGCGGTTTTCACAAGTGCAGTTCTCATGTCTGATCTGGAAACACTCAAGAAGGTAACTCCGGAAGTGCTCATCGCCAAGAACGAAGAAAAAGAAATTGAGTTTGTGGTTGACACAGGCTCAAAGGGCTCAGTTGGTACCTACGGAATCACCTTCGACAAGACAGACGCAAGCGGCTTCGCTTCAACATCTGTTGAAATCGGTAACATTCCGGCAGACAAGGTGAAGGAATTCATTGCCACTAAATATGGCAAGGCAATCGCAAAGATGAACTCTTTTGAAGAGGTTGCACCAGAGCGTATCGCACTTGCTAAGTCAGCTCTTGAAACAGCAATGAACAACATCACAATTATGTAATCGCTCAGCGGAAACAAACATTCATTCACGTAAGTGGGGCGGGGTTTCTTAATCTCGCCCCTGTAATTTTAAGGAGGAAATCTAAATGAAGGTAACAGTAATCTCAGGCATCGCAGTTTTCACAAGCACAATTCTCACAGCAGATCTCGAAACACTTGCAACAGTAACACCTGAAGCACTCGTCGTTAAGAACGAGGAAAAGGAAATTGATTTTAAGGTTGCAACAGGAACCACAGGCTCAATCGGAACATACGGAATCACCTTCGATAAGACTGATGCAAGCGGCTACGCAAGCACTTCAGTTTCTGTCGGCGATCTTGAACCGGATAAGATCAAGGGGTTCATTGCTGAAAAGTATGGCAAGGCTCTTGCTAAAATGAACGCATTCGAGGCAACTGCTCCGGAAAAGATCGAAGCTGCCAAGAACGCACTCAGCACAGCAATGGATAGCATCACAATTATGTGATAACATTCTTCACAATTCATAAATAACAGGTAAGTCGGGGCTGGGCATTTGCCTCGCCCCTGTAAATTAAGGAGGAATTTAACCATGATTAAGGTAATAAGCGGAACATCACTCAATAAAACAGAATTAGTTCTTGACCCAAGCACTACAATTCTCGAAGCCGCAGAACAGGCAAATCTCAATGTTGCCGCAGGCGGAATCACACTCAACGGCAGCGTCGTAGGCAGTGCGGATTTCAATAAGACCTTTGCAGACTACGGCGTTACTGATAAATGCTACCTCTTACAGGTGGTTAAAGCAGACAACGCTTAATTTCTGCTGAATAAAACTAGTATTTGATTTTTGTGTAACGCATTTTGTTTTTTTAAAACAACCATTTACTGTCAGTGAATGGATCGCATTGTTAAGGGAAAGGAGGCACCTCCGCCGGAAGGAGGTATCTGGACACGAGCTGGGTACTGTTTTATCTGATTAAAACATACTAAAAAAAAAAATTAAAAGCTCAATCAACATCCAAGCAGAAATATGTTCAGGAAGCCCCAAGATTGCGCAGCCCGCAGATCAGGAAAAAGGTCATCGTAATAGAAGTTCACCTGGTTGAGTAGCCCAGAACTCATCCTTCATCAGGATCAACTTCTAATTAGGTTACACAAACCAAAACCAAAAGGCGGGGAACACAACACCCCGCCAATCTTTCTAAGGAGGAATTTTTAAATGTTCAACGGAAGAATCCCAGCATCAACTGCCTTCAGTTACAACGAAGACGAAGATGATAAGAAGATCTATAAGATCGAATGGAATTATAGTACAGACGTAGTATTCAATATGGTTGTAAGAGCGTTATTAATCGACAGGGTCGAAGACGACGCGCCATTCAAAATCAGGTATAACGAAATAACCAGAAACGCTGGCATGTATGATTCATCATACGATGAATTACACAACAGATTACTCACATTCGACACAGAAAAGTGTGATGAGGATTTATGGCTGATATCTGTAAAGAGATCGGATACAAAGTGGTTTGACGAACTCAGCGAGGGAGTTAAGGAAAAGAGCCCGGAATGGGTTGAAACTGCGAAGGTTAGAAAGTTCTTTAGCAGAACTGAGGTAACATGTTTCACATGCGGCAAGCGGACAATCGTAATCTATAAGCCGATAGAAAATATGTCTCTTGAAACAGAACGTTATGTATTAATGGGAACTCCGGTATATCTGCCGTGGTTCTTCAAGGAAAAGCCTATCACCAAAGAGGAAACAGAGTTCCTTGAAACTCTCAGCAAGACTAACGTAGAACCTTTCTTAAAGGCAATCGCAAACATCGCAGCTATCAAGGGCATCCGGGAAAGGAAAATGGAAGCAGCACTTTCAGGAATTGAGACTCGCTTTGCAAAGAATAAGTTAGAATATCACAAGAACGAAATCTCATCACTGGAACAGACGATAGCTATGAAGCGTGAGGAAATTTCGAATCTGCTCATAAAGATAAGAGATAAGAACATCATTATTGATGGATTAAGAAATGTTGTGAAGAATGAAAGTAACGAAATTCTCGACTTCTTCAAGGCAAATAAAAATCTCGTATTCAATTCATGCAGCGGCGACTCAATCGAGTTTTTTGCTACTGGATATCTTGATGTATTTGATTCGGATACAGCTGAGGAATTTGTAGATAATTACGATAGTATTATTTACGATTATTCAAACATCAGCAGAGAGGACACAGAAAAACTCTTCAATGCGATCTTCGTAGAACATAGTGTGAAGCTCAAGAGTGTTGCAGCTTACAGAATAAAGATAAGCGAGTTCAGAGTGACTGGAATAGCAGACGCAAGCTACATTCCAGAAGTTCAGGATTACTTCCCGAATACACATATCGACCGTTACCACTGTTTAGGTGACTATGAAATGATGATGGTCGATGCGCTCAAGGCGGGCGATACAATCCAGTGTCTCAGTCTCTGCGGAATGTCAGTTCGTTCATTGAACTTCGCAGACAGCACCGTTATGGAAGAGTTTACAACTCGCATAACAAGAACAAACAAGAGAGCTTTTGAATTAAACGGAAACAGCTACACACTCAATGAAGTTCTTGAGGAACTTAGAAAGGAAGGTTAATCATATGAGTCGTGCATTTAATATAGATCAGACAGAAATTGAAAAGATCCGTGAGGAATTTTTAAAATTTCTCGCAGCCGGAGTCTTCAAGAATAACACAGTCAACTACAGCAAGAAACTCACACTGAATACCGGCAAAAAAGCTTCACTGGAAATCAGTCAGCTTGCCGATAAGAAAATGAGAGCACTGGTTGATAAGTTTGATAAAGAGGTTGCATGGCACGGCATCGCCAGAAAGGTAAAGGACGGCGATTATGTCATCGACGACATAGTAGTTTACCCGCAGAAGGTAACAGGTTCAACTGTCACTACGGATCAGGAAAAGTATCAGATGTGGCTCTACGAACAGCCAGACGAGGTTTTTCAGAACTTAAGAATGCAGGGGCACAGCCATGTAAACATGGGCGTAACTCCTTCAAGCGTAGACGAAACCTATTACGGAGGAATCGTTGATCAGCTCAGAGACGACGACTTCTATATCTTCTTGGTTACAAATAAAAAAGGAGACGTATACGTAAACATTTACGATAAACAGAGTAACACAGTCTATGAAGACAATGATGTTACGGTATTCGTCGATGTCGAAGAGGAAATCCTGGAGTTCGCAGAAAAAGCGAAGGAACTCGTGGTTGATGAATACTTCCCAAGATACACAGGTACACAGATTTACAATCTGAAGGGTACCTTAGCCGACACAAAGACTATCGGCAAAGGCAAAGGCGGTAAGAAATCAAAATATAGTGACTACTACGCTGGCATGACAGATGAGGAATACGAAGCGTGGCTGAGCGAAAGATTTGGTTGCGGATGGTAAGGTAAGGAGGGTCTGAAATATGACACGAACAGAGTTTGAAGATATCACCACCTATGATGAACTGGAACAATGCGCAAGGGATTATGATTATTTTAATGATGTTTTCACAGGCGGTTTATATACGCACGGCGAATTTGAAAGCAGAATTCTCGATGACGCAAAGTACTGCGACTCTCTGTCAGATTTAAGAAGCTTGGTTGATGATATACCAAGTGACAGGTATGACAGATATATACACGACGACTACGACGGAACGTGGAGAGGAACAGACGACAACGACGGGCAGTTCAATGATTATAAAGACGATCTCAAATCATATATGGACAACAACCAGGAATGGGAAGATGAACCCGAAGAAGAGGATGACCCTGAGGAGGAAGAAGAACCTGCCGCAGAAGGGGAAGCAGCAACAGATATAATGGACATCATCCATGAAATTGTTGACAATTATGAGATTCCGGAAGAGGAACCTGAACCTGAGACACCAGCTCTTACAGAAGAACAGGAAAGTGAATTTGCCGAAGAACTCATGAAGGCATTTGAAGAGTACTGTACAACGGAAGTCCAGATCAAAGAAGAACCTGAAGAAGAAAAGGTGAACCTTGAAGAATTATTTGTGGAGGCGTGTTAATATGAATTTATCAAAATCACTCGAATACTTCAACCCAAGCAATGTAAACGGCAACATCCACATCATCGGATGTGGATCTGTCGGTTCAACAATCGCAGAAAACCTCGCCCGCTGTGGCGTAAAGTCAATGGTTCTCTGGGATTTTGATAAGGTAGAGGAACATAATATCGTGAACCAGATGTTCACGAAAGAAGATGTCGGCAAGGAAAAGACAGAAGCTCTCAAGGGTATTCTCCAGAACATCAATCCGGACATCGAGATCAAAACAAAGAAGGGTTGGAACGGTGAAACTCTTGCAGGATATGTCTTCCTTTGCGTAGACAGTATCGAGATCCGCAGAGAAATCTGTGAAAAACATATGCTTAATCCGATGGTTAAAGCAGTGTTCGACATAAGAACTTTGTTAGAGCACGCACAGCATTACGCTGCTGACTGGTCAGATAAAAGCATGAGGGAAAATCTTCTGGCTACAATGCAGTTCAGCCATGAAGAAGCGAAGGCAGAAACTCCCACATCAGCTTGCGGCATTACACTGGGCGTGTGCCCTGTTGTTAGAGTGGTATCGTCAATCGCAGTAACCAACTTCATACACTTCGTAAAGGGCGAAGGAATTAAGAAGATGGTTTTAGTTGATCTGAAGAGCTTTGAAATCGACGCTTTTTAAGCGAGCGACAAAACGTAATAAAACATAACTCCGCAAGAAAGTTGGAAAAAACTATCCCCCGCAAACCTGATAGCTACGTGGTTTGCGGGATTTTTGCGGCGGTATTGTTTATGTAATTTATGTATCACGCTATCTTTTATTAATACATGAAAATGTGTAACGCATATTATTTTATATCCAATATGAAATAACCTTTTGATGTAATTAAAAGGCTCGACATGATAAGGCGAAGGAGGAGGAGAGGCGACAACTCAAGTCGCCATCTCCGGATCTGGAGCCGCCCTGATTAGAGAAACAGATCTCAGGAAGCACGCAAATACGTGGACCTTCGTTCTTTTGTTCCGCAAAGGAACAAATAAAAGATCGCTTTGACGCGCGCCGGTGGCACCAGCGCCCGCTGCCCTGAGATCCTGAAAGGTAATCAGGTTACACGAACAATGGTAGTAAGATAATTAAACTTGGAGGTTTTGATTATGACTAACAAAGAATTTGCAAAGGTATTAAAAGAAAAAATGGAAGAATACAATCTTATCCAGGCAAATGAGGAATTCCTCGTTGAATGTGTAAATGATGTAGAGGTTGCAAGAATAAAACTGAACGGCGATGAGGTATCAATGGCAGTAAGACTGGCAGATACACAGAAGTCAGTAAACGAAAGAGGATGGGACATTGTCCTTAGGGCAACTGGCGAGGCTTTGACAAGCATCAGAAAAAGGGCTGGTGGATTCATGAATAAGATCGACAGAATAGAAGACTACACTAAGATTAAGGACGAATTAATCATCAGACCTGTGAATTATAGTGCGGAATTTATCCAGAAGAATGCAAAAGAACCTTGCATGTACTGCAAGAAGGGTGATATTGCGCTGGTTCTTTACCTTATTATGAGTGACTGCGACGGAATCTTGAACACAATAAAGGTTCCGATGAGATGTGTCGAAGGATATAAGAAGCAGACAGGTATGAAGGATTTGGATATCTTCGCGGCTGCAATGGAGAACACAGTAAAGAATCAGGTTCCAATGTTCTACACAGACATGTTTAACATAACTGACGGAAGCGGAAAGAAAGTTCTCGAAAGCAAGGAAAGACTTAGTAACAACAGAGTCACGCTCGTCACAACCAGCAGGAAAACAAACGGAGCGATCGCAATGTTCTGTCCGGGAGTTAAGGAAAAGCTTGCAGAAATGTACGGCGATAGCTTCTACGTAGCGTTCACAAGTATACACGAGGCTATGGTTCACAAGGTTGGAAGCATCGATCCGACGAGCATTAAGCGTAATGTAACGGAAACAAATAGAATATTCGGACCAGCGGATACTCTTTCTGGAGAGATATTCTTCTTCAATAAAGACACGAAAGAATTTACGACGGTTAATTGCTAAAAATAAAGAGGACTAGGAAAAATGAAATTTGGGGATTTTTACAGTAAGGCTGCACTGAGCATAGACTTCACACTGGTTTCTGCAGGCAGTCAGGAAGTTATAATTGAAAGCACAAAGAACGAAAGTCCACAGCGGGTTGAGGATTTCCTCGATCACGCCGTGGTCTTCTTCTCTCTGGACAATAATAAGATTGTCGTGGAGGTTGACAATTAATTTGAAAGGAGGAAACTCTATGTACAATGAGTATGTAGTAGTTGTTCTTAATAAGAAAACAGTTCAGCTATCTCTGGACGATTTCTTTTCGTTACCAGATAATGAATGGAACGAAAGATATAAAAACTATACACGCAAGGACGGCAGGAATACAAACACACGAACATACTTATCCAGAAATGCTGAAAAGATATTCGGCAGTTTGAATATTCAGTCACTCATTAATGAATTGTGGTGCTTTAACGAGAAGTACAAGGATCTCTTTGAAGTGGATAGAGCGGAACTTTATAGATCATTCCACATTCCGAAGAGATCCGGCGGCCTTCGTAGAATCGATGCACCTAAGCCGAGACTTATGGAGGCGCTTCGGGAACTTAAGTTCATCTTCGAGGATGGATTTGGTGCGATGTATCATACATCAGCATTTGCATATATAAAAGGCAGAAGCACACTGGATGCAGTAAAGAGACATCAGGGTAATGAAAGTAAGTGGTTTGCAAAGTTCGACCTTCATAACTTCTTTGGAAGCACAACTCCGGAATTCGTGACAAAGATGTTCAGTATGATTTTTCCGTTTTCCAGAGTTCTTGCGGTTCCGGAAGGAAAGAAATATTTCGAGCAGGCAATCAGCCTTGCGTTCTTAAACGGCGGGCTTCCTCAAGGAACTCCGATCAGCCCACTAATAACAAACATCATGATGATCCCAATTGACTACAAGCTGTTTAATATGTTCAGGGATTATGATAACAGGAAGTTTGTGTATACAAGATATGCGGATGACTTCATCATATCATGTAAGATAGACTTCAGTTACAAGATGATTGAGGACGAAATAGTAAAGGTTCTTCAGGAATTCGGAGCTCCGTTCGAGCTTAATAGAAAGAAGACAAGGTATGGTTCTTCTGCAGGTTCAAACTGGAATCTTGGCGTAATGCTTAATAAGGACAATCAGATTACAGTCGGATATAAGAACAAGAAAAAGTTCACCGCAATGTTGTATTCATACGGCATGGACAAAAAGAACGGAAAGGACTGGTCGTTGAATGACATTCAAGTGCTCGAAGGGTATCGTAATTACTTCTCGATGGTCGAAAAGGAAGCCATTCAGAAAATAGTTGACAAGATGAGTCAGAAGGTCGGCTTGAATATAGCTGAGTCAATTAAGAATGACTTGAAAACTTTATAAGGTGATACCATTCATGGCTTGAGGAGGAATATGATGAACCCAAAACAGGCAATGGCTTGCTCTGCTATTGTTGATATCCTTAGGATTTTTGCAGACACAGAGATCGGCGGTCAGTATGAAATTAACTACGAGGAAATTTCGGCATATCTTGAATCATTTAGGTTTGCGACTGACTACTTTGAGTGTCTGACGAAAGAGGATGTTTATGAACGGTTTACTCAGGATATCTACAACGGCTTACCAGTCTGGAGATGGCTTATACTTCCGGAATGGACTAAGGAAATGGTAGAGCGTAGCTTTAAAGATGAGTGCGACGCTGAATATAAGGAACTCTGCAAGCAATACAAATGTCTCACCTGTAAATATTATAAGACTGATAGGACAGAGATTGGTATGCATCACGAGTGTATATTCCTTAAAGGGCAGGAACGCGCAAAACGATTTAGCGACAGACGCTTTGTTCTTAGACGTGATGAAGAACCATTTAAGTTAAAGAGAAAATGCAAAAATTATGAAGTAAAAACAAAACAAGAGGTAATGTGAAAATGAAAGGTTATTCTGGGATATTTGGAATTATCTTATCAACAGCGTTTATGATAACAGATGCAACCACACCTAGTTTAAATATAGTTTGCTCTATTATTTTTAAAACAATTTATATATCCATGTTCGTAATTGTTTGCGTGTGGGTAATACTTGACAACAGAAAAGAACAGAGAGAAAAGATGGAAAGAGATACAGCGAAGCGAAAGAAAATGATCCGGCAGCAATGGGAAAATGACTACGCTGCATTCAGGAAGGAGAGAAATTATCATGGGTGATCTTAAGAAGACTGGAAAACTGGTTGATATTAACCTCGTGCTCAGAGAATATAACAAACTTTTATACACATGGTTAAAAGAAGTTAAGACAAGTATTGATGCTGGAGAGGGCAAGGAAGTTGCTGAAAAGATCGAGCAGAAGTACAGATTCCAGGCACAAGGCTTTCTAAGAGCTCTCAGAAAGATGATGTGCAACAATGATATGCATCAGCTGAGAGCACAGTTCAACAACACAATTAAGAAATCAGGTTTCATCATATACGGAGAGGATGGTTTTAATGAGTTGCGTAAGTGCGGAGGAAATGCAGAAAGCACAGACAAAAGCAATTTAGGACTTAGAGAGGGCCTTGAATATATTAGCGAAAAATATACTCGAAAATACGCCTGCAATGATTGCAACAGACTTAAGGAGGATTTAAATGAAGATAATTCATAAAAAGCCAGTACCTTTGGGAAAGCTTGAACAGGGTGAGGTTTTTAAGGTAAATCTTGAGGACAAAACGATGTATATCTACCTCGGAGAAAGAGATGAGAAGCTTCAGGAGGCAGGGTATAGATGCAACTGCGCTGCTCTTGATGTAGGTTATCTCTGGACATTCGAGAAGGATGAGCTCGTATATCCCGTTCAGGGCGCGTTTGTAGAGGGTGCAGAGGAATGAGGGTATTCTTATCACTCCCGTTCGATGGACGCTCTGACGAGCGTATAGAGCGTGAAATTGAGCGTATGAAATCCTGGTTTTGTAGCAACAGATATATCATGGAAGTTCCTCAGGATGGCGAACCAAGATTCCGGAAGATAAAAGAAGATGAAGTTGAGTTCGTTGACGGCAGGATCACTGTTGAAACGAAGCCTAATACAGCCCCTACAGCGGGCGTGAGGGCATGTTTCAAAGGAAGGGTGTACTGCTTAGGCGAGGCGATTAAACTGCTGTCTACGTGCGACGAGGCGCTGTTTAGCGAGGATTATGATGACGCAAAAGGCTGTCGTGTTGAGATGGCTGTGTGTGACATCTATCATATTCCAAGAATCATAATTGATCCGGAAATAAATGATAAGTGGCGGTCAGCACTAAACGCAATGTATAAGAAAGGGAAGCTGTTAAGGTAATGTTTCTGGCATGTGATACAAAACTCTTATCCAGTCAGGATGTAGACAGGATAAGTAAGACAACCGAGATCTATCTTTCATTTCTTGATGCAGTTAAGGCTGCGTCGAGAATGAAGAAAGGCGGAAATGTTCTGCGTGTAGTTGACGCAGAACAGGATGCATTTATAGGGTTTATCGTTAGCCCTTGTAAATAACGTAAGCGACCAGAGAGATGATATCATGTAAGATATGTTTTGCCGCAGCATTAAGACATATCCGGCAGGATATTCTTTTGGTGTTACCGGAAGATAAGCAGAGGTATTTGTTAATAATGTTTTAAAGTTTCTGAAGGTTAGGGAAACTTTAAAAGTCTGGTTAAAACAATAATTCAAAGGAGTAAGGTAAGCATGAATAAAGAAATTTTCCAGCTAATAGACACAGGAAACGGACAGTCGTACTTCTGTAGTTCAAAACAGGCAGTACAGAAGATGATAGCAGAAATCACAGGGCTTCCTATGAGTGATAATGCAGTAAGGGAAGCAGCGAATGGGCAGAGCGACAGTTTCTTAGTGGAAGCCCATCCGTTATATGACAAGAATGGTCTGTAATATCGTTCAGCAGTAGACGCGGGACTGATTGATAGAAGAAATGATGTTGACTATAACATGCTTTTGCTGTCAGCGAAAGTAACGCGAAAACTTGATCACCGAATTTTGTTTTAAAATTTCTGTTTGATCGCAAAACAAAAATATTTAAAAGTTCTTCAGTCAGTGTTTGAAAAAATTATACTGTTTGATCCACATAACTGTGGGAATTATAAACAACTTGACAGTATTTCTATTAATGTATATCTAAATATACAGTGTGCCAATAAACGATTCGTAATTGTCGAGTGTCTCAGTTCTGACTCGACATAAAAATAAAACGTGACTGAGTTCCGGGCAGGCAATGGTAAGCCGGGAGGTCATCGGGGTTCGAGGCCCCGGTCCGGAATCGCCCGTGTGCCATGTGTACAAAGGGTTTCTAAGTCGCCGGTTTTGGAAGTGGTCGGCGGCTTATGTATGGCGGGATAGAGCAGAGGTAGATCGCCAGACCCATATTCTGGAAGTCGTCGGTTCGAGTCCGGCTCCCGCAATCATTATCTAATATAAGGCTATGTGTGGTGGTATTTTTATTCATAAGTTACTCTCCTTTTCAAAAGCATATTAAATTTCGGTGTTGTGCATACTTTCAAACCTCCATTTAAAGTTTCCCCGGCATCCCCTTTAATGCCGGGTTTTCACTACCATGTTGTTGACCACACATAGTATATGCTTCAAGAGCATAGTGTAAAGGATAGCACATCTGTTGTCAAGACAGATAGACTGGGTTCGATTCCTGGGGCTCTTGTTATTGTGCCGCTTAGTGATAGAATGGTAACACGCTTTCCAGTAATGGAAAGAGGCGCCGGTTCGATTCCGGTAGAGGTACTTTCGAGGTGATATTATGAAAACTTCTGGTGGGTATTTTGATTCTGAAAGACTTAGCAAGATTGATGAATCAGACAGGAAGGAAATCCTTAATTTAGTAGAGTTCAAAGAGAGGATGAAAAGTCTTCTCACGGAAAACAAAGTTGGAACAAACGGCAGTGAACGGTTCTCGTTGGTGAAAGCAGACTGTTAATTCATGATAAAACAGTCAGTAAGTAATCGACGAGGGTGCGGGTTCAACTCCTGCAGCTGCCCTGGGGCATAGCCAAGCGGTAAGGCAACGGACTTTGACTCCGTCATTCCCGGGTTCAAATCCCGGTGCTCCAATCTACGAAAGGGTATTTAATATGAAAGGTTCTAAGAAAGACAGATGGTTAAAAGATGGTATCAAGGAATCTAAGAAGCACTACAAGAAACTTTGGAATCGCAGAGTAAGACATTCAAAAGAAGAACTTACGAATAATAATTATCGTAAATTAGGAAGTCAAGAAATGTACAATTATGTGCCTTGATATAATACGGGAGAATTCTCTAGCGGCAATGAGGGCGGATTGTAAATCCGCTGGCTATGTCCTTCGATGGTTCGAGTCCATCTTCTCCCACTTGCTTGCCACGCATAAGACAGAAATGTACTGCGGACCGAGGCAAGTTTTTAGGTGTCCCACTGCCTTAAAGGTGGAACATTATTGGAAAACGGTTATCGCCGTTTGCGTTGCGGAGCAGAAATGTTTTGCGATATTTTCGGACCCGGATTTGTAGGCTTGCGGAGATTATAATAGAAACCTACTTCCCTCAACCAAATAATCAGGACATACTGAAGAGCTCTTTAATGAGCCGTGTTTCTAAGCAGCCCGCCTGGTGGCGTGAGGGGTTTAGTTGCTCCGGTAAATCTTCGGATAATAACCGGTTTGAAATTAGCCACATGCGTGTGTAAAAGAGAACTTCAATTAAATCTCCCAACGAACATACCGGTTGAGTAGTCGGGAGTTTGCTTTTCACATAACCGCCCAGCTATGGCGGGAAGTTCTGTTAGCTATTAGTGTGAAGGCAATGATTAGTAATTGGGGTATACGTTTTCGGATGTATACTTGAGGGAGTCGGAGAAATCTAACTCCCTTATATTTATATGAGGTACTAGCTTAATAGTAAAGCCCTGCCCTTGGAAGGCAGAGATTAGGGTGCAACTCCCTAGTACCTTACCTGGCGGAAGGTAGACTCCGCATTTACCCTTTGAAGTACGCACAGCCTATTGCGATGCGTCACCAAGCTGTCTGACTCCAAGGAAGACAGAAGGTAGCCAGATAAAGAGGGGTCTTGTTAATTATTAACAAGAATAATTACTGGTTTAGAGATTTGTAATGACATCATGCTTTTATTTACCTCCAACCTGATAAGTTGGCAATGCGGTGGGAATCCGCTCTTCCTCCCTACGATGGAAGTAGGCTAAGAATAATAAAGGCGGCTTTTGCTGTCAGCGAAAGTAAAGCAAAGTTAGTTTGCAAAATAGCAAACCCTAAAGATCAGGATCGAAATTTCTTCCTGGCCTGGCGGCCCGAAAGAAATGACGATCATGATCTCAGTCTTTAGATTACAAACAATCTAATTCGCTCCTGAAATCCAGGGGCGATTCTTATCTCAGAAGAAAACAACATAAATGGAGGAATTTACAATGAGAGTATTACTTCTGTTCCGTGGTGCTCCCGGTTGCGGGAAGTCCACATTCATTAAAAACAACTACTTAGAGCCGTACACACTTTCAGCAGACTCGCTGAGAATGTTATACGGCTCACCTATCCTTAACAAGGAAGGTAATGAGGAAATTGATCAGAGCTTAAGCAATGATGCATGGAATCTCCTCTTTGAAATCCTGGAACGTCGTATGGCTAACGGAGAGTTTACGGTCATCGACGCAGTTAATTCAAAGACAACAGAAATGAACAGATACAAGGATCTCTGTGAACGTTATCGCTATCGCTGCTACTGTATTGATATGACCGATATTGATCCAGAGGAAGTAAAGCGTCGCAATAGACAGCGAATCGGCTACAAGGTTGTTCCGGAATTTGCAATCGACAAGATTTATGCAAGATTCAAGACACAGAAGATTCCGGGAAGAATCAAGGTTATCAAGCCTGATGAACTGGATACAGTATGGGGCGCACCTGCAGATTACAATGGTGTGTATAAGAAGATTCATGTTATCGGAGATATTCATGGATGTTATACAGCACTGAAAAAATACATAGAAGAATTTCATGGCTCGGCTTTTAATGAAGACGAGCTTTTTATATTCCTTGGTGATTACCTGGATCGAGGAATCGAGAATGCAGAAACATTCGCATACCTCTACGAATTATCTCAGCTTAAGAATATAGTGTTCCTCGAAGGAAATCACGAACACCATCTTAATGACTGGGGTCATGACTGTGTATCAGTATCCAAGGAATTTGAGTTCCATACAAGACCGCAGCTTGAAGAAGGCGGTATCTCAAGATCGGATGCAAAGCAGTTCTACCGTAAATTATGGCAGATGGCTCACTTTAATTTTGCCGGTAAGGAATTCCTTATAACTCACGGTGGACTTAGCTGTATGCCTGACAATCTTACACTTGTCCCAACAAAGACAATGATTAAGGGTGTCGGCAATTATAAGGATTCAGTTGAAGTGGATAATGCATTTATGCAGAACACAGTTGACTGTATTCAGATTCACGGTCATAGAAATGTTGATGATGTTCCGATCGAGGTCAATGATTGCTGCTACAATCTTGAAGGCAAGGTTGAGTTCGGCGGATGTCTCAGAGGTGTAACGATTTATCCGGATGGAAAGATCGAAACACATGAAATGAAGAATGATGTATTCAAGGAATTTGAACCTGAGACAGATGATTATGCACAGCATCATCCACACGATGGTACCGTTGGTGATATGGTTCTTGCAATGAGAGCAAGCAAGCTCATCAAGGAAACTAAAGAGGGTGAGATTTCGTCCTTCAACTTCACAAGAGAAGCTTTCCAGAACAAAGAATGGAATGGCATGACCACAAGAGCAAGAGGATTATTCGTCGATGTGCCGAATGAGAGAATAATTGCTCGTGCTTATGATAAGTTCTTCAACATCGGTGAACGTGAAGAAACAAAGCTTGAATGGCTGAAGAGGAAATTCGTATTCCCTGTAACGGCATACAGAAAAGAAAATGGTTTCCTCGGACTTGTATCATATGATCCATACAAGGACGACCTGTTCATTGCGTCCAAGTCAAGTACAACAGGCAGTCATGCAGGATACATCAGAGAAATTCTTGAGAAGACTGTTTCCAAGGAAGCAATTGAGGCAATAAAAGGATACACTAAGGAGAATAATGTTACATTCGTCTTCGAGGTGATTGACCCAGTAAATGATCCACACATCATAGAATATCCAAAGCAGAAACTTGTACTCCTAAATGTCGTTCACAACTACACATTCTTCGAGGCATACAGCTACGAGGAAACTCAGGTGATTGCGAATACAATTGGTGTAGAGTGCAAGGAAAAGGCAGCGGTGTTTAATGACTGGACAGAGTTCAATAAGTTCTACAATGAATGCCATAAGAATGACTACCTGTATGACGGCAAGGAAATCGAGGGATTCGTTCTTGAAGATGCTAACGGTTACATGACTAAGATGAAACTTAACTACTATAACTTCTGGAAGTTCATGAGAATGGTAGCTCAGGTCGTTGGCAGACAGGGTTATATGCACGAAACAAGCAAACTTACAACACCAATCATGAATATGTTCTACGGATTCCTCAGAAGAATCAAGGAAGAGGGGCAGGAAATTCGTTCATACGATATTATTGGGCTCAGAAATGCATTCCTTGAATCAGATGAAGGTAAAGAATACAAGGGAAAAATCCTCTGCGACTACGAAGAATGATTCACAGAAAGGGGATTAACCAATGGGCGGACCAAGATGGGTGCCGAGTAATATCGGTCCCAATGTGTACTACGACTTTAACAAAGTTCCTACTCCAAGGGAACTCAAGCATCTCAAGAGTCTTCTCTATGACTTTGGCGTTAACGAGAAGATTCCTGAGTTTGCATCAAGACAGGAAATGCACAACTGGAAAAAGCGTGTTATAAAGCAAAGTTTAGCGTAAGTAAAGAAAGGTTGGGTAAGATTATGACACTTAAAATTTCAGAGGGCAACTCAAAGATGGGAAAGATCGCAAGTGTATCTCTTCCATCAGTACTTTCATGCAGACCGGGTGCCAAGTGCATCAAGAACTGCTATGCAAGAAAGCTTGAAAATTTAAGACCTCCAGTAAGAGCAGCTTATATGCATAACTGGGAGGTGCTTAACAATCAGCCTGAGGTTTTCTGGAAGGAAATTAATGCGGTGCTTGCACTTAATAAGTTCTTCCGATTCCATGTGTCAGGAGATATTCCTAATATGGAATACTTCAAGAACATGGTTCAGGCAGCAATCAATAATCCGGAATGCAGAATCCTCTGCTTTACAAAGCAGTATGAAATTGTGAATGAATATATTGAAGATGAAACAACCCCTGAGATTCCTGAGAACCTCAGGGTTATCTTCAGTATATGGATTGCTCAAGAATATAGTAATCCGCACAATCTTCCGGAAGCACATGTTAAGAACAAGGCGCATCACTGGACACACAGACCAGATGCAAAGCCGTGTCCGGGAAATTGTACAGATTGTGCATTAGCGTTTGCTAATTGCTGGTCGCTGAAGAACGGCGAACAGGTAGTATTTGATCAACATTAAGGTAAGTAGAAAGGATAGGTAAGTATAGTATGGGACTTGATATGTTTTTATACAAGAGGGTTAAGGTTAAGGAACCACCAGAACCAAGAGAGATTATGTACTGGAGAAAAGCGAATCAGATTCGCCAGTGGTTTGTAGACAATACAGGATACAACACAGAGTCAAATTGTGAGGAACATCCGGTAACAAAGGAGCAGCTTACTCAGCTTCGTGATGACTGTCTGAAGGTTGTTGAAGCTTATAAGAAGAATAAAAATCATCGTACATCAAGGAAATTACTTCCGTCGAGTGATGGCTACTTCTTCGGAGGAACTGAATATGACCGGTGGTATTATGATGAGGTTGAACGAACAGCGAGGGAACTTACCGAGATCTTACGAACGGTCAATTTTAACACATATGAAGTCTTTTATTATGAATGGTGGTGATTCTCATGACAGTTGATGCAGGAATGTATAAGACAATTGATGTATCAGAGCTCAAGAGAAACAACAAGCAGCTCAGTGCGGGGCTTATTGCTCCGGCAACACAGAGTTGTCCAGAAGATGTCTGTGAAGACAGAACATCAGACCCGATCAAGAGTATGAAAGATATTGAAAGGGTTTGTGATTATTTAAAAAAGAACGGCAGATGGCGTGATTACATGCTGTTTGTTGTAGGAATTAACTTCGGGTTGAGAGTTAGCGACCTCAGGCTTCTGAGGTTTGCTAACATTATCAATCCGAATTTTGTTTTTAAAGACAGATTTCCGGTCTTCGAGAAGAAGACAAGGAACACCAGGAAAAAGAAAGTCAACAGATATATAACCGTCAACGATGCAGTAATTGAGGCGGTTACATTATATCTTGAACATACAGACGGCGTTTCGCTCAGCGATTTCATGTTTCGTAGCTTGTCCAATAGAGGAAAGAACGTGAACAGTCCGCTTGATGTTAGGTCAATCAATGGAATTCTGTACAGGATCGCAGATGATTTATCACTGGATATGAAGATGTCCACTCACTCGTTGAGAAAGACATTCTGTTATCATCAGATGTTAATGAGCCATAACGATCCACGTAAGTTAATGTTGCTTCAGAAGATGTTGAATCATTCTTCCCCAGCACAAACACTTGCTTACATAGGAATCACGGCGGAGGAAATTGACGAAGCGTATAGGAATTTAAATCTCGGCTCCGTAGATCACAACTACTTATCCGGTTGTGATATTGTGGAAGTTAAGGAGGAAGTAAGTTAATGCAGGTTTATTTAGATAGCGCAGCCACAACAAAGCCACTTGGTAACGTAGTGAACGCGATGCTCCCTTATTTACAGGAGTGCTATGGCAATCCAGGAAGTAAGTATAATCTTGGAAGAGAAGCTAAGGCTGCAATTGATAAGGCGAGAGAACAGGTTGCTGCGTTAATCAATGCGGAACCGGAACAGATAATCTTTACATCTGGCGGTTCTGAAGCAAACAATCTTGCAATCAAGAATGCCAAGGGATGCTCAAATATTATATGTTCTAATGTCGAACATAAATCTGTTTTAAAGTACAGTTCAATATACCATGAAGTGCTTGGTTCTCCAGTGTTAAAGGTAAATGAACAGTGTGTTCTGTCCGAAGAGGAAGTTAAGACAAAGCTCAGTAGCGTGGCAGTACCACATAAGACATTAGTTTCTACAATGTATGTCAACAACGAAACAGGTGCGGTGAATGATATCGAAATGATCTCAGAATATTGCAAGAAATTCGGAATGAAACTTCATGTTGATTGTGTCCAGGCATTATCTTGCCTTCAGGTTGATGTTAAGAAACTCGGCTGTGATTACGCTTCATTCTCAGCACATAAGATACACGGACCTAAGGGAGTTGGATGTCTTTATATAAGGGATCCTAAGTCTTTAGGGTTCTCGCTTCCAAGTCTTCCGAAGGTGGAAACTCATCTGATTGATGGCGGTTCTGCTCAGGAATTTGGAATGAGAGCGGGAACAGAAAATGTCCCGGGTATTGTAGGGTTCGGTGAAGCAGCTCTGACATTATCAGAAAATGTAGGATTCCTTGATTATACTAAGGATTTGTCTGAGTATTTCTGTGATGAGCTTTCTAAGAGATTATCTCCGAGCAGATACAGAATCAACTGCCAGGAATTTAACAACGGTAAGACGTTGAGCATTACATTCTTCGGAGTTGACAGTGAGACATTACTGATGTATCTGGACACTAATGAAGTGTATATATCAGCGGGGTCAGCTTGTACTTCACACGAAACAGTACCAAGTTATGTGCTCAAAGCAATCGGGATGACTGACGAAGAGGCGTTCTGCACAGTAAGAATATCGTTCGACTGGTTTTTGACAGAAGAAAAGATTAACTACGCACTTGATAAGATTGTTGAAGGGGTTCTGATGTTGAATCCAGAAAGGTAAGGTAAGGAGTGAGTATTATGACAGCAGGGTTCCTTAATGAGAGCGGAGATTTTGTTGCGACGACTAATGAAAGAGAGATTAGTGGTTGTCCGCTCTGCGGTAAAGCACCTTATTTGGTGCAGGACGAACATAATAGTTATAGGTTATATTGTGGACAACATCAAGACATTCGTACCCTTTGGTATTCAAGTCTTGAAAAGGCTGAAATAGAATGGGATGGAATAGTTATGAATCGTCTAGGCATTAAATCTCACGAAGAAAGCATGTCCGCAGAAGGCGAGAATGAGGTGGTCCATATCACAGGCGCTTCAATTATTGATGATCCGGATAGGGCTAGAACTTGTCCGATCTGCGGAAACAAACCAATATTCAGAACGGGAAAGACGGTGGCTGGCGAACACCGTTTTGCGCTGCATTGTAACAAGCATCAACAAGCCAACAACGAACTGTTCAGAACTGAGTGGCACGAAGACCCTTATGAGGCATTTAATGAATGGATTTCAGTATGCAACAAAGAAGAAGAGAAAGTTCATAATGAGCTTACAGATTTTTTAAAGGAGTGATTTGATGGGCCCGGAAGAAACAACAGCAATTCATATGGATTGGGCTGATGTGTCACACCGTGTGGATTGGTCTAGCTTAAGCTGTTCTAATGCTAACGCTGCAGTATTACGAGCAGAATCGGCTTCAGATATAGAATTACTAGGGCAGGGGTTAAGAAACGAAGTAGCTGACTGTAATCGAAAGATGCGGCATATGCTCGGTATGTTATCCAAGATAGCTGATCGGTTATCGGAAAAAGACGCCGAGGATCTAGCAGGGTTTATCAATAACTGCATCGAGGAATTCGAGAAAGGAATGTAAGATGAATTTAACACTTGAACCTTGTCCATACTGTGGCGATCAACCTAAGAGGCACAGTTACAAATATGGTACTAAAAATGGTGTAGAAAAAAGATATAGATTGCATTGTTCGCACCTGTTTAAAGATATACCATATGAGACAGTAATAACCGACCCTTGCACTGATCTTACCGAGGCGATGCTTGCGTGGAATTTAAAATCACGTGTGCTTAGAGGTATGGATTATGATGATATACTCGACACGTTCGATGAATATATAAGGTCAAAAATGCGTATGAAAATGACTTTTCATAACCATGATAAGTTTGTAGAATTCCTGGGAGGCGGTTAGCGATGCCGATAACAGAGGTAGACCTTGTATTAAACCCTTGTCCGGTATGCGGACGAAGACCAAAGTTAATTTCATACAACGCCGGGATTCTTTCTAACCCTAATTCTAAAACATGCTACAGATTTGTATGTACTCACAGTTCGCGCTCAAATATACGATCTTGTATAACTAAAACATTCGATAGGGTTTGGAAATGCCAGAAGGCGTGGAATGATGGCGAGTATGATATCTTCTCCAATCAAAAACGCCCCACTCGTACAGAGCAAATGGTTTCTCATGAAAAGTTTGTTGAGTTCCTAGGTGGTGAGTAAGATGGATCAGGATGTTGAAGCTATGATATCTGTGGATTTGACAAAGTATTTGGATGCGAAGCTATGTCCGGATGTGAAACTATGTCCGGGATGTAATCATCTCCCGGTGGGAACATATTACGATAGTGACGATCCCTACTACATATTAAAATGTCCAACATGTCAATCTGGGTTTAGTCCCACGTTATGCACTCCACCCAAAATAACTTTAGATGGTGCTATCATTTTCTGGAATAATAGAGTGGATTTCGTTAAAAATCGTATAGCAAAACGCAAGGGGCTTATTCAGTTTGATGATGTTAAGTACGATGATTTCGTAAGTTTCTTAGGAGGTGAGTAAGATGGGATGGCATTCGATATATGATGGACTTAATGATATGCCTATAGAGGGAAATGCATATATAGAAATATTAGACGAACAACAATTAATGAGCTTCAATATAAAGCCGTGCCCATTTTGTGAAAAAACTCCTTTGGCAATATGTTATGAAAATAAAGCGAATAAAATAGCGTTTAGATTACTATGCGTCCAACACCAGGATAAATGTAAGCCGGAATTGCGTACAGCACCGCATGACTGGCTCCATACTGCTGTACTGGGCTGGAACAGAAGAGTGGAGATAGTAATGAGTGAGCAAGGGAAAATAAAATCTAGCCACAATAAAGACGTTCAGTCCTTTGAAGATGTAAGTCATAAAGATTTTTTAAACTTCCTAGAGGAGGGTAATAATGGATAATAGCTGGAGTGACGCAGTTAAGAGATTGATCGGTAATGAGTTGCTACCATGTCCGATATGTGGTATGAGTCCTGGTATAAGTTGCGGGGAGAATTTTCTCAGCCATGATCTTTATTCAGTAGGTTGTTGTCACGCAGGGAATTCTGGTGATTGTCTTCCGTTAACAACACCTTTTTCTAGTGAATTTTCAGATTGCATTAGGATGTGGAATAATCTTGCGGAAGACTATTATAAGTCGATGATCAATTTTAACTCGTTTGTTAAGTCTGAAATAGAATTAGCGAATCAACAAGAAGAAAATTTACACGACAGTTTCATGGAATTTTTAAGGAGTAATTAATATGGGTAAGTTAAAAGTAATGACCAAAGATACGGTTTTAAAACGCAGAAGGTCAGACCTTTATAGCGGTGAACTTTTTAAGGTGGCTAAGTATGGTTCGCAAATAATTTTCATGGCTATTTCGGAATGTTATCTCCGAAACACTACCGGAAAAGAAGTTATTGCTAACGCTATAAGAATGGACACTGGTGGGCTCTGGGAAATCAGTGATGACCTTGATGTGATCCCAGTCAACTGTGCTCTTGTGGAGGATTATGATGACGGCGGAGGTGAGTAATATGGCAGAAGAAATGAAACCATGTCCGGTTTGCGGAGAAGAGTCAGTATTAATGAGACCTAAGAGAGACAACCTTATATGGGACTGGCTTAGGAAACCTGCAAAAGATGGTTGTTTAGTGATGTGTGGCAATCCGTCATGCTCTTCTAAATTACATTCTTTTGCTGTTGATCCGGCTGATGCGGTAGCCGAATGGAATGCGATGTGTGAAACAGCTAATAAATTAGTACCATGTCCAGTGTGCGGAGCCGAACCAACAGCGACAATCAACCCGAGTAAGTTGCATGGACACTTTTTCATGTGCAGTAATTTAAATTGCGGATTTGCAAAGCATTGCGCTCCAAACCCAAACAGGGATGCTGCTATTAAAGAGTGGAATGAGATGATCTCAGTGTGCGAACATTTATATAGCCCTAGTGGTATATCGAAAGTAAGATGTGCGGTAGAAAATATAGCAGAAAATACACCAGTAGTTCATGAGGAATTTGTAAGTTTTCTAGGAGGTAAGTAAGATGGAATGGATTAATGGCGGTGTTACTTCAGAGAAAGACAGGTATGTTATCTGTTCTGAATGTGGCACACAAATATTTGTATTTGGCGGAGGATTTCGTAAGTTCGAAGACATCGAAATGCCTGATGCTTGTCCGGATTGTGGATGTAAGGTTGGCGAGAAGAATCCTTTGTGTCAAAACTTCGAGGAATTTCTACGGGAGGAATGAATAATGAGGTTATGGTTGATAATGAAATTGCTTGAGGAAGATAAGAAGGATGAACCACAGAGTTTGCTGCTCGATATAATTGAAACGGTGATTTCATTCATAGCGCTTGTTGCGTTTTGTTGGTTTATCTGGGTTATAGCATTGAATGGAGGTAAAGGTTACTAGTAGATGAGGTTGATAAAAATATTAAATATATGTTATAATTAAATCGTAAGAATATTTTAAGTTTGTTAGGTAAGTAGGAGGATGTTATATGACATTTGATAGAAAAGATAATAGTTGTTTTGATCCGGATAAAGATAGTTACTTAGGAACTTTATGCGAACAGTATAGTTCACTTTCCGAAGAAGAAAAGAAAGAATTTATGGAAAAGCTTAATGGTCCTAAAGAGAGAGCTATCGACCCGTCTAAACTTAAATGGTTTCTTGATAAAGCCGGACAGATAAAGTCTCTTATAAAAGAATGTACTACGGAATTTAAGTTTGATATTAACATCAATGACAGTAGAGATGCTGTAGTTGAAGTTGTTTTATTACAAATGGATCTTGATGATGTAAGAAAGTTGAGAAAAGTTTGTGATGGGTGTAAGTTTTTTGAGATAGTAATAACTGACAATGGCTATCTTAAAATTAGTTTTTCATTCGATGTAATAATTAAGGTCGGAGGTAAGTTATTATGATGTTTCAGGATATTAAAGATAAAATGAATGAATATATTAAACAGGGGTCTTGTGGTTATAATATTCCAGACACAGAGGGACTGGCAGAGAAAGTCAATAATGCCACTAATGTTATGCTTGATGTGGCTAATAAAGGCTTGATGGATTCTGGACTTTATGATGTTGAAAAATTTGAGTTTAGTTTTGAAACTTCTGAAGATGACGTATATTTTACGATCAGACTTGGCATGTATATATGCGTGGCTGATATGCAAGATGAAGGTAGGCATCTTCTGGATTTAATTGAATGCGGCGATAGTTTTTCTATCTATTCAGGCGAGATAACATCTGATGATGGCGAGAAAAAGAATATGATTTGCATGGAATTGCATTTTAATTGTAGGAGGTAAGTAGCCATGAATGATAGCAGACGTAAGAAACTCGACACAGTAAGATCAAAACTTGACGAACTTAAAATGTCCTTACAGGACGTAGTAGATGACGAACAGTATAGCTTCGATAATCTTCCGGAACAGTTCCAGGAAGGTGAGCGAGGTGAAAAAATGGAGGAAGCAATCAGCAACCTTGAAGATGCCATAGACTATATTGATTCTGCGATGGAATCTATATCGGAGGCGACAGCTTAATGAACTTTATTATAGGCACAATCGGATTAATTATTATTATAGCAGTTTCTTCATATCGGAATGCTGTGTCGGCAGCAAGAGAGAAGAAATTTCAAGAGGAATATCTCAGGGATACGATCAGTATGTCTGAATGGATGAGAACCGTAACAGATCAGTTTGACGAAGACGAGATAGCGAAGCAGACTTCATACACCGAAGTAGAAGATGTTATCAAATCTATTCCACATCAGAATGAACTACGTCAGGTTCTCAAGGAATACCACTTCCGTGAAGATGATATAATAAATTTCCTGAATAGAGTTTATCCAGGAATGGTAAAAAGGATTCAGCTCGGTAAGCAGGGAAAATTACCTCACGACGATGCTATATTCGGAATAAAAAGTCCTGGTGTCTGGAATAGAGCAGAGGTTAATAAGTGGTTAGTTCATCGTGATATAATGATATGGCTTGACAAGGAATTGCGCGATCATGGAATCTCAGAACCAATGAGATTTATTGACGGCGCACATGCTGATATAGGCGAGTTTCGCGACGGGACAATAACCGGTGTTAGGGTACAGGACGATAATATGAAAACGATTGGAGGCTTGTATTATTGGCATCCGTCAAAGAGGCCGTATTTGTATATCGCCAGGAGGTAAACCTTTGAAACAGGTAAGAAAAAATAAATAAGAAGGGGTAAGATGAAAATGTTTAAATCTTCGGAGGTTAAAAAGGGTATAGAAAGAATAGGTTCTTTTATTAAAGAGAACGAAGAAAGAATAACAGGAATTTCGGTAATGTCACGAGGGCCATCCGATCTGATGGGAAGTACCGCGCGGTTTATGTTACAATTTAAAACTATTATGGTTTCTACCACATTGGGAAGCATAACGCTTAGGACTAATGCGGTAGATTTTTTATGTCTTGAAGGCATAAGTAAGATAGTAGATTGCGGCACGACGAATGATGGTAGCAGGAAGTTCACAGTAATCTGTGGATTTAAAGGTTCGTCACAGTGGTACTCCTTAGACATACATCTATACTGCTCCGGTCAGACAAAGGCTGAAAGTTGACAGTAGTATGTTTTTAATGTTATAATAAAAACGCAGAACAGATCGTGATGTTTTAGTAAGTGAATATGAGGTGTTTTTAATGTATAACGAAGAAGTTAAGCAACGATATTTGGGATCTTTGAGTAAGGTGAGTGCCGTTAAAATGGCTACTAGCGTATTCAAAACTACCGAACCTTTCGAGGAAGAGCTTAACAAGGATGTTTGCTTCTTTGATGATACGGAAATTAAAGCAATACTTGCAGACATGTCGGTCATGGGTGGAGGAACTACAAATAAAGGACCAAGAATTCAGGCGTTACAGAACTATGTTAAGTGGCGTGCTGAATCCGGGGTTAAAGGTGTTAATTTAAATATACTCGAAACAAAAGGTGATCCAACAGCTAAGATTCGTGAGAGAATGGTAAAGAGTCCGGAGCACCTTGAGGCGGTTCTCAATGCCTTATTCAGGCCAGTTCTTGCAAAAACGGTAGATGTTGTATATCGCTCAGCACTATGGCTATGTTACGCCGGGCTTAGCAGAAATGATTTTGAGAATGTTAAAGTTTCGGGAATTGATTTAAAAAATAAGACGGTTACTGTAGGAGAAGATACATATACTCTTTACGATCAGTCATTAGACGCAATGGAATTATGCATTGGGCTTGAGGAATTCGCTATGATGCATTCATTTTACAACGGGAAAGATAAAAGATTTATTCAAGAGGATACACTACTACGATGTTCTACAGGAATACTTACTCCAAAGACATTATCGACGATGATAAATCGAAGGCTGACAATGCAGGATAGATTAGGAATATCTATTCCCAGAATAAAAATTGAAACAGTGATTGAGTCTGGTTTGTTTTACCGTGCATACCAGGATAGTTTAAGAGGAATTGATGTTGATTTTATTAATGTTGCCCGAAAGGATATGGAAGGCAAAGAATATTCAACAACCTACAGAACAATGGAGAGACAGATTATAGATCGCTCCAGAAAATATAAAGCAGAATACGACCGCTGGGTTGAAGTATTTTACAACTAAATAAGAAAAAGAGAGTCTTAGTCTTTTTGATTAAGGCTCTTTTTATATATTAACTAACTGGGGATTTATCCCTAAACAAGAAAGGTAAGGTAATTTATTATGGCAGAAGAAAAGAAAATGAACCTCGTTCAGAAGCTCGCAAAGATCAGAGACATCAGCGATGTTGTTAAGAAAAACAAGAAGGGTTATAACTATACCTACGCTGATGTTACAGTTATTCTTGCGAATGTCACAGCCGGAATGAAGAAGTACGGCGTTTCACTTATTCCAAGTATTGTTCCGGGAACTGCAAGCATCAGTCAGAATGTTATTAGCAACACTAAGGTTTCTAAGACCGGTGAGGCTTTTGACAGCAAGACAACTGAAATGATTTTCTCGGCAGAAATGATTTACCGTTGGGTAAATGACGACGACGCTACAGATTTTATCGAGGTTCCGTGGTTTACAACAGGTTCTATGTCAGATCCTTCACAGGCAATGGGAGCTGCGATGACTTACAACATGAGAACATTCCTCACATCATTTTTCCAGATCGCTCAGTCAGATAATGACGTTGACGCTTACAGAAGCAAGCAGAAGGAAGCTGAGGAATCTGTAAACAAGGCAGTTGTTGTCGGCGTTATCGGAGAAATCGACAAGTTTGTTAAGGGATATCTCGCTGAGCACGCTGACAAGAGAGAAGAAATGATTGAGTTCATTTCTAAGTATGTCAAGAATGCTAATTATAATGCAATTAAGGATCTCGAAACAGCTACTCAGCTTCTCGAAGACCTTAAGAAAAAATATACAGCAAAGACTAAGTAATTATTAACAGGAGGATTTATTTATGGGATTCAGAAATGGTGCTTACGCAACAATTTGGGAAGTAAACCCAACATCACAGACAATGACTAAGGTCAGAATTTCAACATCCAGAAAGGATAAGCAGACAGGAAACTGGGAAACAGACTTCAGCGGATTTGTCGCTTTCGTAGGAGCAAAGAACGCAGAACTCGCAGCTCACCTCAACGCAAAGGACAGAGTTAAGCTCGGCGATATCGACGTTACTACAAAGTACGACAAGGACAAGAAGATTACTTATACAAACTATGCTTGCTTCGGCTTTGAAATGGCTGGTTCAGGAAATTCAGCAGAAGCGGCAGTAGAATCTGCGGTTGAAAAGGCCGCAGAGCAGGATGATCCGGAAGGAATTCTCAGCGGCGGCGCTGTTCCATTCTGATGACCACGGGATTATTGGTTGCAGCTATTGTTATATCTGGAACAGCTATCACATATTTTATATGTGAGGTAGTTGCTTATATAATGATAGTAGCAATTGAAAGAGAGGGTCAGAAATGGAACAACAAATCTATAAAGCAATAGTTAATAACATGAGATTCTCATATTCAAGGATTTCATGTTTTAACGACTGCAGATATCAGTGGTTTCTCAAGTATATAGACGAGAGCGAGGATAAGGAATTATTTTATGCCAGCTATGGCAAGTTAGTTCACTCTATCCTCGAACGTTTTTATACAGGGAAACTCCAGAGGGACGAACTTACAGCAACATTTCTTAGGGAATTCAGTGCGGTCGCTCAGCCGTATCCATCAGATAAGATCGCAGCGAACTACGTCGAGAAGGGAATCAATTACTTTAACAACTTCGAGCCGGTTGACGGGAAAATTCTCGGAGTTGAAAAGAAAGTTGAGTTCAATATCGGCGGGTATGATATGATCGGGTTTATTGATTTGCTGTACGAGAAGGACGGGGAGATTTATGTTCTGGATAATAAGTCCAGAGAGCTAAAACCTCGTAGTAAGAAAAATAATCTCGTCAAGGACAAGGAACTCGATGATATGTTGAAGCAGCTCTATGTTTATTCGGCTGCGGTTTATGATGAATACGGGAAATTTCCGAAGTATCTTTGTTTCAACTGTTTTAAGAACGGAGTTTTTATTCAGGAGGAATTCAACGAAGATGCTTATAATAAAGCATTAAGATGGGTGATAGATACTATCGGAAAGATCAGGGATGCAGAAGATTTTTATCCGGCAATTGATTATTTTAAGTGCAGATATCTTTGCGGAGTACATGACGAATGTTGTTATTATAACATTAAGGGGTGAGGAGTATGAGAGCGGATGATATTAACAGTCTTGAAGCTGAATCAGGTGTTATTGCAACACTGATACACCATCCGGACTGGGTTTACCAGGCTGAAAATTTACTACCAAATCATTTTACAAACAAACAGAACCGCTGCATCTATCTCGGTATCCAGAATCTTGTCGATAAGGGTATCAAACAGATAGATGCCTTTAATATTCTTGAGGGTCTTAGCTCAAAGGAAACTACGAAGCGGTATGCTGACGAACTTACGGTCGAAGGTCTGCAGGAGTTTATCGCGCTCAGTGATATTCTTTGCAGATCCAGCGAGAAAGAATATGAAATGCTTGCGTCGAACATAGTCGATGCAGCTTTCAGAAGAAACGTATTTGTTGCTCTGGGAGAATGTCAGGCGGATTGCTGCGACAGAACCAAGGAAGACCTTGCTCAGGAAATTTATACACGACTTGACGATGTAATGATTAGTTTTACATCGTCAGACGAGATCCCGGAGTTCAGCGATGTAGCTGATGATATCTGGGCGGAAATCGAGAGTCATCAGGATGGTAATGAGTCGGGAATTCCGTTCAAATTTGATTCGCTCAACGCTTATGTTACTCTTGAGAAGCAGGAACTTGTGGTTCTCGGTGCTCCAAAGAAAGGAGCCAAGTCTATGTTCATGCTAAATGAGGCAGTTGACCTTATGAGGAAAGACAAGACTGTAATGTATATTGACAGCGAACTTTCTGACAGACTGTTTATGTGTAGAATGGTTTCACATTTGACCGGAATCGAATTTGTGAGAGTTCGTACCGGCAGATACACAGAAGAGGAAAGAGAAAAGATCAAGGAAGCTATTCTGTGGATCAAGTCCAAGAAGCTTGTACATCTTTATATGCCTATTTTTGAAACCAATGCAATCTACAGAGCTGTTAAGAAGGTTTCTCATAAGTTCGGCAGACTTGACGTTCTTATTGTTGACTATCTCAAGGCAACTGGTGATACAGATGCATTTGCAACATATGCAGAACTCGGAAAACTGACTGACCTTATCAAGAATAACATTGCAGGGGCGATGGATATTGCGGCATTAGCTGCGGCTCAGCTCACTGACGGCGGGAAACTTGCTGACAGTGCAAAGATCGCAAGAAACGCATCAACTGTAATTCTTCTGTTAGATAAAACTAACGATGAACTTGCGGCGGATGGCGTGAACTGCGGAAATAAGAAACTTATTGTCCAGTTTAACAGAAACGGAGCACAGCATACTTCGGGAGAATACATTGATATTCAGTTCAATGGTAATACAATCTCTCTGGAAGAAGCTGAAGCTCATGTACAAACATCACCATATTAATTTATGTTCCCGGCAGAAATGTCGGGAACATTAGTATAGTAAGAAAGGAATTAGAATCATGAAATTTGTAGTTAATGGAAAAGAATTCGACAACCTTGAAGAAGCACAGAAGTTCGAGGAAGAACTCAAGACCAAGGACCAGGCTGATATCAAGAAGAGATGTGCGGAAATCGACGAGGAGTTAAAAATGCTCCGTCTTGAGCATCAGAGACACGTTGAGAGAATCCACGAGATCGTTAAGAGATCAAATGAGCTCATGGATGAAAGACTTGAGATCGCTGGTCCGGTTGAGGCTCTCGACCTGTTATTCAACTTAATTAAAGAAGAACTGGAGTAAGGTATTTAAACTATGGAAATAGAAGATATACTTGAGATGGTGGACATAGTGGATTTAATATCTAACTATGTTGACCTTACCGAAAAATCAGGAGAGTATTGGGGACTTTCTCCTTTCCAGGACGAGAAAACACCCTCGTTTTCAGTAAGAAGGGAAACCGGCAAGTTCTTTGACTTTTCTTCTGGGGTTGGCGGCAACGCTATCACATTTCTTAAGTACTATTTTCATATCAGTTCTTACGAAGCTGTATTAAAACTCAAGGAAATCCTCGGAGTTAATGACGTTGCTGCTTTTAAATGCGCCAGAATTGATGCATCCAGAGTGTGCAAGAGATTTAAGCCTGTGGCTGAAACTAAAAAGCCAGCCACAGGAAATTCATTCTCTGAAACTTATATGGAACACTATGAAGATAGACCGGATAAGTATCAGGTATGGCGAGACGAGGGAATTTCTGATGAAGCACTGAAATATTTCGGTGTAAAGTACGATAGCTTTTCAAACTGCATTGTCTATCCAGTAAAGAATGAACGCGGACAGATCGTAAACATTGGCGGCAGAACTCTTGAACCAAACTTTAAGGCTAAGGGGATCCGTAAGTACACTTACTTTAATAAGTGGGGCGGGCAAATGAATATTGTCTATGGCTTGTATGAAAACATGGATGATATTATTGCCAAGAGGGAAATTATTCTCTTCGAGGGAATGAAGTCAGTTCTGATTGCTCGTGGTTACGGGTTCAAAAACTGTGGAGCGATACTCACATCTCATTTAAATCCGGGGCAAATGAAATTGCTGGCAGGATTAAGTGTTAAGTATAGTCTGAGGATTGTATTTGCGCTTGATAAAGAGGTGGATGTGTTCCAGGATAGGAATATCCAGTCGCTCAAGCGGTATGTAAACGTGGAAAGTTTCTGGGATAAAGATAATTTGCTTGACAAGAAGGATTCTCCAGTAGACAAAGGGCAAGCTGTGTTTGAAAGGTTGTATCACAATAAAATAAAGGTAAGGTAAGGTTAGGGGGAATAACCATGAAGTTCAGACGATATACACCTGAGGAAAAGCGTATTATGGTAGAGCTTTATAAGAAAAACAAGAGCTATCATAGCGCGGCTATTGATTTTGGTTGTGCTTTTAGTACAGTATACTATGCTGTTAATCCGGAAGCCTACGAATATCATAAAGAATATGTGGTTGGTGTCAGAAATCAGACCATCAAGAGAAAAAGGCGGTGAGTAGTATGTCAAGTAAAACCGAGAACAAGGATTTTTTCTGCGCTTTAGCAGTGAATACCGCCAAGCTCCTTGAATTGGTTACATACCGTGATCCAACCAGCGATACAATCGCAAACCATATGGTGAAAATCCTGAATACCAGGGATGATTTAGATAAAACTGAGTTATGGGTGCTCTATAAGAGTGCCCGTAATCTCAAAATAACAGGCGAGGTTAGTAAGAAGGCGATGGAAATTGCTACTGAAGACCTTAGATACCTGTTACATCTTGAGGGGTGAGGATTTTGGAGAAAAATTATATAATGTATCACTGTCATTCAGATTATTCGCTGAATGACAGCTGTACAAAGTATCAGGAATATATTGAGCTCGCTAAACAGAACGGAATGCGAGCTCTTTCCATTTCTGAGCATGGGAAACCATTAAACTGGACGGAAAAATGGGCCGCTTGTAAAGAAGCCGGGCTCAGGTATATCCATTCGGTCGAGATTTATCTTACTGAAACGCTCGAAGAGAAGGTCAGAGATAACTATCATACGGTTTTGATGGCCAAAAATTATGAAGGCGTTAAGGAAATCAACAAACTCATTAAGCTGTCCTGTGACGAGCAGCATTTCTACTACAAAAACAGGATTAGCTTCGAGGAATTTGTAAATCTTTCGGACAATATTATCACGACGAGCGCTTGTCTCGCTTCTCCGCTTGCGAAAATCTCCAAGGATAATCCGTGGTATATGAAACTGGCACAAAAATATGATTTTCTTGAGGTTCAGTATCATAATTGTGACGAGCAGATTAAGTTTAACAAGGATTTGTTAGCCCTATCTAAGGAAATTAACAAGCCCTTGATCGCTGGAACCGACACTCACTCTTCCAGTAAGTACAAGCAGGAGTGCAGAGCGGTTCTGATGGGTATGAAAGGTATTACATTCGATAACGAGGATGAATTCGACCTGTCGTTTAAGACCTATGATGAATTGGTCGAGGCTTTTAAGGAGCAGAACGCTCTTCCAGAAGAAGAATATATGCAGGCAATAGAAAACACGAACTTGCTGTATGATATGGTTGAGGATTTCGACCTCGATGTCACCATAAAGTATCCGATTATGTATGGCACGAGAGAGGAAGACGACCGGATTTTCTCGGAGAGAGTTGACAGGATGTTCGAAGAGAAGTTAAAGGCGGGGATCATTCCGCCGGAACAGGAGCAGGGTTTCCGGGATGCTATCGAAGAGGAAATGCGAGTATTCCGTAAGCTCAAAATGACTGGGTTCATGCTCTCTATGAGTGAAATTATCTGCTGGTGTAAGGAACATAACATTGCCATAGGAACTGCGAGAGGTTCTGTTGGTGGGTCAAGGATTGCTTACGTTACAGATATTATAGATTTGAATCCAGAAACGTGGAAGACGGTGTTCTCACGCTTTTGTAACGAAGACAGGCTTGAAATTGGTGACATCGATATAGACTGCATTGAATCAGACCGACCTGCGATATTCAAATATATTATTGACAGGTTCGGAAAAGAGAAAACGGCGAGGGTTGCTTCGTTCGGAACTATGCAGTCAAAAGCAGTTATTGATGGTATTGGTAGATACTTTGCAAAACAGTGGGAAAGAGAGCACCCTGGTGCGGAAAAGGAAGATAATCCTTATTCAATACCAAGAGTAAAGGTAATCAAGAGCGAGTTTGAGGCTGACGAAGAGAAGGCAAGGAAGAAATACAAGGAATTGTTCTATTATTATGATGGTTTGGCTTCGGTTAAGGTATCTCAGTCGGTTCATCCGGCGGGAATGGTAATCAGTCCTATTACTTTATATGATCATTTCGGTACATTTGACAAGGACGGGGACGAATGTTTGCTGTTAGATATGGAAAACATTCATGATTATACTGGGCTTGCTAAGTATGATTTTCTTGTGTTAAAAACTGTACAGGTTATTAGAGATACCTGTAATTACATAGGAAATCCGTATCCGAAAACATATGAGATAGACTGGGAAGACGAAAAAGTTTGGGAAAGTATGACGACAAGTCCAATAGGAATTTTCCAAATGGAATCGGCTTATGCTTTTCAGTGTCTTCAGAAGTTCAAATGTAAAAATATTTTTGACATGAGTCTTGTCACGGCTTGTATCAGACCATCTGGAGCATCTTATAGAGATGAATTACTTGATAGGAAGATACACAAGAATTGCTCGCCAATGATAGATAAACTATTTGAAAATGAATATGGCTACCTTTTGTACCAGGAACAGACGATAGCTTTTCTCCAACAAATATGCGGATTATCTGGAAGTGATTCGGATAATATCCGCAGGGCTGTGGGTCGTAAAGACAGGGATCGTCTTGATAAAGCAATGCCAGATATAATTGAAGGTTATTGTTCTAAGTCAAATCAACCGAGAGAAATAGCGGAGCAAGAAGTTAAGGAATTTGTTCAGATCCTTGAAGATTCTGCCTCATATCAATTTGGGTGAATGGTTTGCCCAAGTAAAACTATGTGAAAACGGTCAACTAAGTCGAAAGGCTAAGGTGGTAAGAGAACCTACGTCCAGAAATGGATATGGCAATACCGTGCCAAGCACCGAAGGTGTAACGACTATCGAAAGCATAGCCTAACAGAAATAGTTAGGTGAAGAAGCGAGTAGAGTAGGGAGGAATCCCGAAGCGCATAGCTTTGTAGGTCTGGTAACAGGATCTGCATTGAAGATATAGTCTGTGCTGTTAGAAATAACAGGAGGAATGATAACCATTCCATTGCATACTGTTTATTAGGGTATCTTTGTGCATATTACCGGTATTATCATCCGCTCGAATTCATGACATCTTATCTGAATAATGCAGCGAACGAAGATGATATTAAGAATGGTACAAAGTACGCCAAACAAGTAGGCATAGAAGTTACTTCTCCGAAGTGGGGAGTGGCTCGTTCAGAGTATTTCTATGACTCCGAACGCAACACGATAAGCAAGGGGTTAGGCTCTGTAAAATATATGAACGGTAAAACCTGTGACATGCTATATAAACTAGCCCATGAAAAGGAGCATAAATCATTTATGTCCGTGCTTCAGGATCTAAAGAACACACCAATCGACACAAGGCAGATAGAAATCTTAATCAAGATAGATTTCTTTTCTGAGTTCGGCAATCAGCGTGAGCTATTGAGAATCGAAGATGCTTACTACAACCTCTTTAATAGAGGTGAGGCAAGCAAAATCAGCAAAGCCAAGGTCGGAGGTTCTGCAGCTGAAGCAATAATCAAACAGTATTCCAGTGACACAACCAAAGCAGGAACTCCTGCAAAGAGCTATACCATACTTGACATGGATGGTTTACTTGAAGCTTATGAAAAAGCTATCAAGGGAGCCGGAATGGAAGACCTCAGCGATATTCTGAAGGTACAGAATTTCAAAGAGTACATGGGGTATGCGGGCTACATCTCTGGAAAAGAAGAAGATAGACCGAAGCTGTTAGTTCAGGCGATTTACCCACTCCATCGCAAGAAGGACAACGCTCATTTTGGTTACAGTATCATAACCAAGTCTATCGGAAGCGGCAAAGAAGCGAGGTTTACTGTGTTCAACAAGGTATATAACCAGGATCCGATTAAGGAGAATGATATTATCCTTTGCACTGGGTTCAGTAGAGAAGGACCTTACTTCACGCTAACATCATACAGACATATATATTAAGAAAAACGTGACAAAACACCCCTAAAAAACAGAGAAAAATGTGACAACGAACAAAAGAAAGGAAGACGATTAAAATGAATTTTGAACACAAGACAGATGTCGGGCTTTGTGCCCTTATATTTATTCTTATCACAGCAGCAATTGTATTCTTAAATCACCCACCTAAAGCAGGCGAGGATGATTTTATCGAAGAACCACAGACAACAACAACTTTAACAACAACAATAACGACAACAAACACAACAACGAATATTACAACCAGCGGCACGACCGCTGTATCTACAACATCAGTTACTACAACAGTCGATACGACTACAGAAACAATAACGGAAACTATAGTAACTGAAGCACCTCAGGAAGAACAGAAACCAGAAACAAATGCTCCTGAAACAGAAGCTCCTAAACAGGAAGAGCCTCAGCCAGAGCCGGAGCCGGAGCCAGTCAAGGTAGAACCTGTAGAGGAGTTCCTCGTCTATAAGCCAAGCACATATTACATTCACCGTAATACATGCAGATGGAACAAGGGAGATGCATATCGTGTAGATTCCGTTGAAGGTCTTGAGGCAAGGCTTTGTACAGAATGTAACCCGGAATGTGAAGGTTTTGCAGAATATGTTGCTCCGGCCGAAGAAGCTCCAAGTTCGGACGGACTAACCTATGTAGGAGAGTTTCAGGCAACTTATTATACGGCATGGATTGGTGCGTGTGGTGGAAGTGGCAGATCATTAATTGACTGTAGCTATGGTTCAGAAGTGAAGGGATCTATCGCAAGTTCAACTCTGTATAATCTCTATGGCTATTACAGAAACGGAAGAACAACAGTTTATATTGAATGCGATAGTTGCCCGGCGCTTACAGGCTATTACTACCTCGATGACTCGACAGCATCGTGGGTAACTTATACTATCGACTTCTATTATGAGTCTGGATATAACTGCCCATTCCAGTATACTGGAAGGCTTTATGGCTTGAGAATTTATGTGGTATAAAGGAATGATACAATGAAGATTAACAAAAATAATCCAGGAACCTATGCATTCATATTAACCATAATATGTATAACATTTATTACTGCGATTAATCTTATTTTCTTTCAAGATAATGAAAATATTAGAACGCTCCTAGACGGAATGAGTTACGGCGTTGCTATATTCTCGCAGTTCATATGCCATGCCGTAGTTTCCAGAGTAAAGAAGGATGTTCAAAATGACTCTGACACAGGATTTAATAAAAAACATGACTGAAGAGGAACTCGATGCTACTCTTGCATTGCTTCTTCGCAGAAAATGTGAATGTAATGAAGAGTGTATTAACTGTGGATGGAAAGGTTCGATACTGTGCCTTTCCATTACACGATATCTCAAACAGCGTTATTCGGATGAAGGTGAGGTAAGTAAATGATTAGAAGTGTTTTAGTTTACGAATGCGATATATGCGGCAAACATGAGGAAATTAAAGGTCCGAAAATTCGCAAAGCAATCCCAGGTTTGCCGAACGAATGGGCCCGTATGTGGTTTATACTAACATCGCCTGATGGTCAGAGACGAGCAACTGAAAAAATACATGTGTGTTTGCATTGCTACAAGCGTCATGTTCGCAAGAGGATAAAAGCTAAGAAGGTGAATAATAATGAATACACACCTTAACTTCAATTGGGAGTTCGGACTATACGCAGTAAAGACAGTTCATCGTGATTATAACAATAAGAATTCTCCAATAAGAAAAGACTGCCCTATCGAGCTGATCAAATACTCCGACGAAACAAAACAAAGTCATTTTGTAATTGCCTGGTTCCGCCTTGACGACGAAGGATATGAGCTTCATTCATGTGGGGCGAGATTGTTTGAACAGATTTCTTCTGCGGAAATCGGAGAGATATGGTCACAGCTTCAGGCAGCGCAGAAAATGCTTGACACATATTTTGAGGCGAGTGATTATTATGAAGATTGAATACGTCGAAGGCGATCATCCGGAAATAGCTTGCATAAGCTGTATGTTTAGAAATGAAAGCCGATGCAAACTTGATGACCATTTTATTCATTACGGTGATATGTGGGTGCAAACCTGCGATCAATACCTGGAGGAGTCGGCGGATGTAAGAACTATCAAGGAGTACATAAGAAACACTCGTATGCATAATCAAGCAGAAGTACACGAAGCATTAAAGCAGATACTTGAAAGATATAGTAAGCTATACGGTAGGGGATGATAATATGAGGAAGGCGAGAAAAGCCCTGATGAAATTCGTTCTAACCTGCTTTGCTTTTATTGATGAACATGAAAACCTGATGGGCAAAATCTCCTTCTTCAGACCTATCCCATCAAGCGAGGCAATCGAACTTGTTTACCATAGTGGTAAGGTACAGGTATGGAGCGAGTACGATGATTTTTTTGTTACAGTAAAAGACTGAGGTGAAGATCCATATGAATTATGATGAAATGCTTAAAGATGAAACGCTGAAACTTGCTATGTTGGCTGGAGCTTTCGCAATCAGAAATAATAAGAAGTATAACGAAGGGTTCTTTACTTCAGGCGGTAAAGGTATGCCATGGAGTGAAGCTGAGAAATGGCTCTTATGTATGGCAAAAGGGTTAAATCCGCTTGAATGTGAGATAGTAAAGGAATGAATTAAGGAGCGTGAGTGAATGGCTGGGATTAGGAGTACAATGCGCAAGGCAGACAAACTTGATAATGCAATTAAGCGGCTTAGTGAAGTATCAGAGGATTATGAGTGTAATCAGTGTAAAGCAGATATGCTCGACCTTATGCGGGAGTTAAAACATTGGAGAGAAAATCCTTTCCGTATGATTTATCGGGGATGTAAGAAAAGAACCACAGCCCCTGGGTGTAAAAAATGTCCTTGGTATAAGAAATGTAATCCGGTCGCTCATAATATGCCTGATTCTTGGTACTAAAAGTAACAAAAAAATACACGGTTTTACTGTTTGAAAAAAGAATAGCCTCTAACCCGCATAGATACGTGAGTTAGGGGCTATTTAAAATACAACTTTCAGTGTAAGAATATGAGGCAAATTTAGTTATTATTCTCTTACACTTTGAGTCTCATATTCTTAAAATTTTTAGGACGTTTTAGGACGTTTTAGTATGAAATAGGACACTAATTTGCATATAAAAGTGCGATTTCATACAGATTTTTTAAGGAGATTGACCATGAATGACAGAAATGAGAAATACGAAGTAGTCTATCACCAGTCTACAAAATGTATAGTAGACATCGGACTCGATAATGGCGATATGATTTTAAATCGTGCTTGCAAGTATGGTATATCAAGGTATGGCGGTGGCTGTAGTCCGTGGATTCATTCGGGAATTTTTATGACGGTTCCTGAATGGGTAAACATTACCTATGAAAAGACAACCGACGAGATCGCTGAAGAGCTCGGAATCAAACTAAGCACGTTTATTTGCTCAATAGTTCCGCCAATGCCTTGTGCCGAGAGTACACTTGATAACTTCATCAACTTTATAAAGGAAATGCCGGATAATAACTTTGCGGTATTCTGTATCCGGTCTGACATTGAAGATTGGTGGACTGTCTCAAAATTAAACTATGCAGGCAACAAGATACTTTTAGCGTCAGTAATAGGTGGAGGGTGTATGCCGATTGCTTATCCAATAGATGAACTTGAGGATACAGATAATATTGACGATGCGATAGATCATATTGTCGTGGACTCTCTTAAGTATGTTGAGGGCGAGATGCCGCCTATAGTTATAGGATATTTCTGGCGGCCAGTTATGCGAAGGAGGGATATGGATGACTGAAGAAGAATACTCTAAGATTTCTGATAAGATTCATGAGCTCGGTAAAGAAATCGAGCGAAAGAAAACTCAGATGAAAGATCTTCGCAGAGAAGCTATAAAGTACCAACAGGATAAACTATCCTGCTTGGTTGGTAAGGCTTTTAAATACAACAACAAGGTTCAAGAGAAATGTTTTATAATAAGCGGCGTTCCAGAGCCAAGTTATATGATGACCGGAGAGTGCAGCTTCAATCCATATCAGATCCCGGCGGTTATAGCTTCGTGCGCCGAGAATCATAACAACACAGAGGTTTATGTGGAGAACGATACAGTCTTCTCAACTGCATGTAATTCGGCAGATGTGTATACAGCTTTTGTGAGCGATAAATATACAGAGATTTCTGTTAACGAATTTTATGATATGGTCTTGAAGGCAGTTAAGACCAGAGTTGAAGCTATAGATAGGGGTTGAAGGAATGGTATATGAGATTAGAAATACACTATCTGCTATCAGTAGATAGATAATATTATAGTCTCCGTTCACTGAAAATAATTTTAATATCATACTTGACTTTTAATTGTAAGTTGATACAATTGAATTAAGTAAGATTTTAAAAGTTACTAAAGGTGTTCGATAAATAACACATTGAATAGCTGGAAACCCATAAAGCAATACATACCACAACGTAAGAATGAAACAAGTCTAAGCGTGACGGTGACGAAAGTAGAAAGAAATGTATTGATGACGCAAGGTTAAATCCTAAACGTTACTTTTAATTGGCAATCAGCAAAGAAGCCTCGAACAGAGGAACTTTCAACGACTATCCTTTTATAGGAGTAGAGTGCAAGCGATTGGCGCTCGAAGTGGTGTGCCCCTGAAACGGAATCAGGGTAAAGATATAGTCTACGCTCTATTGAAAGATAGAGGAGTTCTGAAAGAACCGGCAAGGGAGTAGCGTCCCTAATTCACTGAACGGAGGTGAATGTAATGATAAGAAGTTTAAAGGTAAGATTGTATTTAACAGACGAGCAGGAAATACTTGCAAGGAAACATATAGGTTGTGCAAGGTTTATATGGAACTATATGCTTGCAGAACAGATTAAGAGAAGAGAAAACGGTGAGAAATATCTATCAAGATTTGATATGATAAAGTTACTCACTCCGTTAAAGAAACAGGAAGAATATAAATTTCTTAACGAAATTTCAAATACCACTCTTCAAATCATTTGCTCTGATTTAAACCAGGCATATCAGAATTTCTTTAAGAAGATTGCAAAGTTTCCTATATTCAAAAGTAAAAGAAAGAGTAAGGCATCATATCCTATTTGTTCAGATCGCTTTTATTTTACAGAAGACTATATACAGATACAAAAACTCGGTCATGTTAAATATAAATCATCAAAACCTATTCCTTTAGGAAGGGGAGTAGCTAAATTTACTAACCCAAGAATATCTTTTGAGAATGGGAAATGGATCCTTTCTTTCGGTATGGAATGCGAGAACCAAACAGTTCATACAGAATATAAAGGGAAAATAGGAATTGATCTGGGCATTAAAGAATTAGCTGTCGTCTCAGTTGATGGTGAGCAAATGAATTTTCATAATATAAATAAGAGCAAACGGGTTCGTACTTTAAAACATAAATTGAAACACCTTCAAAGAAAAGTTTCAAGAAAATACAGAACGAACGGCAATTATGAAAAAACAAAAGCCATACTCGGAACTGAAGCACAGATAAAAGAAATTAACTATCATCTTGCGAATATAAGATTAAACTATATTCATCAAACAACACACAAACTTACAGAATTATGTCCTGAAGTAATAACAATGGAAGATTTAAATGTGAACGGTATGATGAAGAACAGACATCTTGCAAGAGCTATAGCAGAACAGAACTTCTATGAGTTCCGCAGACAGATGGAATATAAGTGCGAAACAAAAGGAATTAAGATTCAGTTTGCTGATAGATTCTATCCGTCAAGTAAGACTTGTAGTTGCTGCGGTCATATTAAGAAAGGCCTAAAACTTAAAGACCGTACTTATATTTGTTCTGAATGTGGTTTAGTTATTGGTCGTGACTTTAATGCAGCTTTAAACTTAGAAAGATATGTAGTTCACTGAAACGAATTACAGTCTATGGGGAAATCGTTACATCCTCGAATATTGTGGAGTGTTATACAAACGCAAGTAGCTTCGGCAAAAGCGAACACTGAGAAGCAATGAAGAAAGTTCAGTTATGCTGAATGTAACGGATACTCGCGTGCAAACGAGTCACATAATGTAGATAAATCATATGGTTATTATGAATCATTAGTTGAACTCATAGCTGATTTTATCTTGTTGCAGAGAGAAGTAATATATGCAAAAGTGGTAGTTGGTACTGACGAGTTCAATGAATTCGGAGAGAACATAAACCAGGCTTTTGATACATATGTTTTATAATTGAACTTGTGCAAAAAACGCACAAGTTGAAATGAGGAAATAATTATGAGTGAAATAATTGTAACGACTGAAAACAGTGTTGTGTCAGGTGCAAGAGTATACGACCTGTACGAAACACTCAGAGCTTCAGGCTATCCAATGCGAACAGAGAAGATAGACTATATCTCACCGTGGCTTTGGGACGGTCATGAAGGATACGATTTAACACCCGATATTAACAGGTGTAAATCTCTTATTAAAGCAGTAGAGAGTGATAACGCTGCGCACGGGCAGTTCTTAACCGGCATCCTGGTTTCATTCGACCTTACATTTACAGTTAAGGCGTGGACTGAAGCGGAGAGATATAAGTTCTTATACTTCATATCGAGCCAGTCGAGTATGCACCGTATTGCGAGGTTTGATACAAATACTTGCTTCGACGGCCATGTTGACGAACGTTGCATAGAAGTAGTGAAGCAGCTTATAGAGGACTATAACACCGAGATGGATCCAGAAAAGAAGAAGAAGAAGAAGTATCTTAACTTGCTTTACTCCTGTCCAACCGGGCTCAGATTAACTGCAAGAGTTACCACAAACTACAGATGCTTAAGAAATATATACAAACAAAGAAAAACACACAGGCTCCCTGAATGGAGAGCTTTCTGCATATGGATGGAGAAGCTTCCGTATGCAGAAGAGTTTATAATTAACTGAGGAAATTACTATGCTGTATAAATATAGATACGATATATGGGGCGCATATACCAAATCAAGTATTAACATGCATCCTCAAGTTGATATGGATAGACTGGGGATTAAATACGTCAAAGCAGAACCGTGTCCAATTGCTGATTGCTGGTTCATATATACAGAAGAGTCGTTAGACGCACTTAATTTACCAGAATACATGCAGTTTATTGGAGAGGTTTCAAATGACTAAGGTAATTTTAATTAACGGTAAGGCAAGACACGGCAAGGATACGGTCGGAAAATATATCGCCGATATTCTTACAAAGGAAGGCAACAGCGTATTACTCACACACTATGCCGACCTGCTTAAATATATTTGTAAGGAGTTCTTCGGATGGAACGGAACGAAGGGACCGAAAGGTAGATCACTTCTTCAGAATGTAGGTACTAATGTGGTACGTGCAAAATATCCGAACTACTGGGTTGACTTTATTATTCAGATGGTTGAGTTCTTCCCGGATTGCTGGGATTACGTCGTAATTCCTGACACCAGATTTCCAAACGAGGTTAATGAGTGGAAGGATAGTGGATATGATGTAACTTTAATCAAGGTTGAACGCCCTGATTTTCAGAGTGATTTAACTGAAGAGCAGCTTGCACACGAATCAGAAAATTATGTGCTCAACGCTGACTATACAATTGTAAACAACGGATCAAAAAATGACCTTTATGATAAGGTTTATCATCTGCTCGACGAAGAAATTCGAGTAGACAAGTGATTTAAAGGCAGGTGACTGTTATGTTGATAATCTGCCTGTTTGGTATGATAGTTGTGCTGTTAATATTTTTAGCTTGGTACTTGGGAAAGTATCATGAAAAATGGTGGTACTGGCACGATATTGAAATAAAAATTTTAGTCATCATAGTAACAGTCGTTTGGTTAGTCTTATGTCTTGTTGCTATGTTAATTCAGTCCTGTCCTGAAGATATGGATATTGTTAAGTTATTAAATTCACGTCATAAGATTATGGCAGAGATAAATTCAGATGATCCAGTTACTCACAATCACGGCATTGACGAAGCTATAGAGTATAACCAGAAAGTTAAGTATGGCAAAGACCAGCTCAATAGTTTATGGAGCAATTGGTTTACCAGTCGCATGTGGGCAGATACCGAGTATATCGAAGTAGATATAGACAGTTATATTATTATACCAGATGCAAAAGAATAAGATAAAGGGAGGATTTTAAATATGGGCAAGAGACATAAAGAAGAGGAGACACCAAAGGTAACAGCAATTCCAGAAGAAGTATGCAGCTGCGAAGAATGCACATGTGAAGCTTGTGAACCATGCGAACTTGAGCCAGTAATGACGACAGGTTCTGAGGGCGGCGGAGAAATGTTCTCATATGGTTTTGAAGAGCTCGTTGTTATGACAGACATCGAGAATAGAATCTTCTATATCAATGAGGAAATCGAACCGCATGATTTGACAAGCATTGCAATGTTCATTATCAAGGCTAATATAAATGATGCTGATCTTCCGGTAGAAGAGAGAATGCCTATTAAGCTTATTATCAATAGCTATGGCGGCTCTGTTCTTGACGGCCTCGGATTAATTGACATTATCCAGGCAAGTGAGACTCCGGTTATCAGTATTGTCATTGGCTACGCTTGCTCAATGGCGTTCGTGATTGCTGTATCATGCAACTACAGAGTGGCTATGAAGAATGCTGTCCTTCTTAATCATGATGGTCAGACCGGTATTGTTGACAGCTCTTCTAAGTTCAGAGATACTGTTAAGTTCTACGACAGAGTGGATGAAAGACTTGATAAGCTTATTGCGTCTAAGAGCAAGCTTACTATGAAAGAGCTCGCAGACACAAAGCGTCAGGAAACATATATGTTCGCAGACGAAGCAAAGGATCTTGGTCTTATCGATGCTATTATCGGCGAAGATATTTCCTTTGTTGAACTGTTTACTCACGACGAAGAGGGTTGCTACAACATCTTTAATAAAGCATAAGGCGGGTGACGCTTTATGGCTAAGAAGAAAACAAAATCAGGAATCAAGGTTTCGTTCTGCGGAACTAATGCGACCGAAGTAACTGGTAGCATGACTCATGTTGCAGTAGGAGATTATCAACTTTTAATCGAATGTGGGTTTAACCAGTCTTCAAGGTCAACACTTGAATCGTACAGAATAAATAATAGAAAGTTTCCTTTTAAAGCGAAAGATATTAAGACTGTGTTTATAGCTCATTCACATTTGGACCATATTGGCATGTTGCCTTTGTTAGTTAAGCGAGGCTTTTTTGGTAAGGTCTATATTCCAGAAATGAATTATGGGTTGGCAAAGATTCTTCTTGAAGACTGCGCTTTTATTCTTGAGAGAGATGCTGAGTTATTAAAACATCAAGGAAGAGAAGTTGAACCTATTTATAATATGGACGACGTTAAGGCTGCGCTAAGTCTTATTGAAGAGATACCATTTGGAGAAGAGTTTAATATCGAAAACTTTATTAAGATAAAGTTTTCACATTCAGGCCATATAACCAACTCAGCTCATATGGAGATGTGGATCAACGATGGCAGTACGACCAAGAAGATTTACTACACTTCAGACCTCGGTAATATAACAATGCCGTCGTACTATGTTAATGAGTTCGAACCAGTATCAAGTGCAAACCTTGTTATTGGTGAGAGTACATACTGTAGTCCGGCAAGACAATCCAGGATCAAAGACAGAGAACAGGATCTCGAAAAGATAAGATGTGTAGTTGAACAGACAATGGAGAAGGGCGGCAAAGTTCTTATTCCGGTCTTCGCAAACCATAGGTGCCAGACAATTCTTACAGTTCTGTATGAGCTGTATGGTGACAATCCAGATTGGAAGGTTCCTGTTTACGTAGACTCACCGATGGCTTGTAAGATTTCAAATCTGATGTGTCATATTGTGAGTGAAGAACAGATGCATTACTGGGAAAAGGTAATGACCTGGAAGAACGTACATTTTATAAGTGAATACAATGACAGTAAGGCTCTGCAGGATTCCTCGGAGCCTTGTATTGTTTTATCATCTTCTGGTATGCTTGCCGCAGGGCGAAGTGTTGCGTGGACCCAGAGGCTTTTGGGTTCAAGTAAAAACCATTTCCTTTTCTGCGGTTATGCTCCGGAGGGTTCGCTCGCAGACAAAATCAAGAAGGGCGAGCAGAAGTATATCACAGTCGAGGGTAAGTCAATTCCTAACAAGGCGTTCGTAACTAAGCTCACCTCGTTCTCCAGTCATATGCAACATGATGACCTGGTTGATTACTATACATCATTAAACTGCGAGAAGATAGCTTTGGTACATGGTAACTTCGCAGACAAAGAAAAGTTCTGTAAAGAACTTCAGGATAACATATATAAGAACAACAAAACACAGAGGGTTATCTGTGTTAATTCAGGGACAACTATAACGTTATAAAAAGAAAGGGGATGGCCTCATGGCAGTAGATCCAATACGCTCAGTTAAAAAGCGTGATGGTCGTATCGAGGATTTCGATAAATCAAAATTATTTGAAGGCATAATCAAAGCGCATGGGGTCGCCCGTCCAAGAGCAGGTCGGGCGATTGCTATTGATTTAGCCCGGACGATATACAAGGCGGAAGTCAGATCCTGGGTGTCAAAACACAAGAAAGATTTGATTAACGCAAAGGACTTACAGATTCAGGTCGAGAACGCCCTGATGAAGTATTGTCCAGATATAGCAAGGGTCTATATCATCGAAGGCTACAAGAAAGAAGTAGCCCGAAAAGCAAAGAAGGGGAGTGAAGAATAATGGAAGGATATCATAGCGATACTATGCTCGTCACTGACGAAGGCGTCAAGTCTTTTCGGCAGCTTTGCGAGGGACAGAGTGTTAATGTTCTTTGCGCAGATGGCGTATGGCGACGCGGCATAGCACGCAAGAGCGAAACAAAGGAGAAGCTTTATCATTACAGCTTCCGCAGCCTTTCAGCTATCAGAATGATTGGCTGTACCAAAGGTTTGAGATGGCCTCTGCAGTCAGGAACTCCGAGAACAATAATCGAGAATGACTGTATTATGGATTTCCAGAAGGTGAAGTACGATTATCCTCTTATACCAAGGCAGTGGATATTCGGCTATATTCTCGGTGCCGGTATTGAAATCAGAGCGTTCGACGAAGGGACCGGATATGTCAGAGTAACGAGCGGTTCGACTAAGATCAACCTTACAAAATCCAGAATGAAGTACAAGCAGATTTTCCTTGACGATGGCTGGGTTGTTGATGGCGAAGATAACGATGAACTTGTTACACTTATGAAGAAAAGAGAGAAGTGTGCAAAGGATAGACTTATCGAAGTAAGCTTCTGGGAGTATATGTCTCACGACGATATCTGTAATATTTTCGAGGGATTTATCGCAGCCTGCGGCAAACAAGTTTCAAACGGTGCAGTTATCATCTCTACACACAACAAGAGATTCAGAAGCTTCATCGAAAGCATCAGTGCGATTCACGGCTATCATGTATGGACTTCTCGTGAAACAACAAATATAACCTCCAAGGATAATGTAATTAAGACATACGATTATTACCTTACACCAGAGCAGCCATTGAAGTGGACGCTCGATACTGTAAGAGTAATGACAGGTGGAGCACAGCAGGTTTGGACAATCGACGAGCCTGAGACAAAGACATTTACATTATACGGGGGCATCGTGGTTCCGGCAAGCACATTCAGTTATTAAGGGGTGATATAGGTGACTGTAATCAAAAGAAATGGGACAGAAGTTCCTTATGACACAAACAAAGTTTCCATAGCTATTTATAAGGCTATGGTTGAAATATATGGCGATAAGGCCGACAAGGAGCTTGCGAATTGTTACGCAAGCTTTATTACTTCATACATCAACCACACAGTAAAATCCGAAAAGATTTCAGTTGAACAGATCCAGGATATCGTGGAAGATGTACTGATGGGCAGAGATAGAAAGCTTGCAAAGGCTTATATCAGATACAGATACAAGAGAGAACTTGTGAGAGATGCAAGGACAAATCTTGATTATGAAATCTTCAGCCTCAAGGATGGCACAAGCGAAGAGGTTATCAATAACGCTAATAAGGACGGTAAGAAGATTCAAACCTTAAAACCGATGATCTCTGACGTAACTATCATTGACCAGGCTAAAAGATTCTTTGTTCCAGAAAGAATCCTTAAGCATCATGAAAAAGAAATCTATATTCATGATATGAATTACTTAGGACTTCCGTTCTTCAATTGTATGCTTGTGAACTGGCAGGACTGTTTTGAAAATGGAATGGTTATAGGCGAGGCGCCTATCGAAGAGCCTAAGTCTTTTGAAACTGCAATCGCTTTACTTAGTCAGATAGCAGCTCATGTTTCATCAAACTGCTACGGAGGAATAACCTTTCCGCAGTTAGTTAAGGGACTTTGCAAATATGCAAAGAAGAGCCTTGAAAAGTATAAGGCATTTGACGAAGGCTATGTTATTCCAGAAAGGTTTGAGGAATTTGCGTGGAAGCAGTTAGAGAAAGAAATCAAAAACGGTATGCAGAGCTTAGAGTATGAGGTTCAGACTCTTACTAACGCAAGAGGAGAAGTTCCGTTTATTACTATTGAGCTTGACACAATCGACCTTGATGCGTCCGAAGAAGACCAGAAGATTCAGCATATGATTGTAACCGCAATGTTAAATCAGAGAATTGCTGGACTTACTGGGGGAGTTACACCTGTATTTCCTAAGATAGTATTTGAACTTAAGAGAGGCAATAACCTTTCTCCAGAGGATAAATACTATGATGTATTTAAGCTTGCAGTTAAATGCTCTTCATTAAGACTTTACCCTGACTATCTTATGCATGATAAGATTGTTGAGGTTACTGGTAGCTATAAGCCGCCTATGTCTTGCAGATCATTCCTTCCGAGACTTGAGGTTAATGGTAAGGAGTATATGTATGGATTTAACCTTGGAGTATGTTCAGTAAATCTTCCGAGACTGGCTATCCTTGCAGACCATAACGAAGAGAAGTTCTATGAACTTCTTAAAGAATATCTTGATATGGCATCGGAGTTCCTTCTTATGAGAAGAGAACTTCTTGTTAATGTTAAAGCTAAACAGGCCCCTATTCTTTATATGTACGGAGCTGTAGCAAGACTCGACCCAGAAGAGACTATCGAGAAGCTGCTCTTCAAGGACAGATCAACTATCTCACTTGGCTATGTTGGCGTGCATAATGCACTTATAGCTCTTTATGGTGAATCCTTTAATACTAATAGAGATATGGTAGAGAAGGGTATTAAGATGGTTCAGTTTATGAAGGATTATGCTCAGAAGAAGAAGGATGAAACCAACATCGGATTCTCTCTCTACAGCACCCCCGCCGAGGTCCTCGCGACTAAGTTCTGTCGTTCAGACGTTGCTGAATTCGGTGTTATTGAGGGAGTAAATGATAAGGGTTATTACGAGAACTCATTCCACTACCCTTCTGATGAAAGCATTATCGCTTTTGATAAGGTTGACCTTGAAAGCAATATGTCCAAGCTTGCAACCGGAGGAGCCATCCAGTATGTGGAGTATCCAAGTATGGTTCACAATCCTGAGGCTCTTGAGAAAACAATTACATACGCTTATGACAAATGTCATTACTTCGGTGTGAATGTCAGCTCAGATAGGTGCTTCTGTTGTAACTATGTTGGCGAGATGGAAACGGTTGAAGATACAACAAATAAATTCAGATGTCCTCAGTGTGGTAACGAAGATAACTCTAAGATGAGTGTAATACGTCGTTTATGCGGGTAAAGAATTGCCCGACAATACGGTAACGTATTGAAAGAAGTAGGCTATATCGGTTAAAGGTGAATTGGTTATATCATCAAGACCGAGGAAAGATTTATCTTATTGATAAAAATCCGTAGAGACTGTAATGGTTTATATAGTAATATATAAACCTCCGCCTGCCCCCTATCCAATAGGGTGAAGATCCAGTCCGGACTCGTGCATAAGCCAAATAAACACGAGAGGTAGGCAGAAATACCTACCCGCCTATTACATAGGTCACAAAGCAACAGACGATTTAGGAAGCCTTTCAGAAAGACCATCTGTTGATGGTAAGATGAAAGAAATGGCGCATAGACATGACTCATTGAAAGGGGTAATCGAGTGATGAATTATTGTGGGATAGCTGAATGTGATGTACTGAATGGTACTGGTTTCAGAACAGTGCTGTTTGTGAGCGGTTGCGAACATCATTGTCCTAAATGCCACAACCAGGAATCCTGGGATTACAACTTTGGTCACGCATTCACAGAGGAAACAGAGAAATATATTTATGAATGGCTTGATAAGGATTATATAGACGGTATAACAATAACCGGCGGCGATCCTTTTGCTCCAGGAAATATTAATGAGGTATCAGCTTTAATATCCAGAATACGAAGGAGATATGGTAACAATAAAACCATTTGGGTGTGGACTGGGTACACCTTTGATGAACTTCAGACTATCAAAGCTCCACTTGATGACATTGATGTTGTTATAGACGGGCGTTTTGAATATGAAAAAAGAGATGTCTCTTTAAAATGGAGAGGGTCGTCAAATCAGAATATATGGAGAAAAACAATATCTCCGTTCACAGGAGATATAATGTGGGCTAAGGAGAAAAATGAAATCAAGACCGATTAAAGGTTTTGAGCGATATGAGATCAGGGATGACGGAATAATTTATGATACAAAGAGGGACGCTGCTGTCTGTACGTGGACCGATGCAGTGGGGTATAAACAGTGTTATTTAAAAGGAGAAGATGGGAATAGACATAGCAAAAGAGTCCATAGACTTTTAGCATTGGCTTTTATACCTAACCCGGATAATCTTCCGCAGGTAAATCATATCGACGGGGATAAGCTTAATAACAATCTTGATAATCTTGAGTGGGTTGATAATAAGACTAACACCCAGCATGGATATGATCATGGTCTTTATAGGTTCAAAACAAGATGTCATGCCATTAATGTGTATGACAAGATAACGCACAGACTTATTAAAACATTTAAATCAATAAGAAGTATGTGCTCTGAACTGAATATAAATAGAAAGACCGTAACTATGATTTTAAAAGGCGAAAAATTAACGAATCATTATGATTACGATTTTGAATATTCAGAGGCAAATATATGAAGAATAACATTATAAACTGTGAAGTAAAGACAATACCGATAGAAGAATTCGATAAGGAGAGCGAGAATGGATCCAAAGTTTAATGATGAAAAACTGTGGGTAACATTCTGTACGCTCACTGACAAAGTTTATTATATTACTTCTAACCATTACAGGCAGAAGTATTTCCTGTGGAAGTCTGGCAAGAACGGACCGGTTAAAACCAAATATGAGTCAGACGATCCAATGGACTTGTATAAGTATTGTAAGGACTAAGCAAAATGAGAAAACTTTCAAATTTAATGCTGCTGGCGGCGTTCACCAGTACATTGTTCTACGCAATGTCATATCCATACATCTATGCAGAAACACTCAAGGTAGTTCCTTCGTTTTATATAGGACTTGAACAGATACTTTGTTGTTTAGGAACCGCCGTGTTCTGCACGATATGGAATAGACACAGTGATAAATTATTCAGGTTTTACAGAATAATTTTATGGGGCGAGATGGTAGCCGATATAATACTATTTGCGATGGTATTAATCACTGGAAATCTAAACGTATATTTTTTGATGAACATTATTATCTACGCTTTGATTACTCGTAATCTTGCCTGTGGGGGCACCAAGATGAGAGCGAAGGTTAATCCTTCAGAGAAGTCACGTGAAAGATTTGATAACAATAATAACGTCGTTGTTTCAGTAGCGACATTAATCGGAGCTGGAGTTTCGATCGCGTTCCCAATACCACTAAAGATAATGTTCATACTTGCGTTAGTAGGTAACTGTATAGATAACGTGATATATCTGTATATTTACAGAAGGCTTTTAAGAAAGGGGAAAGAAAAATGGACTGTATAATGTTCGCACAGGTAGACAAGAACAGAGATTTTGTTGTACCTAATAAAGAAGAGGGGTCAGCCGGATACGACATCTATGCATCCTTAGTTCAGGATAGCATGATTATCGAACCGTTTACAACAAGACTCGTTCCAACCAACATGGCGTATCATCCTCCAAAAGGATACTACTTCCAGATTGAAGAACGAGGCTCAACAGGTTCAAGAGGTATTAAGAAATCGGCTGGTGTTCTTGACGGAAACTTCACAGGTGAAACATTTGTGGCTATCACTAACACAAATGATAAGCCAATATTAATTACAAAAGAAACAGATACGGAGGCACTTGAAAAGGATTATATCGTTTATCCTTATTCAAAGGCTATTGCTCAGATGATTCTTCACAAGGTTGATGAATTCCCATCAGTCTTAGTTGATTATTCTGAGATCCTTAACCTCCCGACAGAAAGAGGAACCGGGATGCTCGGCTCTTCAGGAAAGTGAGGTGAGTTGCATGAATAATAATATCGCTATTATCGAAGCGGCTTCATCAAAGCTTGGAGCGGTTATTCTCGAACTCGAAAGTCAGAACACAAATACAAACATTAAGAACGCTATCGAACAGATCAAGATGGCTCAGGACTGGCTTGCAGACGCAGCTGAAGACCTCAACTAATTACTTGACATAACAATTTTATTTCCTATTATTTCTTTCCCCTAAATTCGTATCGTTTTTAGGGGAATCTTTTTTAGTAGGAGAATCATGATAGGGGGAGATTATTTTGGTTAATTCAAAATTACTTCACGAGATCAAACTTCTCGGTGAGGATTACAGAAATGGTGATGAAATAGTTAAGATGCTTGACCACTATGGTGTCAATGGCCTAAGAGAACTTACAGAAGACCAGGTAAAAGATTACTATGATGGCCGAGTTATCGAAACATTTTTCAAGAAAGAGGAAGGTAAGTAAAATGGATTACAGAGCAAAAGCAATTCTTACGAAGTATATTAACAACAGAAAGAATGAATTCGGACACAACTATGAGATTTCTCCAGAAGAAGTGTTTATGGTTTGGAAGTGCAAGACAATTCAGAATTACAAGTACATTCTTATCTCAACCGTAACTGAGGGATGTATCTTTGAGCTAACCTACAACGGGGATAAGAATGAGTGGTACATTGACCATTATAAGAAGATGAACAAAGTTGTTATAAACAACGCACAGGTGATTTGATTATGGTGTATCGTGAGATAAAAGTAGACCTTTTTGGTATGCCAAGTAATTATATTCTTGTCCATTGCATTAGTTCAGACTTCGCGATGGGTGCCGGGATTGCAAAAGACTTTCGTGATAAATATCGTATCAAGGCAGCTCTCTGCAATAAGTACGACCAGGATGAATGGTATGGACATGGTTACTGCCATATCGTCACACATCCAAGTTCTCCGTGGGCGGTCGCTAATCTCGTAACCAAAAAGAAATATTCAGACAAACCGACATATACTACTTTGAAGGAAGCGCTTACAAGTTTGAAGGGACAACTTATTCAGAGATGTCCAGATGTTTGTAATCCTGGAGAAGAACCTATACTCCGTATAGCAATGCCTTTAATAGGCTGTGGCCTCGACAGGCTTGACTGGTCACAAGTAAGTGATATGGTTAAACGTCTTTTCAAAGATATGAATATCGAAGTAGTTGTTTGCAGGAGGGATTAAAATGGGCGAGATGATTTACCCGCGCGATATAAAGATGGGTGATGTATTTATCTTCGAAGATCGTGAGTGGGTAGCTCTTAAACACACAGAACCGAGAAACGGGACATTCCGCCAGTGTTGGTGTACAACAAAACAGTTCTTTGATGACAAATATTTGTATAATAAAAAGGGTGTTATGAACTCCGGCTTTATCTATATCTCTACACAGCAGCAGATTGAACGAGTTGATAATGTTGCTGATATACTACACCCTAAAAATATCGACAATGAAATTCAGAGGAAGCTCACTGAGAACCAAATAGATAAGGATCCAGATAGGCTTTATAAGTTTTATAAACGACTTTGCTTTGTTCATAAGAAGTATGTACCGCAGTGGAGATTCACTCAGTTGCTTGCAAACTTCATAACGAAGTACGGTGATTTATCGACTTTGTTTTACTGGAGCGAAGAAGAATTCCTTCTCAGGCTTGAACATTTTATGGAGGATTTCGAGCTCGATGAAGATACATAACAGGTAATATATTAACTATTAACCCCTGTTTTGCTGTATAAAAGACAATATCTTAACTTTAAATGAAGGATGGTAAAAAGAAATGGGCTTATTAAACAATATCTTTGGAAAGAAAACCACAACAGAATTCAATCCAATCCAGCAGCCGCCGGCTCCGACAATAGACCTCACAAAGAAGAAGGAAGAAGTACACACTATCTGTTTGAGCAAGCAGCCACTTAACGGATTAAAGGCACAGATAGGACTGGTACTTGATTATTCTGGTTCGATGGACAACCTATACTATAACGGAACTGTTCAGTCAGTAATCGAAAACACTCTGCCACTTGCTATGGAGTTCGACGATAATGGTACTATGGAAGTGTGGATTTTCGAAAATGGTTATCACAGACTTCCGGATATAACTCTTGCTAACTGCGGAGATTATGTAAATCGTGAGATACTCGGCAAGTATGATATGGGCGGCACCTATTATGCTCCGGTAATGAATGATGTAATCAATGCGTATAAGAAGAGCAAACTACCTTCGTATGTATTATTCATTACTGATGGAGATAATAGCGACCAGGCAAAGACGGTACCTGTTATTGTAGAAGCAGCGAAGCTACCTATCTTCTGGCAGTTCGTTGGCGTTGGCCATGCTCGCTTCAGTTTCCTTGAAAAGCTTGATGATCTCACAGAAAGATATGTGGATAATGCAGACTTCTTTGAGGTGAAGAATGCGTCGGATATTACATACAAGCAGTTGCTCGATGAATTTCCTGGATGGCTGCAGAACGAAAAGGTTAAGGCAATGTTGAAGTAAGGAAGAGAATATGGAACATATTTATACTATCCCTGAAGTTGCGGAACTCCTGAGAACCAACCGTAACTATGTATATAACGAGATAAAGAAAGGTAGACTTACTGCCGTGAGAATCGGCACCATGAAAGTAAGAGAACGCGACCTGGATAAATATCTTGATAAGCTGGTAGACGAACAGCTCCTCAGAGGAGAAGAACCAGTTTTACAATATTAATTAGTTGACATATATTATAGACTGTGGTATACTTTAGAAGGCAAACAAATCCTTTTAAAGTTGCTTCAGTCTATTTTTTTTAGGAGGAATAAAAATGGCTGAAGTTAATGTAAGAAAAAGAGGATCCAAATGGCAGTACTATTTTGAGATTGCCAGAGAAAGTGATAAAAGAAAGCGAGTTTATAAGTCGGGTTTTAAAACAAAGAAAGAAGCTCTTGAAGCAGGTACGCTCGCCCTTGCTACATACCATAATTGCGGCGAGACACCTATAGAGTCTGAGATAAGCGTGACCGATTTTGCCAATAACTATATCCTTCATTGTGAACGGAATCTAAAGTACTCTACCTATTCTTCATACAGAGGAGTGCTTAACGCTCACCTTATAAAAGAGTATGGCATCTACCAGATGAAGGATGTAAACATGGTGGCAGCCGAAAAGCTTATTTACTCTATGAAAGAGCAGGGGCTTTCCCATAGCACTATACGAAAGAACATAAATGTTATTAACCAGATGTTCAGGTATGCTGTTCAGCAGAAGATTATTACCCTTAATCCTTTCAGTGATATGAAGGTTCCGGGAGATTTAGCTAATCTAGGCAATCCTAATACCGCATACACTGACGAACAAATAAACCAATTCCTTAAAACATTCAAAAACGACATACTTGAGGTTGTTCTGATGATAGGATACCATTGCGGGTTAAGGTTATCAGAGATAATAGCTTTGACCTGGGATGATATTAATTTCCAGAACAAGAGTCTTACGGTTAATAAGCAGTTAGTTCTGAAAGATAGTGTGTATTATTTTTCAACTCCTAAGTACGGCAGCAGCCGTACAGTTTTTCTTGACAATTCTATCCTTGAATATTTATTCAACCTTAAAGCCGAAGCCGAGAAATACGATAATGCTAAGCGTTATAAGGTCGGTATTAATAACAGTGTGATTCCCGGTAACGAGTTTATGTTTGTGTGTGCAAGGCCCGGAGGGTTAATTGCATCAAACAAATACATTCACCAGAGATTGGATAGCTACAAGAATAGAGGCTGCAAAGTGTTTAGACCTCATGACCTGAGGCATACACACTGTACAAAACTTCTATCAAATGGGATGGATATCAAATACGTCCAGAAGCGATTGGGGCATAAGAACGTCCATACTACACTAAACATCTATCATCATTTGACGGAGGACGTACAGATAAGCGAATCAGAAAAGCTGAATGATCTGTTTTAAAACCATCGAAACCCTGTCACCCAAAAGTTCACCCGATTGACACCCGCCATAAAAATTAAGCCCTGAGATGCCCTGATACAAATTAGGACAAATTAGGATAAAATACGATGGTTCAGCCACGTAGGTACGTGGGTTGAGGGAACTTATAAAGTACGCAATTACGTAAGTTTGAATGACGCCTAAAGCAATAGAGACAGTTCATTTGTGTTGTCCTATATGCTTCATGAATGTCGTAAGTAATAGGCTGGTGGCTTTAAAAGAGATTGTTTGACACCAAAATGACACCCAAAATTCAAATGGGTGTCATTTTTTTGCGCGAAAAAAAAGGTAGTACACTGTTAAATGTACTACCTTATTTTTTTACAGATTTATTTACCGATGCTCTGTAGCCATCTCATGCACTCGGTCAATTTTTAATGTGTCAGAACCGTCACACAGCTTCGATTAAAGCTTTCCAGGTTTTGCTTCCGCATATAGAATCAACCTTAAGTTTATTCTTTTTCTGAAAATCAGCTAAAGCTTCTTTAGTTTCGTCACCAAAGATACCATCAACTTCAAGGCCGTATCCAACATCGGCAAGCAGGTTTTGCATGGTTTCAACAGAAGGAGATTTGCAGCCAAAAGAAAGCTGTTCAAGCTCAACCTTACACATAACCTTTGCCGGAGTAGGAACAGGGTCAGGCTTAGGGAGAGGCTTTATATCCTGGTCTCCTGTATATCTCATCCAGTACTGAATGTACTTGCTATTGATATTCATGGTCTGTTTTGTGACCAGCAAAGAGCTATTGCCGTTGCCATTTACATAAGTAATAGTTCCTGTTCTTTCGTCATAATCTACTACGATGCCGACATGGTCGAGAGGGAGAGGCTCTATAATTTTATCCCAGTCGAAAAATAAGTAGTCTCCCGGAATTGGGTGATCATCAGGTTCTGACCATTCTGGAGATACATCCATCTTAGCCTGGAGCCTTGTACATGATGTGTCATACATATTGTTGATACCTACATATCGAAGAACTTCAGATACGAAATGAGCACACCATGCATAATCGCCCGGCATACCTAAATCATATCTGCTCATTCCAACAATTGCATTAGCCCTGTTTACTATTGCTTTTCTTATTTCAGATGCTTTCATAACTAACCCTCCGTTCATTTAGTATCAACGATGCAGTTATAATAAGCAGCTATCTTTTTCTGCGGACCGCCTGCGTCTTTGTCGAACAGAAATGCTTTAGCAAGATCTACATAAAATTCAGGAGTGTTCACTCCGTGAGCTACGGCCACTGCGTAGTAATCTGAGTAAACCATATTAAGAGCCGCCTCCCACACATAATCTGGTACGCCTTGCGGTTTGAGTTTATTTGTCTGAGTAATATTCCAATGAGGGCCTTTTGTTCCGTCCTCGTTAATCATATTAAGCAGCCACTCCTCCGCTTTCTCAGGAGTAAACTCAAAATCTTTCTTTATCATGTTTTGCATTTCAGTAATATGTTGCCAGCATTTGACCATAGAATCAACAGCTTCTGCAGACCTATTATCAACCTTCATCGTCATATATTTCATTAAGCCCTTTTCGAGCTCAGACTTATAGCTTTCAATTTCTGCACAATTCATTTAATCGCCCTCCAGAATAAAAATTAACCGTCATGGCTTTACAAGAAAGTCATGGCGGTATTTTTTAGCAAGTTGTATTTCGATTAAGCTGTTGCTGCCGGGGCATTTGGAACAAACTTGCCAAGAATTGAAAGAAGATACTGTGACTGTTCGCTATTGTTAGCTCTGTCCTGAGCATTAGCAAGTGCAGTCTGTGTGTCAGAGAGTCTGTTTTCAAGCATCATTGTCTTTATGCTACAGCAACACTGATCCATCTTATATCCGAGGTCGGATATAGACTGCTGAATTGCTGCTGTGCCGTTACAGATTCCCTGATTAACACTATTAAAGCCATTTGTCATCTGGTTTGTCACAGTGTTGAAGCCCTGGATGGCATTAATTAAATTAGCATTGTTTTGATTGCTGAGGAACATTGTCTGATCGCTTGTAGACTTCATGTTCTCAAGGTTATTATTAGCAGAGCTAAGCATAATGTTTTCTAAAGTCGCCTGATTGGTCTGAGCGTTAATCATAGCCTGAACATCAGCCTGTGTAAGGGCAGCAGCATTATTAACACCAAAACCACCATTAAAACCGCCGAACATTACGGCGATTATCAGGAACGCACCGAGCCAATCTCCGCTAAAAAATCCACCATTTTCATTCATAATTAAGACCACCTTTCATAATTAAATAATTCTTTTGTTCTGCTTCTTGTTACTTTATTTACGTTGCAACGATTTAGGATGTAACGATCCTAATTTATTTCATACCAGCCATCTGGTTTGAAATCATATTTTTTGCCTGTTCGTAGTTAATTCCTCTGCTCTGACATAACTGCTGTGCAGTACTCTGAATATTACTCAGATCCATACCATTGAGCTGTGGAATTGTTTTAAGAAATTCCTGTGGACTCTGCCCACTCATCATAGCTTTGAACGCCTGCATAAGTACATTGTTCTGTGGGGCTGGCATATTGTTCATAGCTGTGTTAGTTACAAGTTGTACTAAAGGATTCATTTATTATCTCTCCTTTGCTGACTTTTGTCAGTATTATTTTTATTTATATTATTCACCACTTCACTCAAATCTTTTACCTGATTCTGAAGCTTATCATAATCGCTCTTTAACACATATTCTTCCGGGATTACAGGTTTATCTTCTATCTTCTTTCCTTTGTAGGCTTCCATTGTAGGGACTCCATTTGCATCAGTTGCAATAAAGTAAAAGATAATATCATCTGCGTCCATAGCTACAACGCTACTTGCCGGGAGCATGGTCGAAGCGAGTGATCTTGCACCATCGTTACCGTGTACGATTGGTACTGAGCTTTTGTTTACAGGCTGTATCTGCGGCTGAGCCGGAGTTTGTATTTGTGGTTGCGGTTGCTGAAACATATTTTGCATCATAGGCTGCGATTGTGGCAAGCTCGGCTGAGTCATTTGATTTTGTAACTGAGTAAGTTGTTGCTGTAGACTCTGAAGCTGAAACTGCCACGGATTACCACCGTTGATACTACTGAACATCAGAAAGTCACCTCCTTAGCACAAAATAATTATTAATATAAGAATACAATGCTGGCATAATCGCAACTACACCAGCACACGGCTACTGTCCGTTAGTATTATAAGTCCGAATAAATAATCCCTGCTTTAACATTTCTATCAGCAGTATACATCTGATTTTCCATGTTTAAGGAGGCTTCACATAACTGTTCCTGTAAATTCTTTTGACCGCTCGCAAGGTTTCTTTGAGTGATTTCACTTAAATACTCCTCACGTTCTTTCCCCTTAGAATTAAAGCAATCTTTCCAATTACCTAATGCTATGTTTATCATTTTTATTCTCCTTGTAAAAATAAAACTTGAATTAATAAAATACACTGTCGCACATTGAGCTTTTTACGCAGTGCTGGGGGATTCCACACCCACTTGTGAGGTCACCTAACTTGCTGGCTTATCAGCTCTCCTCACTATTCTCCGCAAGACGGATACCGATATCACCTAAGTCGGAAGGCTTAGTCCTGTTGGCTAAGAGTCACTATTGCTATTGAATAGTAGTCAAACACTTTCCTTTTAATGGCGGTGTGTGATAACAACCTTTCTTAACAGACCAAATCAAATTTGGTTCACTGGTTTCTCGTAGATGTCTACTCCGTCAACTTCATGGTTTCCATGTTTTTCAAGTCCTTCGGCTTTAGAATTGAAAAAACCTATCCAACGCATGTTACCAGTTTCAGGATCACAATAAGTAATATCAATGCAATTATTCTCTATACCATGATCTCGCAGAAAATCATAAAGTTCTTTGACCGTAAGCTTGCCGTTAATTTTCTCCAACCCCATCTTTGCGCCACAATTCGGACAATAATTGTAATCATGTGAGAAATCAACAGACTCGCCACATTCCGAACAAGTTTTCATAAATGCGACTTTATCAGTTGTCCATGTACCGTGTTTCATCTTCTCACCTCCACAAAATTAATTTGGTTCGGTTCTTTTTCTGACAGTTTATCTTATTCGGTACTTGCGATATATAACATTCCAGCCAAACTAAGAATATGAGTAACAAACACCAAATACATTATAGAACTAATGGTATCTAAACCAAGTAATGTTGATATAAGTCCAATAGCAAAATCTATAAAGACTACTGGTACACCAACATAACCTATTATATTAGTGCGTAATATATCAGCCTTTACTTTCGCATTTAGCTGTTCGGGTGTTTTTATTCCTAATTCCTGTCTTGAAATTGGTCTGTCTTGTTTTGCAAGCTCTAACATTTCATCGTCTGTCATACTTTTCCTTTCGTGATGCGTTTCAAGTATTCATGGGTGAGTTTATATTCTTCTGTCTTTTCGTATTTTTTCCTTTTTATATAGGATACAATATGGTCGATAAAAGCATCTAAACCCATACCGAGATAAAAGGCAAGTCCCGCATACGCAAAACACAGAATAATTCCTTCAAATATTTTCATCTTCTCACTCTTTCTTAACCCATCAAACTTGAATTTGGTACGTCTGTTTGTTTCCTATTATTTACACATATACCGTTTGGTTTCAGTTATTCATTGAATCAATGCCGCATTTGGTGTGTCACAGAAGTTTGTTCCGTATCGTATGAATTATGATGCACTTATTGATTTTACAACAGCAAAAAATATAACTTCTACTAACTTTTTTACGCCAAACGAAAATTATGAAATAGCATCAACGACTAAAATTTATGAGCAAGGCAATCACATATACGGCAACATTGTTTTGCATAGAAAAAGTGGTTATATTCCTATTAATAACACGGAAAGTACAGGAGCAATAAAACCAGCTTATTATCCTGCACACAGCTTACCAACGCCTGCTTATTTATCAAGTTCCGAATGGAGTTATGGTGTTTTAGGATATGCTTTTATATCAAACTATGCCGGAACTGGTGATACAATAGTCAAAGCAACACATAGTGAAGACGAGAACAAATATAATTATGTGACAATACCGTTAAATTATACTTATTAACCATCAGTCAAACTACGATTTGGTGTGTAAGCGTGCATCCGGTTATTTTATAACTTCTGAAACTGCTACATTTGCAGGTTTACTTGGTTCTGCTGTCGCTGCTGCGGGTTTTGGTACTACTGCAACCAGTCACTCAGGATTATGCTCAGTTTCTACAACTACAGATGACGAATATTTATTATTCTATTGGTATTACAGCTACAATGTATTTTGTGAATGCATACAAATCACTGCAAAAAGTATTTCGCTTACTAACAAGAATAATCAAGGTACAATTGTAGTTACCGGAGGAACAGCACCATACAAAGTTACGGTAACAGTGTTTAATTAACTTGCGTTCCTCCGTCAAATTTATACCACGGATCCCAACCTCTTGATCCATCGTATTTGCGACGGAACATGATGATAGTATCTTCATTGTTCGGAGTTAAGCACTGATAAAATAAACCACCAGCGCCTGATTTGATAGCGGCTCTTGTTGTAATTGCTTCGTTATGAACGCAAAATCCACCACCTGTCCAAGGTGTATTTGATATTGTA